AATGTATATATTATATATAATATATACATTAAAGGCGCTAAAAATTTATAGTTGACAAAAGGAACAAAAAGTGATATAATCAAGAAAAAACTAAGAAACCATAGGAGGTGAGGTGATGATATGGTTTGAAATGAGTTATAATAAATACAAGATTCCAATCTTAGAAAAGAAAGAAAAAATTCAAAAAACTGATGAAAAGGAGGAAGAAAATGAACATTATAGACGCTATTTATTTAGAAAAAAAGAACGTGAGAATAGTGATGAATAATGGAGAACCATGGTTTATTGCTAAAGACGTGGCACAAATTCTTGGATATAAAAATACTAGAGATGCTTTGCGAGTACATGTTGATGCGGAAGATAAGGGGGTCGTAAATCACGACACCCTTGGAGGAAAACAAAAAATGTCAATCATAAACGAAGCAGGAGTTTATTCTTTAATTTTCTCTTCTAAGCTTCCTCAAGCAAAAGAATTTAAACGCTGGGTCACCCATGAAGTTCTTCCTTCTATCAGAAAAAATGGAGAATATAAAGACAGCGAAAATAAATATGATAAATTAAATCCAGTTTTTACTTCAAAAGATTTATTTAGTGCCATGGGGAGACTTATTAAGGAAAATGGTGGAAGATATCAAGCCGCAAATATTTGGCATCAAAAGTATATTGAGTTTGAAAAAGTAATCAATATTAATTTTTATCAGCAGTCTAAGAAGGAAGGGTTTCGTCCTATTGAGTGGTTAAAGAAGAATAATTATTTTGATGATTTTTGTAGATTTGTTTGTTCTTAACTGAAAGGTTGATAAATGAGTTTAACAAAACAAGTGCATCTTTATAGTGTGGCAACAGATGCTTTTTACACTGATGAAGAGCAATATTTACATAATCAAATGCTTAAACTGTATAAACTCAGAAAAAAAGCAGATGAATGTAAATGGCGCAAAGCAATGATAAATCGAGTTATTGCTAAAAAGAAAGAAAAGATGATAGAATTATTAAATCTTCATCTTGAGAAAAAAGAAACCAGAAAAATCAATGATGATGCTTTAAAAGACAAAGCAATAGTTTCATTGTTTGAAAGCTCATTGACCAGAGCATTAAATTTAGAGACTAATAGTTTAACAGATAAAATTTTGATTGTCAACGTGTTTTTCTTTCAGGTGTTTGAAGATATAGTAAAACATGGTTTTGAACATCATGGAGACAAATATGTCTTTCTTACTGCTTCAGCGGGACAAATAAGAACAAAAAGAGCAGTATTTATTAGGGAAAAAGATTATATTGCTATTCGTCCTAAACTGATGTGCGGATTAAGTATTGAAGATATAAATAAACAGGGCGGGATAAATCCGAATCAATTTTGGTTCCTTTATGCAGTAATGTATATTGAAAAATGTGGTGAATACAGAGGAAAGCTAACCCAGAAAATGGTATGCTAATTCTGTTCCTGATAAAATAGTCAGGTGCAACGACTATCCCGGAAGGGAGTAGCTTTTAAGTGAAATTCTTAATTGCGAAGCACCACATATCCTGAAAACAGGATAATGATATAGTCTACTCCCGCTGTTAATTCAGCGTTAAAGTATCGAGAAATCGAGGGTATTAAGGAAGTTTCTAGCTTATCTCGCTTTAAATAATTCTGCTACAGATGTATGGGAAGATTTTGATATTGATAAAGCTATAGTAGTTGAAGATTTTGAGACTGAAGTAGAAGGAAAGAATGATCATATTGATGATGTAACTTATGAAATAAAACGAGAATGGAGTAAAACACTTATTCCTCATACAGATGGATGTGGAATGATGTTGCATGGAAAAACTAGAATGTTACGTGCTCCATTCATTAAAGGTTTAATTGTTCAATTTCCTTTTGATAAGTTTATTAGGGAAAAATGCGTTAATGGAAAAGCAATAGTTAAAGATATCTATGGAACCAAACATGATATTCTTGAAGAAGGAATTGAATATATTTTATTTAAAAGTCAATTTAAGCTTTGGAAATATTTTAAAAATTGGAATGAATACAAACAAAAATTTAAAGAAAATCATTGTGAAGTAAGCTATTGCAATATAGAAGAAGATTATATTCCTAAAGGCCGGATAAATTATCAAATGCTTCAAACACTCAGTGATATGAGTAATGAAGAAATTAAAAGACTTACAAAAGCAACAACTAAAGAAATTAACAGTATTGGCAATGATTTTTCAACAACAATGAGATTATTAGGAGCTACGCCATATAATCAAAATCCAAGTTGGTTTCAACAAGCTTTAATGATTTATCCAGAATTGTTTAGAGATAATTATTGTAGAGATATTTTAAGACAAACAAAAAAGAGTTTAGTAAAACAAGCTAAAGCTGGAAGATTAAGAATAAATGGATATTATACTTTTGTAGTTCCTGATTTTTATGCTGTTTGTGAGTATTTGTTTCTAGGGATTGATAACCCAAATGGTTTATTAAAAGAAAAAGAAGTTTGTACTACGCTGTTTCGAGATGAAGATGAATTGGCTTGTTTAAGAAGTCCTCATTTATATCGAGAATGGCCTATAATGATTAATAAAAGAAATGAAGAATTAGATAAATGGTTTGGTGAAACTAAATGTATTTATACTAGTTGTAAGGCTCTTACATCAAAAATGTTACAATTCGATTGATTAGTCGCAGTCGAACCTATAGAGAAATCATAGGATATAAAACAGTGTGAACTCGGGGAAAGTGAGAACAACCCCGATGATACTTTTTAAGTATCTGTATCGACCATCGAAAAGATAGAACAAGTCTTTTAGATTATTGTTTGAATAACTGAGTAGAGTAAAAACTATAATAGTTTTGAAGCGCACTGGACCTAAACGGGAAACCGCATGGTTATGATATGGTCAGGATCTACCATCTATGCGACGGGGATAAACTTTTAGTAGTTAGAGATAAACTTCTTACTAAAGTAGCTAAAAGAAATATGCAAGACATAGTTCCTTTGACTTATGAAATGAAAAAAGCAGAGGGACAAGAATTAAATAATGAAGCTATGTATAAGGGCATGGCTGCTGCTTATACGGGTGGAAATATAGGAATTTATTCAAATCAAATTAGTAAGATTTGGAATAGCGGAAAAGAAATAGATGAAGAACATTTAAAAGTTATAAAATGGCTTTGCATGGAAAATAATTTTGTGATTGAGAATCGGTCACCTTATACAGTGATGTATATGTAAAAGCTGGTTAATATGGGGAAAGCTAAGTTATAAAAATAATATGCTAATCCTATTCCAAGCCCTTTGAGGGAAGGTTAAACGACTATCCATTATGGAGTAGCCTTATAGGCGAAAAGCCAGCCACTTATAATTATAAGTTGAAGATATAGTCTAATCCCCTAAAAAATATCGGGAAACCGAGGGTATAAATGTGATTATGCAAAAACATTATATAAACCAGTTCGTCCTAAAGAAATAGATAAGCTTATAAAAAATTATACAAAAGGAAAATTACCTGCTTTCTTTAAGTATGCCAAAGATAAAACAGAAAAACAAATAGAGCCTGTTAACAATTCTGTTATGAATAGGATTATGAAAAACATACCTTCCTCTAGAATAAATTTTAATAAATCTATATCAAAGTTTGATTATAGAATGCTTATGAATTTTAACAGTGAATTCTCTTTGTCTGAAGAAAGTAAAGTAATTAAAAGCTATAATTTTTGGAATACACATCAATATTTGTTTAACACTCTTGATGAAAAGCATGTTCGTCAAGAGGATATGTTTATGTATCAACAAATCAGAGAAAAAATTTTATCTGAATCTGGTCAAGATATAAATTATGTTGTTAACTCTTTAGTGTTTTATTTATATTCTATAAAACCTAATTCTATAAAAAAAATATTATGGTCTTGCTTTGGCGATATCATGGTAGAAAATTTAAAACATAATTTAAATCCAGAAGATAAGATTTGTCCAATATGTGGGAAAAGATTTAAGCCTGTGGTGGTAAATCAAATTTGTTGCAGCAAAGAATGCGGAACTATTGATCATAGGAATAAAATGAGAGAAAAGAAAGTTTCTCAGGGTGTTACAAATGTATCTGCCCCTATGATAGGAAGTATTCAAGATTTTATAGAAATTTATGGATAAAATTGTTAATTATATTAGGGGATTTCCCTATAGAAGGTGAATAATGCTACAAAGAGAAAAAGATGAAAATTTTCTTTCTTATGTAGAACGAGTTAATGAACAACTTGATTTACATAACATTAGTTTACAAGATTGGGAAAAAGAAATAATTGGTGAACATATTTATGGAGAAGAAAGTTTAAGACGGTGTTCTTTATTTTTTCGCAGGTTTATGAACAAATTAGACTTAGAAGAAAGAAAGATGTTAAATGATGATAACAGACTTCAATCTATAAATAGAGCAAAAGACGAACTTGTTAAAGAGAGAAAGAAGTTACAAACTGTAAATGCTGAAGCTCAAGAGTATTATAGATTTGTAGCTAGAAATGAACTGTTTAATGAGAAAATCAGAGAAGCTATTCTTTCTTTAGAACCAATAGAAATCAAGTATATAAAATTTAATCCTGATAAAACAAATAAAACAGGGCTTTTATGTATTTCAGATTTACATGCTGGTTCAGTTTATGAAATAAAAGGTTTGTATGGAGAAGTTGTTAATAAATATGATTTTTCTATAATGCAAAATAGATTGTGGAGATTGATTGGACAATTAGAAGCAGATATTGATTTCATAGATTGTGAAGATTTAAGAGTTGTTATTTGTGGAGACATTTTTGAAAATGTTTTAAGAATGTCTAGTCTAACCAAACTAAAAGAACCTGTTATTGATACAGTAATAAAAACAAGCGAATTTTTATGTCAATGGATATCTGAACTATATAAAAGATTATATTTACCAATTCATGTTACTGTGATTGGTGGTAACCATGACACATTAGCATTGTTAGGAAGTAAACCCAGATTTGAAGAAGAAAATTTAGCAAAATTGGTTGTTAAATTTATGGAACTTCGTTTTAGTAATACTTCTGGTTTCATTACAATAGATCCTTATACTGATGTTTCTGTTGTAAATATTCAGGGTACAAATGTTATGTTTGAGCATGGAGAAGATTCAAATTTAGAAACTACAATAGAATATTTTTCTAATTTGTATAATCTTGATATTGATGAAATTTATGCTGGACATTATCACAGACCTGAAAGTAAAGCAATAGGAATAGCAGATGTTGGAGATAGAATGGTTTATAGAATAGGAAGCATTTGTGGTGTTGATACATATGCTAAAAAGTTAAGAAGAGCAGCAAGGCCAAGTGCTTATTTTGCCATGTATGATTCTAAAGAAGGTCACACATGGGATAGAAATTATTATCTGGGTTAAGTCACGGATATCATGAAAGGAGGATCATTTCTTATTTTGAGTTTCGGAAAATATTCGAGAAAACAATAAAAGAGGTGATCCAGGGCATTGCCCATATCTCAAGATAAGTCTGAAAAGATACTATCTTGCATATAGAGAGGTTGCGCTTAGTGCGTGGCCTCTCTATATTTTTATTATGGGCAACAAAGGAGTATTATGAGGAAATCAAAGGATATATTTGAAGTATATAATCATAAAGAAGAATTGGCTGATAAAATATTACATATGACTAAAGATCATAGAATGTGTAATATGTGTCACAGACCTAAAGGTAGAATCAATTACTTTTATCTAGGAGAAATTGGGACAAATTTAAACGCTAATTATTCTTCTCTTTGTAGAGCTTGTTGTATGAAGCTTTACAATTTATATTATGAACGAACCAAATCTAAAGCTGCTTCTGTTTGGTTGCTATTGGCAAAAATGGACATTCCTTTTTATTATGACTTATGGCAATTAGCAGAAGTAAAAGTTGATGAACATATAGCCAACAAAAAAGGCCCTGCTCCAAGTCCTTTTAGTGTTTATTTAGAATTATTTGCTAAAGATGAAACTCATTCAAGAGAAGGGTTTTATGATTCTGACACTATGATTGATGTTCTTTATGATGAACGATATAAAGATTTTAGTGAAGTAGAAAGAAGCAGAGATTTTAATTTAATTAGCCAACAAGGAATTTGGGGAAAATATGTTGATGCAAACGGCAGAGCAGATATTGAGGCTTATGATTTTCTTAATAAAGAATATCGTCAATATACAAAGGATTTGGGTGAAATAAACGCAAATCTGGAAAATAGATATAGGGATTTATGTCGATGTGAGCTAAGATTAAGAAGAGCAAATGAAAGCGGTGATGGCCAAGAAATCAGTCGTGCTCAAGATAGTTTAAGTAAACAATTAAATTTGTTAAAACTTAATGACTTTCAAAGTAATAATGTTTCTGAAGAAGAAAAATATGTAGAGCGCATGGCCTGGATGATAGAAAATGTAAAACCTGCTGAATGTGAAGATTTAAATAAATATAAAGATTTTAGTAAAATTACAGGAGTTTGGGAGGATCTTATGAGAACAGTTAAGAATCTTGTAGCTGGCACTCGTGAGTATCCTGATATACCTAAAGATGCCCGCTAAATTAAATAGAGCAAATGCAATAAGAAGAGCAAAAGTAAATGCTGATGTAATGACCAGTGAATTAAAATCTTCTGTAATGAAGTCTCCTATTGCTGAAAGAAATGCAATTGAGTGGATTACTTTATTTAGAAGAAATTGGCATATATATGTTGATATGGTATTGCGCATAAAGTTAAGACCCGTTCAACAAATTATGATTTATTTAATGGGAGTTTCAGATGTATTTTTTGCTATTTGTTCAAGAGGTACTTCTAAAAGTTTCTTAGTTGCATTGGGTGCTGTAGTAAAATTTATGTTATATCCATATTCAGAAGTAGTTATTACAGCTTCTACTATTCCACAGGCTAACAGAATGGCTGAAAATAAAATCAAAGATGAGTTGATTAAAAAGTTATCGCCGTATTTATTAGATCTTTTTAATAAAGAATATATAGTTATTCGAAGGCCAGATGATGGCTTTGTTATTGATAATAAATTAAATGGTTCTTCAATTAGAATTTTACCTTGTCAGGAATCTAGCCGTGGTGCTAGAGCCACTTTATTAGTTTATGAAGAATGTCGATTATTAAAAAAATCATTAATTGATGCTGTTTTTGAAAAGATGGCACATCCTAGACAAGCAAAATATTTAAACTATACCACTTATGGAGACAATCCTAGGTGGCAGGAAGAATGTCAACATATTTATATTACTTCTGCTCGTTTTCGTTATGAATGGTTTTATAGAGCATTTAAAACAGTATTTAAGAGGCATTTTACTGATAATCATGCTTCATGTAATGTTTTTGCAATGGATATATTTACTGCTATAAAAAATGGTTTTAAAACTTGGGGTGACTATAGAAATGGTCAGTCTGGTAATGAATTAGATAAAATGAAGTCTGGTTATATAGTGATATATAATCTCTACGCATTGAATTGCTGGAAAGTCTTTATAATATTTTACACCTAGTGGTAATAGCTAAAATATTTTAGAAAATCAGCAGCCAAGTCTATTTTATAGAAAGGTTCAACGACTATTAGTACACTAAAAAGTGGAAGTGGTGCGGATCTTGTATAAGATTAAGATATAGTCTAAACTATATAGTAATATATAGATAACAAAATTATTTGTTAATTGTTCAGAATGGAGGATTTAAACGAGATGGTGGGCGAAGCAGAAGATGCTTTCTTTACCATAAAATCTTTTAAGCAAAATCAAGTTATAGAAAGAGTGTTTAAACCTCCTACGGCAGTAGAAGCATATATAAATTTAGATATAGGAAATAGAGATAAAGAATTAGATGAAATTCGATTAGTAATAGCAGACTATGCTTTTGCTAATACTACTGGTGCGGAACGAAACGACAACACTATTATAATGTGTATGAGTTTACGTTGGGTAAAAAACAAGTTTGTAAGATATGTTGATTATATTGAAAGTTGGCCTGGTAGTGATAGTATAGGTGCTAATGACAGAGTTAGAGAACTTAGATATGACTATAAAGCAGATTATGTTATTCAAGACCAAAGATCTGGCGGTGAAGTTTTGTTTAACCATATGACAGAATTATTACCAAAACCAGAAAGAGGTGATAATTGGAATCCTCATGGTTTAACAATAACTGATCATTTAGAATATCAAGTTGTTTCTGAATCCAAGCTAGGAGACTTAAGAATGAGAACTGTCGATCCAGATGCTATTCCTTGTGTTATTCCTGTTATTGGCACTTCAGAATTAAACCATCTATGTTGGGTAGAATTGAAGAAGCAATTAGAAACAGATAATATAAAATTTCCTATTTCTATGGGAGAAAGACAAGATCAATTAGAAGATTCTGGTGAATATTTTACTATGTCAGTAGAAGAAATAGGTGATGAATTAGCTCCTTATGGTGAAGTTGATTTGTTAATTCAAGAAGCGGTTAATTTAAGAGCAGAATTAAAAATGGACAAGGTTTATTTAAGAGAACCACGTTCTGGCACAAAAGACCGTGTTATTGTTTTGGCCTATGGTAATTATATTGCTAGTTTAATAGAAAATGTTTGGAAAAAGCAAATGCAGAAATCTTCTTATGATTTAAATAAAATTCAGTTGGTATGGTAAGGAAAGGAGGGTGAAATTTGCCGAACCATCTAACAAGAGAACAATTAAAAGATGTTATTGATTTTTCCGAGGCAATTTATGTAGCTGATAATATTGGTTTATATACTCCTTGGATGAGTAATGAACTGTTACAGAGATTAAATAATAACCCTCGTATTCCTTCTATAGATAGTATTAAGGAGGCATTAGCAGATTATAGGTCTAATGAAAAGAATTTACAGGCATATACTGAGTTTATGACTCATTTTGATATGATATTTGAAAGAACTCTTTATAGTTATGTAAATACTCTTGCATTTGATTTATGTATTACTTGTACTAATGCTTTTACTCAATCTGATTATGAATCTGAATTGTATCAAAAAGATAAAGCTATAGTTTATCGTTTTTTAGATCAGTTTGATTATAAATCAGAGTTTAGAAAAGTTGTAGTTCAGTTAATGAAACGAGAAACATATTTCACTTGGTTTAGAAAGACTAAGTGGGGTAATAAGGGCATGAAGTTTGCTCTACAGATAATGCCGCAAGATTATTGTTTATTAACTGGATATTGGGAAAAAGGAATGCTTTATGATTTGGATTACAACTATTTCTTACAACCCGGAGTTGATATAAATGGTTTTGATCCTAGCATAAAGAAAATGTATTCAATGATATTTAGCGGTGATAATCAAAATTGGTATAATTATCGCCCTACTAATCCATTGAATAAAAGAACTGGACAGTTCGCTTATTGGGCACAAACATCACCTGAAGATGGTGCGTGGGCTAATTGATAACTCACGTTAAATATATTGAATTGCTGGGAAACCTTGAGAGCTATATTTACTTTATAAGTTATAACAATATAGATTAGGCAATCAGCAGCCAAATGAATAAGGTTCAACGACTATTCCGAGAGGAAGTACACCGCAAGCGATTGGCGGTGGAAGTGGTATAGTGAAAGATATAGTCTATTCTTATAAGAGATTATAAGGAAATTATAAGTAGCGTTATAATATGTTATATTTTATATAACTCAATAAAAAGATTCAAATTCGATTCTAGTAATTTTAATGGAACACCATTTTTAGCGCCGTTCTTAAAAGATACTATTAAAAACGATGAAATAGCTTCGCTTCAATATGATAAAGATATTATTGGAGCTTATGGTATTTTAGCTGGTGAAATTAGATTGTTTGATAATGCCAAGAGCGGTACAGTAGCCAATCAATTTGCTATTGATCCTGCTACTTTGGGCGGGTTTATGGCAAAAGCTAAAGCTGGTTTGGGTAATGTAAAATTAGCTGCTCTTCCTACAGAGAACAATAAATTTTATCAGTTTAGTGATAGTAATACATCTATGTATACTGACCAATTAAGTACATCTGCCGGTGTTGGTTCTGGTGTTAGTAGAATTATTTATTCTAGTGATAGAATGGGTAATGCTGAGATAGAAGCTGGTATTACTGATCAATTTAATACAATGAAAGCTGTTTATCCTCAATTCCAAAATTTCTTAGAGTTTTATGTAAATAAATTAACTAAGCATTATAAATTCAAGTTTAATTTTGAGGGCTGTGGATATGCTTTTGAAAGAGAAAAGAGATTTGATAGATTAGTCAAAATGGCTGATCATGGTGTTGTATTAGGTCCTTCTGCTTGGGCTGCTGCTATGGGATATACACCAATGGAGTTTGAGCGTTTACTAAATGAAGGCATGTGGTCTGACTTTAGCTCTAAGTGGCAACCAATGATTAATACTTATACTAGAACTGGTTCTGATACTACAGATGAAGGTGGACGCCCTAGAGAAGATTCTGAGGATTTAACTGATTCTGGGGTCAGAAGCAGAGATAATGATATGGGATTAGGATAAGGAGACGTTATGGTGTTAAATGTAACCCAACCTACTATTGATGCTCTACAGGAAATGGTGGATGAAAGTTTCATTATGACTGCCCGTATTGATAGAATGCAATCTGTGTTAGATGCAGACTTTGCATATAATAATACTGGGTTATTAATTCATCATGGTATGGCTCATCAATATAGTGGTTATTTTGGGGATGCTGTTGCCGATTTAGGTTTGCAGGGATATGATATTTCTGTTAATTATGGCAATGTACCTCCTATGAATAAAAAGTATAGTAGTGTTAAAGAACTGCTATATGAACTTAAAGATTATGTTTTTGATTATCAAAATAGATTAAATGCTTGTTATAAAGTAGCTATAGATAATATGGACATACATATTGCTGCTGATATTCTTGAGATAATTAGAAAACATAATATAGTGGTAAGACAATGTATTTTACTTTGTAACAAGATTGAAATTTATAACGGAAGTGCTAGTTTCGATTCTCATATAAGAGAACATTTCTGGATTCTTGAAAAGGATTAAGGAGAAATATAAATGGTAGTATTAGGGATTCCTTCTAATCTTGATGATTATTTTGTTGCTGATGGTGACTTAGCTTTTAGATTACAACAAGCAGGAGCTATACCATTATATAGAGATGGAGACTGTTTATATTTCAAGAAATCTAGGAAACTCCGTAAAATTCTTAAAAGGTTTGAGTTAGAAATAGAAGAATAAAATAATGAAAGGGGTGAGTTTATTTGCAGAGAAAAAATGTTGCTGTAAAAATGGAAGAAATGATTCCAGGATGGTTAGAAGGATATCCTGAGAGTAAGTTTTCTGTTTATAAAACAAGTTTTTTAAGCACTAAACCAAATTCTCATGGTTTTGATATATCTGAAGAAGTTCTTCGTAATTGCGCCAGTAGTATTTTAGGTAATTTTTTAGTTGCTAAAATAGAACAAGGGGATGCAACCACTCATAAAGACGATGAAAAAATTTATGGGTATTTTCCTAAAGAGCAATCTATAATTTTTGAAGAAACAGATAAAGGTTATCTCAAAGCATCAGCATATATGGTTATTAGTAAAATGTATGGCGGAGAGATAAATGAATTGTTTTTAGATGAGAATTTTAGAAATGCTTCCGTAGAAATGACTGTGGAGGTTGAAGATGATGATCATACTTTACACAGTTTTGATATTTATGGGTTAACTTGTTTAGGGCGATATGTTAATGGCTCTTGTTCTGATGCTAATATGATGGCAGTAAGATTTTCTGAAGAGGAAGCTAAAGAGTATTATAGAGCTACAGAACGAAGCAAATCTACTCTCCAAAAATTTGTAGAAGATAGGAAAAAGAATGTAACTTATAAAGTAAATAAGAGTAAAGAGGCTATGTCTAATAAAGCGTGGGGAACTGTAGATAAAACTGCGCTTAGAAATAAAATTATGGATGCTTCAAATAAAGCTTCTTTGGTTAAATCTGTTTATATGAAAGTGGAAGCTGGATGGGAAGATGCACCATCAGAGAAATTAAAATATCCAGTAATGTGTTTTGATGGTGATACTCTTGTTTATAATAGAGGCGGTTTATCTTCTGCTTTAGGCTATGCTAAAAAAGAAAATGAAACTGCTGTTGTTTCTAAAGTAAATAAAATAATGGATAGTCTTGGTCTTAATGATAAAGAAAAGATGGCAGAAATTGAGTTTTCTGCTGTAAAAATGGATTCTTTAAAAGAGGCTGTTAATTGTGCTATAGCTAATAAACCTTTTAAGCTATTACAAATTTTTGAAGATAAAGACAAACAAAAATTTGTTGTATTAAAGCATACAGATGGTATGTTATATAGAAATAATTTTTCATTAACAAAGGAGGGAATTACATTGGCAGATTCTATGAATTCTATTTCTGTAGAGCTTTTTGAAGAAGAAGTTAAAAAAGCAGAATGTGAAGATAAAGAAGTAAAAGAAGAGAAATCTGAAAAAGCTCAATGTGAAGATACCAAAGAAATGAAAGAGAAAGAGGACGCTAAGTGCGCTGATCACGATTGTGATGATGATGATTGTGATTGTGATAAGCACGAAGAAGATAAAAAAGCCGACATGGCAGACGAAAAGAAAGAAGAAATGTCTGTTGAAGAAATGGCTGCTGAAATTAAGCGTTTAACTGAAGATGTGGCAGATCGTGATAATATTATTATGACTAAAGATGCTGAACTTGAAGAACTTCGTAAATTTAAGGAGGGCATTGAAAAAGAGAAGATGGCCGCAAAAGTTGAATCTGTTCTTTCTGAGGTTAAAGGCTATATGACCAATGAGCAGATTTCTTCTTTCAAGGATGAAGGTCTAAAATGTGGTTTAGAAGATATTGATGCTTGGGCTAATAAAGTTAAGGCATTTTGCTTTGAAGCTGGTAAGCAGCCTGTAAAGATGGCTTCTAAAAACATTTGGAGTTTTTCTGCTCCTGTAGACAATATTGATACCGAAAAGAAATCCTTATGGGACTAATTATAAAAAAGTAAAGGAGATTATGTATTATGGCTATGAATCTAAATAACCCCATTGCATATGGGAAATATATTGCCTCTGAAAACATTGATTCTCTAAATCGTGCTGCTATTGCCGAAGTAGAAGTTTTCAATGGTAACCTAGTTACTCTAGGTGAAATGAATACTGGTGTAACCGCTGATGCCGGTTATTGTTTTAATGCTGTTCCTACTACTGCTAACACCGCTGTAAATGTTTGGATGGTGCGTGAACCTGAAGTTCCTCATACTCCCTGTGCTAACATTTATATTGATCCTCGTGCTTATTCTGCTAAGGCTGGCGAAACCTTTAATGTGTTCCGTCCTATGCCCACTGATGTGATCCATGTTTCCAATACTGCTTTTGCTGAGGGTTCTGATCCCGCTACTGTTTCTGGCAAATATGTTACTGCTGGTGCCAATGGTCAGCTTATTGCTGTTACTTCCGCCACTGGTGTTGCAGGTGTGGTGTTCAAAGTAATTGGGGAAGAAGCTATTCCTGTTGGTCAGGAATTTGTTCCCGGCTATCTACTTGAGTGCATTCAAAATCCTCAAGAAGCTCTAGCTTAATTAAAATAAAAATAAATGGAGGGATAAAGCAATGAATAAGCTTTCTAATGATATTGTAAAATTCGCTGCTGGTAATACTACTCCTTACGAGCAGTTTGCAGACTATATGCGTCATTATTATGCTGAGGTTCAGAAAAAGAATATTGGTGCTTATGACACCTCTGTATCTTTTGCTGAAAAAGACGCTAAAATGCACAAGGTTCTTATGCAGGAAATTTCTCGTGTTGCAGGTCAGCGTTTTCCCGAGGATATGTCTTATGAGCTAATGAGCACTAATCCCACTCTACGTTGGGCTGCTTTTGCTGTAGTAGATATGATGATTGAGACCATTCTTCCTGCTGTTATTATTGATAGTATTGGTTTATATACTGATATTCGCTTCATTAACTGGGGTGACGTTCCCATGTTCGAAGTCCCCTCCCGTGCTCTATTCACTGTTTCTAATGGTGGTAATGCACAGCGTACTACTATGCGTCAGAAGCAGTACAAGGGCAACCAGACTGTCGCTATTACCAATCATATGATTACTGCTCAGGTAGATATGTATCGTGTTCTATCTGGCCGCGATAGTTTAGCTGAATTTGCTCGCCGTGCTGTTCTGGCTATTGAGCAGAATATGAGTGTTGAGGCTTATAATTCTGTTCTAGCCGGTTTAACTGGTGTTAATGTTCCTGCTGCCCTAAAATATGAGGGTGTATTTGATATGGAACGTCTAATTCAGATGTGTCAGGTTGTTGGTGCTTACAACTATAACATGAAGCCCATTATTGCTGGTACCACCGTTGGTCTAATGAAGGTTCTACCTGATTCTGCTGCTGGGTATCGTATTAATACCAATGCAGATGATATTCGTCTAGACCTAATTCGTACCGCTTACACTTATGACTTTATGGTACTACCTCAGGTTGCTACTGGTGATTTCCAGAATTATGGTCTAGCTCTAAATGATAATACTCTATTTGTGCTATCTCCTGCTGCTGATAAGCTAGTTCGGGGTAACTTACGCCCTGCTTGTTAAGTAATTAGCAAGTATTTCATACTAATTGCTTTGAATCCCTAAAGCCTTTACAACTACAATATAATATATATGAATGTTGCGAAAGCAGAAATAATGTAAAGGATGGTTATATGGTTAAATCCTAAGTAACTGTTACAATGGGTATTTAGCATCCAATCTCTTTAAGAGAAGGTTCAACGATTATTCCCTTACCGGGAAGTAGATTACAAGCTAATGGTAATCGAAAAATATGACTCTTATATATCCAAAATAAACACAGAAAGAGAAAATATGTTAATTTCTGAAACTGTTAAAACTAAGTGGACAAAACAAAATAGAGAAAAATATGAAGAAAAAGGATATGTTTTTACAAAATATAATGATAAATTTGATGTAAAAACAGAAGATTTATTACCAGCTTCACATATAAAAGTAAAAATAAAATGTGATATTTGTGGTAAAATTATAGAACGTCCTTATAGAGAATATAAAAAATGTCATTCCAAAGAATTTGGAGATTTGTGTTCTTTATGCTGTAGTGTAAAAAGAAAAGACACTTGTATTAAAAAATATGGGGTAGATAATCCATCTAAAGTTGATGAATTTAAAGATAAAAGAACAGAAACAATTATAGAAAAATTTGGTGTGGAAAATGCTTTTCAATCAGAAATAATTAAAGAAAAAATAAGAAAAAGCAATATAGAAAAATATGGTAAACCTCATCCATTTCAAGTTTCTGAAGTTGTTGAAAAAGCAAAACAAACTTTTATACAAAAATATGGAGTTTCTAACCCCAATAAACTACCAGAAATTAGAGAAAAAATATATAATACAAACTTACAAAAATATGGGTATAAATATAGTTTATCTTCTCCTGAAATTCGAGCCAAAGGAAGAAAAACTTTATATCAAAATAATACTGTACCTTCATCCAAACCAGAAAAAGAACTATATAATTTATTAGTGAAAATATATGGAGAAGATAATTGTATACATTCTTTTCCTTATGATAAATTATCTCTTGATTGCTTACTGATAATCAACAATCAAAAAATAGACGTGGAATATGATGGATGGTATTGGCATAAGAATAAAGTTAAAGAAGATAACAGAAGAAATCGTTTTCTAATTTCTAGAGGTTTTAAAGTATTTAGAATTAAAGCTAATTATAAATTACCTTCAGAAGAAGAAATAAAAAAATGTATTAATTGTTTATTGGATGGAAATAATTATACAGAATTAATATTGGATATATAAGATGAAGATATAATCTCGACTTATATGAAAGTATAAGATAATAAGTGTTGCGACTTATTTAAGATTTCGTGTTGTAGAGGGCAGCACTATCACAAATTCTAATGATTATTTTGATAATGCCAATCTAACTTCCAACTTCACTATCAGCAAGCGTTATGGTTTTGATTATATCTCTGGTGCTACTGCTGGTAGCTACACCATTACTGCTTAATTTAAAATTAAATATGAGGAAAATGATTGAGGGGAGGTTACTCCCCTCTGTCTAACAAAGGGATAGAAAGGAAATAAAAATGGCAACTTCCATGAATAATAAAACTCAAGACAGTTCTGCTAATACTATTAAGAAAGTAAGCAACCGAAATAGAAATGCTAATAATTTAGCTGCTGAAAATGAAGCTCTAAAGCAACAGATGAAGGATATGCAGGAGCAAATGCAAGAAATGATGAGCCGTTTAGAGGCTATTGCTGTTAGTGCTCCTGTTCCTACATATGAAGTTGCTCAACCTGTACACACATATATTCCACCTCGTAATAAAGATATTGAGGTGGTTAGTTTAAGTACAGGTCATTTATTATTATCTACAAATGGACGTTCTGATGGTAGAGTTTATGAGTTTACACGTCAATTTGAAAAGAAATTTATTCCTGAAGAAGATTTACGACTAATAGTTCATGCTATGCCTAATACTTCTTCTGATGGTCATTTCTATATAAAAGACAGAGAATTTGTAGAAGAAAATGGGCTAAGGGTTCCTTATAATAATATGCTTGATATGGATAAACTAAAGCATATTCTTAATAAAAATATTAGAGAATTTGAAACAACATATAAGCTAGCTTCTAAAACACAGCAAGAGACTATTCTTGAAATGGTTATAGATAGACTTCTTTACGGCAAGAAGGTGGATGCTAATATTGTTGTTAGTCTTGAAAAGCTGACCGGAAAACGGTTAATGGATATAGAGCCTATTGAACCTGAGAAGGAGGGATAAAATGGCTACCCCCTTCGATGCTGTAATTGATATAGCATTAGTTACAGTAGATGATTATAAGTTAGGTAAATTGATGAATCAATCTCAAGAAGGTTTTAAAACTTATGTAGATGGTTTTCTTTTATCTGCAATACCTAACTTTACAAGAACGGTTAGGCCAATTACTTATAATGAAACAGCTAGAGAATTTACTATAGATTTAAATAATCTAGAAATTAGTATTTTGGCTGATTTGTGGGTCATTGAGTGGTTTGATAGAGAAATAAACAATTCTGCTTATTTACAGAACAAATTACAAATTTCTTCAGCTTTCACTACTCATTCCCCTGCCCAGAACCTAAAAGAAAAAGTTGTTTATGTTGATGGGCTTAGAGAAAAAGTTCAGCAAAAAATGACTGATAATCAGTTGTTATATGGTAATTTTACCTCTTCTTTAAATAAATATGGGGAGTGGTGAGATTGCTATTAAAACAACACAGAATAGATGAAATATATAAAATTTTAGTCTTTTATGAAAAGATAGATGATGACAAGTCTAAAATAACAGAGGAATCTTATATAAGATATCTTGATAGATTATATGTAATTTATCGAGGATATGGAGACCCAAGGTTTTATGAACCTATAAAAGGTCTTAGAGATATAGGAATAAATATAACCCATGAAGTTGTTAAGAGTGTTGTATTTGATATGATTCATATTTTGAATAAGGAGTATTAATATGGCATTACGTTTTTATCAAAACAGTCTTGATAATGGCATGTCACTTCAACCAAATGATGATTATAGACAATTACAACAAGCTTTTATGGATCAAGCCTGGGATAACACTTCCGCAAGAAGGGTTATAGAAGAACAGGATGATTTTGGTCCTCTAACTTTTCACGATATAGATGTTTGGCTTAATTTTGTGGTTGGTACAACTACAACCCTTATGAAAAATGGTGCGGATTATTGTCAAATATTATTTCAAGATATTGAAAGAAAAGTTATAAGAGGACTATATTATAAATTCGATGATAATTATTGGATTAGTGATTTCACAAATCCCTATCAAGGGTTGGTTAGTGATGTTACATTAAGAAGATGCAATAACTATTTAAGAATTATTGATCCTGAAAATGGTAAATTATTCCAAATACCTTGTGTTGTTGATTATGACATGTCCTCACCTCAAGTTCAAATTAGTTCATATATTATAACACCTAATAATCATGCTACGGTTTATGTTCAAGCTAATAGTGACACAATACGTTTATTTAAATTAAATACTCGTTATATATTAAATGGTAGGCCTTTCAAATTAAATGCGTTTCAAAATGCTTTGAATACAGGGATAGATGAACCAGTTCCAACGGTTTTATATTTAGACTTGTATTTAGATGAGATACACGTTTATGATGATTTGGTAAATCAGGTGGCATATAATGGTGATTTTAATTATAAAATAAATATTTTATCAGATAAGATTGAACTACCTAGAGAGAGTACAGGCAAGATTGAGTATAAGGTTTCTTTAAATGGCGAAGAAATCAATAAACCAGTTGTCTTTACTTCTTCTGATACTGATGTTATAATAGTTGATGTTTTAGGAAAATTTAAAATATTTGGACAGGAAGGAGCAACAGCAACAGTTACAGTTGCTTTAGCAGACAATCCAGAAATAAAGGATGAGATTTTAGTAATTGTAACTGAAACTGCAACTGGTGTTCCAAATGTTGTGTTAACTCCTGATATTAATAAAATTAGGCAATATGAAACAATTTCTGTGAAGTTGGGAATAGAGCTTAATGGAACAGTTTATGAACCAGATAATATTATTATTACTTCGGTAATTGGAGATAATATTTCTGTTTCATTAAATAATAATATATTGGAGTTAACTGGTATTACTGTTTCTAAAACACCTGTTAGAATTTCATTGAATTTAGTCAATGAAGAACAAGGAATAAATTTTGTTCGTACAATTTATTTAACTTGTGTTAGTATGTTAGGGTAAGGAGGTGTTTGTGTGTATAATTCTTTAAGCACAATGCCTTTTGTGCCTTATAATGTATTAACTTATTTGGCTACACAAGATGAAATTATATGGAAATTATTGAAGTATCCTGAGTATGAAGCTTTAGATAAACCAGATTTAACATTTGATGAAAAAATGAGTATGATTTGGAAGAAAGGTCCTCAAGAGGATTATAATGTATTTTTCACTAATTTGGTGGAAGATGCTATTCCTGAATCTAAATGTATACTTAAATGTTATCAATATTATATACAACCTTCTGAATTATATGTTTCTACATGTATTTATGCTTTTGATATTTTATTTGGAGGTCAAATGGCTTTAGTAGAATATCAAGGGTTGCCTGTATCTAGAGGTGACTTAATGGTACAAAGAATTGTAGAGTGTTTGAATGGAGTAAATGTAAATGGTGTTGGCCGATTTGTGTTCTCTCTAGACCAATCTAGATATGATTTGGGCAGGTCTGTAATTGGCAATTCTAAAACTTATACAGGATTTCAATTGTTTATGAGTGTTCTTATAGGCGATTCTGGAAAAAGTGAGGGTTGTTATGCTTGATATTGAAGTATTAGAAAAAACTTACTTTTACTTTGATGAGCCTGTAGAATATGAAGTGGAAAAAGATAAAAAAATATTGATCAAGCCTGTAACTGTAAAATCAAGTGAGATATTCTTGAGTAGTGTTGGAATTTTAACAGTTGATAAAAATTCTATGCCTTCAGTGGAAATAATTCAAATGAGTTATTTGCAGTTTATGCTAGAAGTACTTTGTCAAGATAAAGCTAATTTTCAAAGAATGATCAATTTGTTTGTTTTATGTTTAGATATAAAGCATCCTTATATAAAAAAGGATGAATTAGGAAGATTACAACTTTATGATAAAGATAGAGATTTGACTATTTCTGGTAAAAAGTTTGATGAAATAAAGAAGATTATTCTTTATCAGAATCTTCCTCATTATGATGATGACTATATCAACCCTGAGTTAAAGAAAGCTATCAATGAAGTTGATGAGCTTAAAAACAGGGATATAGTTCCTCCTTCTATAGAAAGAAGAATGGCAATTATTACAGCTCATTGTGGTATGTCTAAAAAAGAACAAATGGATATGACATTAAGAGCGCACACATTGTTATTTGAAGAAGTTGTTGGAGAAGTAGAATTTACTACTGTTCGTCCTATAGCTCTTTATGCTGGTGTAGCTGCTCAAATGGAACACTGGATTTATAAAAAGAAGAAAGATAAACTTGATGGTTACATTACAGATGTTGATACCTATACAAGTAAGATGGGCGGGGAATACAACGCCGTCCACTCTACTACGAATACTGCTGTTGGAGATAAATTAACAGAACAGTTTAATAATTTTAAAAAATAAGGAGGAAATATTATGGCACAGCAACATTTCCTAGCTGGCGTAGGTAGAGCACTCCTATTTAATGGTAATAACCTAATTGGTGTGGTAAAATAAGCCATGCACATTTTGTGAAAAGTGTGTACTTTGAGTTAATTGCTGGTAATTCCTAAAGTCTATATGCCTAAACAGTAATTAGAAATAATAAGCTGTATGGTTGTGAAAACAGAAAAAAGATATAGAATAAATATAAGGTTAAATCCTAAGTATTTGTAAATGGATGTTCAGCAGCTAAATTCCTAAGTGATATTTCATAAGGAAAATGTTCAACGATTATCTCTTTGCGAGAGAGTAAGAACAAGTGTTCTGAAAAATTCAACTTCTTATGTATTGACATAAATATAAATATGAGTATAATATATTTTAGTTGATAAAAAGAAGAACATATAATCTTATCTTATGTGAAAACATAAGCCATATGGTATAAGAAGTAACGTTCTTATATAAAAATTATGCACTTACTTTAACTGACTCTACCTTCGACTTCACTATTACTGGTGAAGAAATTCGTGGCGGTGCGAGTAATAGTTGCTCTGCATATTAAGTAATTAGTATGTACTCCGGGTTAATTGCTTTGAATACCTAAAGCCTACATACCTTTATGGTTATGAAAATAGAAATAAGTTGTAGGATAATCATATGGTTAAATCCTAAGTGATTGTTATAATGGTTGTTTAGCAGGGACATTCTTATAAAGAATACCTTCAACGAATATCTCTTTGGGAGAGAGTAAACTACAAGTAAAAGGTAGTTGAAAAATCCGGCTCTTTATGTTATAATAAAGATGAACATGTATTCTGTTCTTATATGAAAGTATAAGATGATTAAATATCTGTATCAATTTTACGAATTGGTATGAACAAATATAAAGTAACGCCCTATGGGGTTAAGTATTAGCCCCCTAGCTTGGGAAACCAGTTAGGAAAAATTTCTTAAAATGCGGGAAAGTCTTTATAGCTTTAATTACTAAACAATTATAGAAATATAATTGTGGCAAGGTTAGTGACCAAGGTATAGTAAAAACATTAAAGATTAGACAACCAGACGCAGCCAAGTTCCAAATAGGAAAAGGTTCATCGACTATCCTTTTAAGGAGTACATTATTTATAATGGAAAAAAGAAATGCCTTTAATGGTAATGATATAGTCAGTGCTTATAAGAGATTATAAGTAAACAAAACAGAAATACTTCCACGATTCTAACCTCGCTGTAACTTTAACTGATGTGAGTTGCATTGTTTAATCAGTGATGATTAAATACTGGGGGTTAATTGCTTTTAAATTCCTAAAGCCTTTTCGCCTAAACAGTAATTGGAAACGATAAGCTGAATGGATAAAAAAGAAAAGGATAATAAAACATGGGAAATTTAGCAGGGAAAATCCTAAACTGTATAGCATGGATTACCTTCAGAGATTATCTCTTTGCGAGAGAGTAGGAACAAGTGTTCTGAAAAATCCCCCTCTCTATTTTTAGAGATGAACAAATAATCCGATCTTATATGAAAGTATAAGTGGTTTTAAAACAGTATAAAGAGTAACGTCTTTATATGAACTTATGCAATGTTCTCCCTGGATTATATTGCCGCTTCTCTTGGCGTTGATGTACAACAGGGGGGTCTTTCTGTTGCAGAAGAGGAAACTACAGTTGAAGAAGGTGGCGGTAGTGTAACCGTTACTAATGATCCTGTAGCTTTTGATGGTACTATGATTGGCTGGTATAAAAAGCCTGCTGATGATCAATGGAGCATTGGCACTCTAAGTGGTAAGAGCATGTCTATTCCTGGTGCTCAGGCCAATGAGACTTATTGTGTAAAATATTTCTATCAGAACGCTAATGCTCGTTCTATTACTATTAAATCTCAGTATGTACCTTCTACTCTACACGTTGTTATTATGAATGACCTATATGCTGGTGACGTAGGTTCTCAATCTTCCGCCACTCGTTATGGTCGTTTAATTACCGATATTCCCAGACTACAAATGGATGGTGAAGTTTTTAAGTGTAGTGCTGCTTAAAAACATGCCACTTATGTTTTGTGAAAAGCATAAGCTCTAAGTTAATTGCTTTGAATCCCTAAAGCTCTTATAACTACAACATAAAGATGAAATATGCTTAAATGTGACAGTTGCGAAAGCAGAAAAAATATAAGAGATGATGTATGGTTAAACCCTAAGCATTTTATTAATGGGTCTTTAGCAGCCAAACTCTGAATAAGAGAAGGTTCAACGAATATTTCTTTGTGAGAAAGTAAATCTAAGTAGATTGAAAAATGTAGCTCTTGTAGAACAAGATGAACATATATTCTGCTCTTACATGAAAGTGTAAGCTGTTCTTTAAGAACGATATAAATTTAACGAATTTATATGAACAAAAGGTAACCAAAACCTAGCACTAACTGCTACTTCTGCTGCTACCGTGTCTCTAACTGGTTCTGCTCTGGCTGTTTCTTCTGGTAATACCTGTGAGGAAGATCCTTACTATGGTACTATGACTGAGGAAATTTATGGCGAGTCTTGGCAGGACAATGTTATTGCTCTAGCTGTAGAAAATTCTGATGTTGACATTGCTGCTTCTGGCACTGAAACTCTAATTGTTCGTGCTGTGTTTAGTGGTAATACTGCTTCTCAGCGTTATGATAACTCTTATTTCACTTTCGCTGTAGAGGAAAATCCTGCTAATACTGCTACTGGTACTACTGTGGGTGCTAATGACGGTATTATTACTGCTGGTTCTACTCCTGGTACTTGTGTAATTTCTGTTACACTAACTGATCGTCCTGAAGTTGAGCCTGCATATGTGCGTGTAACTGTCGCTGGTTAATTTTATAGGGAGAGGCCCAAAATGTCTCTCCCTATTTTTTAAAATTAAGGAGAAGTTATGTGTGAATACTGTGATGTTGCAAAAGGTAAGTGTAGAGCAAATGGAGAGGTTTGCCCCTATGTTTATTTTTGCACAAAAGCTCGTGCAAATCGAGTATCAAAACATATGCCTTCTAACTGTAAAGTGAAACTTAATGCGGAAGTTCCTAAAGGAAGTTATAGAGTTGCTTATGAAAGAAAAGGCAAGCTTTATGTGGATGTTAAAAATCAAATAGTTATTGTTGATAATATTTATGATTTTACTCCGCTTTATGTGAAACTATATAAATCAGGTGGTAAATGGCGTATTAGAAAGTGAGGTTGAGCTTATGGCTACTGTTGAGAAAGATATCGAAAACATTTATTCTCGAATCAATCATATTGATTCTAGAGTAAATAAATTAGAAGCCTCTCAACCGTTTCTAACTAATATGATAGAAAAAAATACGCTTTCCAATGAGAAAATGACTGAAGCAATGGAAGCTGTTACTAAAGCCATGGTTCATATGGAAGATCGTATAACTGAACAAGGAAATAAAATAGATTCTCAAGGTGTAGCAATAGATTCTATTAAAAAAGATTTTGAAAGAGCTAACGAGAGAATAAAATTTATTCAAGATGAAGGCAAATTTAATGTAATAGATTGGCTAAAAAGGAATTTTCCTTGGTTAATTATAATAGTAGGACTTTGTGGGTTCTATGCTCTTGAGCATGTTCCTGTATAAAAAAGGAGAAAATATGGAAAATAAGGTTTTTCAAATAGATAAAGACACTAAGGCTCAGTATGTACATTCTGATGTGTGGGATGTAGATATTTTACGTTTTTTAACTCCTAAGCAAATTCAATTTATTTGTGACAACGCAGTAAAAAAGACAAGCTGGGGTGAACGACAAGAAATTGTTGATGTTCTTCTTTGTCAGTTTTTGATAAACGATGAAGAAAAATTAAAGTCGATTTTAAGTCAGAATTATGAGGCGCTAGTAAAAGCAGGTCTGTTTCAAGAGTTGAAAGAAATAGCTGCTGAGAGTGTGAAAGATATTAAGGAAGCTATTGCTTATCAAGAATCTTTTACTAGAGTGTTTCCTATGATTTTGGATGAGCTTAAACTTTATGCTGATAAATTTGAAGAACTGAAAGGAAAGAAATAATATGGCCGTAGCTACAAATGATGCTGAATTAAGAGCCATGTTAGAAGCTGCTCTTCAAAGTGCTGTGGAATATACAGTAGAAGAGATTAAAAAGCTTAATGTAGAAAAAATAGAAGAAATAGTTTATGGTGCTGGTACTCCCGATGAATATAGCAGAACCTATACTTTTGAACAAGCGTGGGATTATTCTGTGGGTGGTGGATCTGGCGTTTCTGGTGAATTTCACTGGGCACCAGAATATTTAAGTTATCACCCTTCAATAGTAACAGGTGAAGATATTCGAGATGGATTAGCAGACATTATATATCAAGGTATGGCAGGTCATGTTTTAGGCACTGGTTTCTGGACAGCAAAACGAGATGCTTTTAATGCTTTACAACAAGCTTTGAAAAAAAATGAATTAAGACGTTTATTTGAAGCTGGAATGACTAAAGCTGGATTAAATTGGCAACGCCATACAGCAGGCATAGGATTAAGTTAATGAAAATAATGGGTATAGATGCTTCTACAACTTGTACTGGGTATGCTTTTTTTGATGAAAATAAATTAATACATTATAGTTGTATTAAACCTAATGGTACAACTTGGCAGGAGCGTTTAATTAATGAAGGGCCAAAGCTTAATATGTTGATTGAGCAATGGAAACCTGATATTATAATAATGGAAAATGTTCCTTTGGTAAATAGGCAATTAGAAACACTTGTAATTCTTGGCGCTGTGCAAGGTTATATATTATCTGTAGTAAGTTCTCATGGGGTTGAAATAAAATTTGTTATGCCTTCTGAGTGGAGAAGTAAAGTGGGCCTTTATGATGGCACTAAGAGAGGCATGAAAAGAGATGTATTAAAGCAAAGGGCCATAGAAAAAGCAAATGAGTTATTTCATTTAGATTTAACTTGGGTTTCCCCAAGAAGTAAAAAAAATCAAGATGACATAGCTGAATCAATTCTAATTGCTTATAGCCAAATACAGCCGAGAAGTTAAGGCTCTAAATTTCATATAAGGAGCGTGAAAAATGGCAGGTTCGGCTTATTCAATATTAGTTGATGTACAACTTGACACTTCAAGTTTACAAAAACAACTGTCTGGGCTTGGCAGTTCTATCAATCTAAGTGCAAATTCAAGTGGAATAAGTGCTGCTTCTTCTGCGGTTGATGGGCTGTCAAGCTCAATGAAAAATGCTGGCTTAACATATCAAGAAGCCAACATGATTTTTGATAAATCTGTCACAGCTATAGGAGCTATGGTAGATCAAGTGTTTGAGATGGATTCTGCACTAACCGAGTAAAATTTTGCTCCTATCTACTGAAAGGTGGATAGAAAACGCACTAAATTGCTGGAAAATCCTAAAGACAATTATACTCAATGAGTTACGAAAGTAGAAATAAATAATTGTATTTTATATGGTTAAATCCTAAGTAAAATTTGCAATGGATGATCAGCAGCTATTAAAAATAGTTCAACGACCAAAGTAGTGTTATAAAAACATGAAAAAAGTGCGTCTCCTAAATGGAGAATGATATGGTCTGGTCTTTATAGAAATATAAAGTAACAAAAACGTCAAAAAAGTTAGTGATTTAGACTCTTCTTCACTTGACAGCTATGTAGCTAAAATGACAGAATTGGGTGACACTGTTGCCCGTACTGGTCAATCATTTTTGGGCCAGAATGTACAGATGGTAAATGTGCATTGAGAACCGTTCAAAATCCAGTAAAACCTAAAGCCTGTTGACCACAATAATAATTTGAGATATAATATTATGACGGTGGGAAACCATAACAACAAACAGGATGGAATATGATGGAAACATCTAAGTTCTATGTCTCAAATTACATATAATATTTGGGACAAAATGGTAGATTGGTTGCGAAGTTCTGAAGAGGAATGTGTCAAGAGACTAGAAGTTCGGCCCCTCCAAATTATATAGGGTGAAAAAATAGTCCAAATAGAATGAAAATTCTAAATCAAGATTAAGTCTTGATATTCTTTATTGTGTGTGTTATAATCTGGATGAGGTGATAAATATGTTATATCTTGTTTTTGTCGCTGCCGCAGTGTTTTGTATTAAGGTGGATGAATTAGCAAGTACACCTCTTGCAGGTATATTTCTTGTAGGCGGTTTCATTGTCACTTGTATTTACGAAGCTTGTAAAAAAGATGAACATTATCCAAGTTCTTATGATTATATTAAAAGAACTACAAAGAAGAATATTGATGAAGAAAACGAATATGGGATAATTGATTCACACGACAAAGAAAAATAAAGTCAGAAATGATGAATGCGGCCACTAAACAAACTTGGTGGGATATATGGTGACATATATTGGAGAATGGGGTTAATTGCTGGAAGGTCCTTAGAGCCTTATTCACTTATAGTAAAAGAAATAAGGATTGGATAATCAGCAGCATAACTTATATAGAGTGTTCAACGACTAAATGTAAAGTTACATATTACTTGAAAATCCCCATATCTGTTTTTGCAGATAAAGATATAGTCTATAACTTAAAGAAATTTAAGGAGAAATAATATGTTAAAAGAATCGTTAGTATTACAAATTAATCAATTCTGTGAAGATCATGGAGTAAATCTTGTTCGAGTAAGGCACATTAAAAAAGGCGGCACTTCAAAAATTGTATTAACAATTAAATGTAGTCAATGTGGACGTAGAATGGATATTAGATGGGAAAACATTCAAAAGCAAAAGCATATTGGTTGGTGCCCTCGTTGTCAACATTTTTACAAGATGGCAGAACAAGAAAAAAATGCTGCTATTCTTGTAGAGAAATTTGCTAAACATGGTTATGAAGTTCTTACTCCAATTAAAAAGATTAAGCCTATTGGTAAAAAACACAGATATGACAGGAGACAAGTTCTTGTTAGAACTCCTGAAGGTGAAGAAGTGAAAATGAGATTTACAGATATTAGAAAAATTAAAAAAGCTAACGAGGAAAATAAAGAACAGTAAAATCATAGGAGTTTGTTAAAGCTGGTTTTACTGAAGATCAAGCTGCAACTCTCGGTGAGATAGCTGCTAAATATGTTAATATTGCTGATACTCAAATATCTACTGCTGATGCTGCAAGTTTCTTAATATCTCAGATGAAGGCTTTTAATATTGAAGCTGAAAATTCTGAGCATATTATAGATTCGGTCGAAATTGGCTGGTTCAGGGTGAATTGCGGGAAAGTTTTATAACTTCTTTTTACTAACTTATATTTATATAAGGGCTGATAGTAATTTTGAAGATATAGTAATAACAAAAGAAGTAAAATAATCCGCATGAAAGGTTTTAAATAAAACAATCTTCACAGACCATCGAATAAAGTAGATAGGCGAATAGCCGAAGCGCCCTGACATATTTATTAATATGAAGATATGGTCGAACATAATATAATTATTATGTAGCAATGAGGTTAAACTTTTGACCTCTTTAAATAGTGTGAATTGCGGGAAACTCCTAAAGTTTGTTTCACTAAAAGTAAAAGAAAACAAAATGTAACAATGGACAATCCGCATGGAATAAAATCCTTCAACGACTATTTATGTAGGTTTAACTATAAATCGAAGCGCACTGTGTACTTATGAGTATAATGATATAGTCTTACTTTATATGAAAATATAAAGAATAATAGGCAAATAAGTTTGCGGTTGGTACAAATGATTTATCAGTAGCATTAACTAAAGCCGGTACTTCTTTAGGTAGTACTGGTAACACATTTGAAGAAACCATAGGGTTAAGTTATAATTAGCTCTATTAAAATAACGTGAATTGCTGGAAAGTTTCAAAATTTTAGTTTTACCAAAGCGTAATAACAAGCTAAAAGAAATAATCAGCATCCAAGCTATGAATACAGAAGGTTCAACGACCATCCTTTTAAGGAGTAGGCAAAAGCCGAAGTGCGTTACATTGAAGATATGGTCTATAATTTATAAAATTATGTAGTTACTGCCGGTTGATTTTTGGCTGGCATTAAACAGGTCTAATTGCGGGAACGTCTTAAAGTTTTATTCACCAAAGGTAAAAGCAATAAAAATATATAGATAATCCGCAGGGAATAAAAAACCTTCAACGACCAAAGTAAAGTTAAATTGAAAACGGCCTGCATTTTTATAAAATGAAGATATGGTCTATTCTTTATAGAGATATAAAGACAATAAGACAGAAATCCTAATAGGTCAACCTTCAAAAGTAGGTAATGGCCTAAGAACAATAGCATTAAATATTGCTGCTTTAGCTGCTGAAACAGATACATATACTGCTGCTAATGGCAAAGTTAAGATTGCTCTTAAAGATGCCAATGGCGAAATGCGTAGCACCTATGACATTATGAAAGACCTTTATACTGGTATTGAAGGTCAATCAGCCGCATGGGATGAATTAAGTAATGTTGAAAAAGCTGCAATGGGTGAGGCGTTAGCTGGTAAGAATCAGTATAATGTTTTCACTTCTGTAATGGAAAACTTTGAATCTGCTATTGGTGCTACATCCACAGCTTTAGATTCTCAAGGTTCTGCTGCTCGTGAGAATGCCAAGTATATGGACAGTCTTAATAAAATGGGACTGGATAAACAGGTTAAATTGCGGGGATCTCTTTATGATTTTTCTACTAATGTAAAAACGGAAAATATTAGACAATCCGCAGCCAAGGTTTTTATAAACAAGGTTCATCGACTAAAGTAAAAGAAAGTTATTGTCTTTGAAAAAAGCCTGGGAAAAGATATAGTCAATTCTTACTTGAGAAAGTGAGTAAAGTTTAACGAACTTTATAATATAAAAGCGAAGCTAAAGTCGTAGCAATAAAATCTTCTTTCCAAGAACTTGCAATAAATGTTATCAATAGTGATACTGTTAAAGGTATTCTTGATGGCGTAAATAGTTTCTTGGAATTTTTAAATACAGATATTGGAGCAACTGTTACTAAATTCACGCTTCTTACAGGTGCAATTACTGGTTTTGTAAGTATTGCAGGCAATATCGGTGGCAAATTAGCAGGAATGATAGATTTGTTTACTGGTATTGGTGATGCAGTAAGCGGCTTTGCATCTGCTGCTGGTACTGCTTCTGAAGTAGCCGGAACTGTTGCAGGTGCAGCAGGAACAGCGGCTAAAGGAGCTTCTACTATTAGTGAAACTGCTGAAACAGTCATCACAGTAAGTTCTAATGCAATTGAGGCTGCTTCTGAAGTAGCTGATAGTGCAGGAGATGTAGCTAAAACCGCCGGTGATGTTGCTGATGCTGCTGGTGATGTTAGTAAGGTAGCTTCTAATACAGTAAGTGCAGCAAGTGATGTTGTTAGTGCAACAGCTAATGTTGCAGAAGGAATAGCTGAAGCTGGTTCCGCCGCAGGAAAATCAGCTTCTAAAATGTCTAAACTCAGCGGATTCTTAGGTAATATATCTAAGTTTGCTTTACCCGCTGCCGCTGCTTTGTCTGGTGTAGCTATAGCTATTGGAGCTATGGTTAAAGCTTCTAATGATTCAAATTATACCAATAAATTAGATGCGCAGTTACAAGATCTTGAATCTGATGCTAATGATATTGAGGGGCTTATAGATAGAATTAATGGAATGACTATATCCCCCGATGTTAAAGAAAATTTATTAGATGGCCTTATAGATAATTTAAACGGCGTCGAGCAAAAAATTCAAGAAATAAATGATAAAAAAGTAGAATGGCAGTTTGGTGGCTCAGAACTGCAAAATGCCCAGCAAAAAGATAATCCAAACTGGGATGCTCGTGGTATGTCTACAAGCTTCGATTCTCGTAAATATTGGGAAGTTCAAACCGAAGCCATGAAAAAATATTATGATGAAGTATCTGATATGAGTGGCAAATCGGTAGAAGAACAAGATGAAGCTATTACCAAATGGGAAGAGCAATATACAAAAATTCTTGATATGGCCGATGCCGTAGCCGATTATAAGAAACGAAACAAAGAGCTTACAGAAGAAATGAAAGCTTTTGATGATTGGTTAAAAAGTTCTGAAGCCAAAGAAATTTTTGGTGGAGAAATTAATACCGATGAAATGGCTTTTGGTGCATCTGGGCTTGAAGGTCAAATAGAACAATTTACCAGTGTATTACAACCTCAACTAGAAGAGATTGGCGAAACTTACGATAGTGTTCTTGAAAAATTAAGTGAAGGCACTAAAATGAGTGCCACAGAAGCTATAGACGCTATTAGTGGACTTAAAGAAGCTTTTGGTGATACAGAAGGTTGGGATGATATCTCTCAGAAAATGAGAGATGCTTTAGAAACTGGGGATATTGAAGCTTTCAAATCTGCATTAGGAGATCTTGTTGAGCAACAACTTCTTGCGGCTCATGGTATGGAAAATGTTGCAAATGCAACAGAAGAAATGAAGGAAGTATGGGCGCAAGGTTTAGTTGACGCAGGAATGTTTGAAGATTTAGAATCTGCTTTGGCATTTATTCAGGGTGTAATTGATGAGTTAAACAGTACAGAAATAGATACTAGCGGTTCTACTCAAGCTCTTAATGATCAAGAACAAGCTGCTGATGAAGCTGCTGGTGCCACTGAAGGAGTTGTTGATTCTAATACAGAAGTAAATAACAATCCTGTAACCGATCAAAGTAGTGGAGCTTTAGAAAATCAAGGCAAATCCGCACAGGTTGCTAGAGATTGGACAGAGTTAGTTGTTGGTGCTAATCAAGATGTTAATTCTAATCCAATAACGACAGGAACATCACAAAGTCAATTAAATCAAGAAGCTGGCGCAGCACAAAATGCAACTGTTCAAACCAATGCACAACGAGACGCACAACAAGGAGTTACAGATAATCCAGCTAATACTGCCGGTACCCGTAGTGAATTGAATTCAGTAGAAAGCACTGCAAGTAGAGTAGCATCAAATGTTAAAAGTCTTTGGCAAGGACTGGTTAATTTTATTAGTGGTGCTGCATCTCAAATTGGTAACTTCTTTTCTTATGCTGGCCCTCCTAATAATGTTGGTCCAAGTTCTGGTGCAAAAGCCCAAGGTGGCGAAGTTCCAGAGACAGGTGATTATTGGGTAGGCGAACAAGGACCGGAAATTGTTACGCTTCCCAAAGGAGCTAAAGTAACATCTAATAAAGATATTCAACGTTCTACTGGTGTTAAAGTAGAAAAGGGAGATATTAAAGGCGGATATGCTCAAGGGACATCTACTACTTCTTTAAGTGATGATCCTTATTCAAACCTTTATGATGTAAAATCTATAAAGGGTGGATATGCTCAAGGTACTGATGATGCTGTTTCTGATGTTATAGAAAAAGTAGTAGAGGAAATTTGGGATGGGCTTAGTGAAAATAGTTTAAGAGATTATCTTGAAAAGAATATTTATGAGCCTATAATGAACAATCCTCCTACTGAGAAGCGATATGAGTTTAGAGATCCAGGCGTAGAAACATATGTAACAAAAATTAATAATTTAATTCAGAAAGCAAATGCTGGTGCTGAAGAAGCATTAAGAATTGCTGAAGAAGAGAATGAAGCTCTTGAAAGACAGTTAGACCTTTATGAAGCTCAAACAAAAGTATTAGATCATAAACTTTTCCTTATGGAAAAGAATGGTGCTGATCAATATGAACAAATTGCATTATTGCGGCAAATGCAAAAAGAGGCTAATGATGAGGCTAACAGTTTAAGAGCGCAAGGGTATAGTGATGAGTCTGAGTACATTATGGACCTCCAGAAAGAGTGGCAACCCGCCACCTATATTGAGTAATCAATATTAGCAAATCCATTGAATTGCTGGAACGTCCTGAAGCTATATAAACTACAATATACAAATGAAAAAAGTTGTATATGAAAGTTTGATAATTATATAGATTGGATAATCAGCAACGAAGCCCCGAACAGGGGAACGCTCAACGACTAAGTTTTCACAAGCGATTGGTGAAAATAGTGGTGGATATCCTTATGGGATAATGATATAGTCTTTTCTATATGGAAACATATAGATATAAATTTAGCGAATTTATAAAAATGTTAATTGTGGGACTACGAAGAACAAATCACTGACCTTTATAGAGACGCTTTTGATGAACGTCTCGAACTTTCTGAAAATTGGATAGACAAGAGAAACTTCTATAATGACTGGGGCGCAGATAGTGAAATAGAAGCTTGGGAACGTGTTCTTACTTGGATGAAAGAGTGGTATGAAGATGATCTAATAGATTATGAATACTACATGAAAAAAAAAGAAGAAATCACGGAAAATTATGTTGAAGCATTAAGAGAAGCTTGGGAAGAAGAAGCTGATGCTCTTGAAACTGCTTTTGATGTAATTGCAGACCAAGCACAAGATCAAATTGATGAACTTGAACGCCAAAAGGATTTAATAGAAGAAGAGTATGATAAAAAGATAGAAGCCCTTGAAGAGCAAAACGATAAGTTGGATGAACAAATCCAATTAGAAGAAAAGCTTGATAAGCTTGCTCGTGCTAAACAGCAGAAGATGCTTGTTTATAAAGATGGGCGTTGGCAGTATATTAATGATGTGGATGAGGTTTCTTCTGCCCAGGCTGAACTCGATGAATATGAAAGAGAGAAAGCCTTAGAAGAAGAAATTAAAGCTATAGAAGAATCTCGAGATAAAGAGATTGCTGCTATTGATGATAAAATTAAATATTGGCAGAAGTATGTAGATGAGTATGGTTCTGCTATTGATAATTATAAGAAAGAGCAGGATAGGCTCTTAGCAGAGCAAGTGCTCGGTATTAGTCTTGAAGGTGACAACTGGGAAAAACGTCTAGGTAATTTAGAAGATTATATCCAAAGATATAAAGATCTAATGGAGCAAATCAATGGTGATGATTGGCTTCCTGATGATGAAGAAGATACGGGTGAAAGTAAATATAATCGTGGTGATCCTTATACGGCATACTTACCCTCTGGAGAAGTGGTGCCTGTTGATATTAAGGATGGTCATACTTTAACTCAAGGTTTACCAGTAGGAACAATTGTTACTACTCCTTCTGGTGGAGACTGGATGATTACTGGGGTAAACCCTGATGGTAGTTATCAATCTCAAAAAGTACCAGATTATAATAATGGTAGATATGAAGGTGTAGAAGCTAACGCATGGTATCCAGATGGTACTCAGACTATAGTTCATTTAAAGAATGGCGAAACTCAAGAACCTAATTTACCTGTAGGAACAATTGTTGAAACTGCTGGTGGATATTTTAAAATTACTGGATATAAACAAGGTGGCGGATATACCAGTAAAAAGGTAGATGGTCCTCCTGTTGTATTAGGGAAAAAGGCAGAGGGAACTTTATACAACACTGATGTTGGATTAAATCTGGTAGGTGAAGAAGGTCCGGAATTACGGGTGTTAGGGCAAGGTGAAGGAATTATTCCTGCTGATGTTACTAAAAACTTGTGGTCTTGGGGAAGTTTCACGCCGGATGAGTTTCTAAGATCTTTAACCATTCCTTCAAATGATGGAAATATAACAAATGTGACTATAGACAATGTTACATTACCAGATGTTAAAAATCCTGATGAATTTATGCAAGCTATTAAGACTAATTTCTGGAGAAAAACAGTACAATTCCAAACTAAGAGATAAAGAGAGGGGATTTATTTCCCCTCTCTTATTGGTGATAATATGACGAATGATACCGATAGAGCAATCAATGCAATCCTTGAGGGTGTTAATTATTTGATTGAAAGAGCTATGCAGAAGAATGGCACTCAGATTTATACTGGGAGAGTAGTTTCACAAGGAAATAATGGACAATGGAATGTTATATATAATGGTAAAACATATCCGATTGATTATTATGGAACAGGTGAACCTTCTGTTAATCAAGTAGTAAAGATATTTGTTCCTCAAGGAAATCAATCTATTGCATTTTTTATTTAAGCGGGAAATTAAGAAAGGAGTGATAAATTGGCTTTAACTAGACCCGTTCTATTATCAATGGTTGCATTTGATGCTACTTCTAGCGCAACATTTACATTTACTGCTACTGGTAGCTCTTCTCAAATTACAGCCAATAGACTAATTATTAGAAATAACACTTCTAATGTTATAGTTTATAATGAACAACAAGAATCCTTTCGATATGAACACACTGTTCCCGCAGGTACTTTAACGAATGGTACTTATTATAATGCTACTATAACCACTTATGATGCTAACGGAGATTCTTCTACAGAATCTATAGCTATTCAATTCTGGTGTTATAGTAATCCTATAATTTCTATTAATAATATTCCTTCTACAGGGTTGATAGAGAACTCAAATTTTGAGTTTAATTTTACTTATACTCAAAGTGAAGGTGAACCTTTAGACAGTTATAGGTTTAATTTATATAATTCAGCACAATCTCAGATATCTACTTCTGGATTGATTTATGTAAATAATGGTACCCCACCTTATGACGGCAGTTATACTTTTGGTGGATTTGAAAATAATGTTAGTTATTATATAGAGTTGGTAATTTATACCATTTATGGTACAGAAATTAGAACTCCGCAAATTCAGTTTACAGTTAGATATGGTTTACCAGATTTATTTACCGTAGTTGAATTATTTAATAACTGTGAGGAAGGATATATTACAGTTACTTCTAATATGAGTATTATTGAAGGTGACAGTTATCCTTATCCTCCAAACTTTATAGATAATAAAGAACTAAATTTAACTAATCCTACATGGTGGGCACAATGGAATATAGGATATGAAATATCGGGTGATTTTTTATTAAGAGCTTGGTTTAGGAATCCTAATCCTAATAGTACAATTATAAGATTATCAAACAGTGAAATAGGGAGTATTACTTTTCAGTATATACAAGGATATCCTAATGTAGAAGCTGAAAATCCACAAGCATATATTGTGGTAACAGTAACTTCTTTGAGTGGGCAAAGTTATACTGTATTGAGTAATTTTATTGATGTAATTCCTGTTACAGAACAATATTGTATGTGGTTTACCAGAATAAATGGATTATATAATGTACAGCTTATGGCTGTTTCAAATACACAAGAAACTAATGAAGGGGGAGAAGAATAATGTTTAGTTTTGTTGGTTATGATTTATTTTCTGACCAATATTGTTTAAATTCTCCACCTTCTATTGTTGATGGAATTAAAAATACTACATTAACCAACGCTATTTTTAACCATTTAAATGCAAGTACGAATACATCCATACCAGTATCTACAGATATTCCAGAATGGGATTATGGTACTATTTATGATATGGATTTTAATGGTAATTTAAGTGGCGGTAACATTGACTTCGTTTTAAATCAGATTTCTAGTGTAAGAATTAAGCGTAGATTTGAAGGGGAATTTGCCTGGGTTACTTTAGAAGAAATTCCTATCAATCAAGTTGCAGACTTAGGGTTTACCTATACAGACAGATTAAATAAAACCGGTGTTACTTATGAATATGCTATTGTTCCTGTTCTTAATGATGTTGAAGGCAACTATGTAACTAATAGTGTTTATTCTGAATTCTATGGTGTTTATATTGGTAATAATGATAACATTTATAGATTTATGTATGATGTTGGATATGGCACTACTACTACTACTCAGCAAACAGGAACTTTTGATGTTCTAGGTAGAAAATATCCTATTGTTGTATCGAATGCCGACTTACAATATGAAACTGGTTCTGTAACAGGTTATGTATTAAATGATGATTATGATAAGAATGGTGTATTTGACAGACCTGCTATAGTTCAGAAAAGAAAAGAAGTTGTACAATTTTTAACAGATAAAACAGCTAAAATATTAAAAGATTGGAACGGCAATATGTGGCTTTGCACTATTACAGGTAGTGTAAATAGTGATTATGTCTCATATTCTGGTATGGGAATTCCTTCAGTGACTTTTAGTTGGGTAGAAATAGGAGACGCAGATAATTTTACTGATCTTTATAATGCTGGATTGATAGAGAGGGTAGAGTAATGGCTGGTATTACTATTTCTGAATCTCAATTTAGAGTTATTTCCCAACCAATTCAAAAAAGGTCGGTCAGATTAGAATTATTAAATTATCAATATCAGACTGTAGATACTTTAGAGGGGGTATGTACTGGTGGTTCTATCAATATTGATGCTAATGCTGATATAAGAAGAACTGCTAGTTTAGAAATAGCTGTAACAGATTCTAGTTTTGAAGTAGAATCCGGCGGTCGAATTTGGTTTAATTTTAGACCAAGTAAAATATGTTGAATTGCTGGAAAATCCTTAGAGCCATTTATACTTATATGTTATAACTAAATGGATTGGATAATCAGCAGCCAAGACTATTAAAGTAAGGTTCAACGACTATTAATGTGTAAGCGATTGACACAGTAGCAGCATATATTATAGATATATAATAATGATATAGTCTGTTCTTGTAAGAAATTATAAGAGATTGGTTTAGCGAACCAATAAACAAAAAAGAGATAAATTCGTTAAAATATACATAGGCACTTATGATTTGTTTACAGGCGAAGTAGTATGGACAAATTGTGGTATGTATATTATTGATGCTCCTTCTTATACTTTTAGTGCGGCAGAAAATACATTATCAATTACTTTGCTTGACTTAATGGCAAAACTAACAGGAACTAGAGATGGTTATTTACCTGGTGTTCCTGTTGTTATTTCTGCTGGTGAAAGTATTCGTAGTGCAATTATTGATACTTTAGCTTTGGGCGGATTTACGCAATATGTTGTTGATGATCCTCCCACTCCTGGATTAGTTCCTTATGATTTAGAGTTTGGTCAAGGAACTTCTATTTATGATATTTTAGCTGGATTGAGAGATTTATATCCTGACTATGAAATTTATTTTGATGTAGAAGGGGTGTTTTATTATAAAGCAATTCCTACTGGTATGGATGATCCTGTACTAATTGATGATAGTACTTTTCAAAATATAGTAATTAGTGAAAATACTTCTACAGACTTCCAGAATGTAAAAAATAGTATTGAGGTTTATGGGCGTTCCCATGATCCTGTTTACTATACTGAAGAAGTTTCAATAAGTGGAACTGAATCACAAAAAACTATCAGTTTAACTTATGATAGTTTGAATGGTCCTGTTGTTGATGTAGTATATGGTTTTACTGTGCCTAGTATGCCTGTTATTACAGGTGGCAATTTTGCTATGATATTAAAAGGTGCTAATTCTACATTACTTACAGCAAGAGTTTATGAGAGTGATGGAGAAACACCTCCATATGTAGCTGCTGAATCAGATAATCCATATTATTGTTTTACTATTAGAGAAAGTGAAACAGGTTCTTTATGGTTTGAATGGTTAGGACATTTACAAGCTTATGGTTCTGCTGAAGATGATAATGCTGATTCTCCATATTATGTAGAGGGCACAGTAGGGAGAATCCATGAGGTGTTATATGGTGGAGATTATGACAATTGCTATAGTGATGAATTAGCACAAGAACGAGCTAATTATGAATTATGGTTAAAAACTAACATGAATGCCACTATAGATTTGACTACAGTTGTTGTTCCTTGGATTGACGTTAATATTCTTTGCGAATACACTTCAAAAAGAAACAATACGACTGATAGGTATCTTATTAAGTCTGCACAATTTGGACTCGCTCCTGATGAATCAATGTCAATAAATATGATTAAGTTTTATGCGAGTGATGATATCAATGCTCCAGAATATACTTATTTACAGTATATTGAAGCTTCAGATGGTTGTGGAATTAATACACAGTATATAGCTAGTTCTTATACCGCTTTTAGTATGCAATGTCAACTTTATGAGAGAAGCAATGCAACAGGTTATTTATTTGGCTGTATGAATTCTACAACTGGAAGCTTTAGTATTTATCATATTGTATCTATAGTGAGCGGTGCTGCTAATAGTACATTAACAATGTATTATGGTAATTCTATTGTTAGCTTATGTACTTATGAAACAGATGCTAATACAATGACCAGTTGGTTAATCAGTTTAAGTGAAAATGTTGTTACTGTTCAGGGACATGCTGAAGACGGAACTTTATTGATTAACAAAACAGTAAATGTTCCAAATAATACATTCACGCAAGATAATAATTTTTATATCTTTGGTATAAGCAACAATGGACCATTTTTATCTCAGCCAGGTTATAGATTAAATTCTTTTACATTAAGAGAAAGAGGTTCTATGGTAAGAAATTTTGTCCCTGTAGTAAGTCATACTGTAGGAGTAGGATTATTGGATACTGTTCATAATGTATTTTATGAAAATATAGGTACTGGTGTAATTAGTCCCGGTCCTAATTCTAATTAAAAAGGTGGTGAGAAACAATGTCTCAATCTTATCCTGATTTATATTTAACAAACTTCCCCGAAGCTGTTGATAATATTGAAGATGTAATGGATATTACTGCTACAGATGGTCCATTGATTCAACAATATATGTCAGCTTTAAATGCAGGAAATCAAACACAAGCTAATGCTATTTTAGCTACAATCCCCAATTGGTGGAGAAAAACAATAAGTGCTCAAAATATTAACAGAATTTCTCAAGCTGTATTAGCTACTGAGCGATTTTATAGGAATGATGTTCAAACCTATATTAACAATTTAATGGCAGAGTGGACCACAAAAGTAAATGCTTTTGATTTAATAGGAACATGGAATAGTGGTCAAGCTTATGTTAAGAATAATATGGTTTCTTATCAGAGTGGTACTTCCACATTAATTTATTTGGCTATTGAAAATGTTCCTGTTGGTACTTTAATCACTAACACAGCATATTGGAGAAATATTACTGTTCAAGGTATTCAAGGTGAATCTGGTGTTGGTTTAGCTTATCGTGGAGAATATTCTGATGGGCAAGTTTATGGTAGTGAAGATGCTGTAACTTATAATTCTGAAGTTTGGATGTGTCTACAAGATAATACTTCTGTAACTACACCCGGTTCCGATCCTGAAAAATGGCAATTGGTTATGACATTGCAATCTGCCACTTATCCAATACAAGATACTCAGCCAGAGGGTCAAGCTGTTGGTTCTCTTTGGTTTGATACATCTGGTAATTAAGGGGGATTAAAATGGCAAATCCAAACACAATTCCCTTCAAACACTATCAAGATATTCATATAGCCGATGAAACTGTAAGAAGCCAATTTATCAGTCAATTTACAGCAGGACATTATACAGAAGCATTAAATATTTTATCAAGTAACGCTACTCAGCTTGACGGAAAAGCATTTATAGCTGCTGCTATTAATCCAATTATAGCTGGTATTTCTGTTATACAGAATTTATATTATGATAGTGCGCCTAGTGGATTTGATGAAGATTTCGCTCAAATGCAAGCAGTAATAAACGACTTGTTAAATGCTGGTGAATGGTCTAATTCACAGGCTTATGAGAAAAACAATTTTGTATATAATTCTAATAATGAATGGTATATGTGTATTGCTGACGCAGATGCAGGCACACCATTAACAGATGATACCCATTGGCTGTTTTTAGGATTAATAGGACCACAAGGTACACCTGGTATTGAAGTTACTATGAAATATGAATGGGATAGTTCTACTCAATATGAAGTGAATGATGCTGTTACATATGGCGGTAATACAATATGGGTTGCCCAACAAGCTAATACAAATGTTACTCCTGGCAGTGATGAGACTACTTGGGTAAGATTATTAAGTGCTCCTGCTGATCTTATTCATGTTGGTGATACAGAGCCAGAAAATAAATATAATAATTCTGTTTGGTTTCAAACAGATGTTTCAATAGATGATATATCTACAACAGGACCTATACCTGGTACTTTTAAAAGATATGTTGAAGAAGCTGGAGCATGGGAGGAAATGTATCCTTATCTCCCTTTTACTCAAATAGTGGATAGAGCTAGTTATAGGCCAGCTATATATACTACTACAACAACTATAGTTGCTAGTGGTTGGCAGGATAATTCTTATACTTATACTAATGTTACAATTGATGATAATAGTATAGTTCAAATTTATCCAGTTTTGCCATATAATTCAGCTCAAGTTGTTATGTATGGTTCTTTAAGTATGCAAAGTGTTGTAAATAATAATTTTACTTTAACCACTAATTTAGCTTCTGAAAATAGAGTAGATATACCAATACAAATAGTGATAGTTCAATAAGAGGTTGATTATGGCTTTAAATTTTCAGCCAAGATACAAAGCTTCTGAAGAAGAATATGCAGAGTTAAATTATGCTACAAATGTAAGTTCAGTTTTGGGGACAGAGGATGTATATCAAATTGTAACTCAAAATTTAAATATACCCGTGCCTTCTGGAAGCAATATAACACAAACTTTAAGTTTTCTTACAGATAGTAAAATGCCAGAAAGTAAAGTAGAAATGTATTTAACTACTGCTGGAAATGAAGCGCAATTGGCTTATAATACAATTACTCAATTCGAAGTAAGAACTAATCAGGTAATTATTACTAGATTAGGAGAAATGCCCCAGACAGCTATTGATGTAACTTTAGTTTTTTATGAAAAGAGGGTGGTACAATGAATACAGTTATGAAAGTTTTAGGAAATTATAATAATTATATTCAGTTGTATCCTCATACTCCTTCTGATAATATATGGGATTGGCAAATGGGAGAAATATTCGGCCCATATGAAATTGAGTTAACTGCTGCCAATTGGGATGCCAGTAAACAACAAACAGTTCAATTAGAAGGTATAACTTCTTCAGATATTCCTATGTGCGTCAAAGTTCTGAGAGGAACACAAGAAGAAATGATGGCACAAATGGAAGCATATAATTTATTAGATCCAATGATGGGAATAGAATCACTTGAAGGCGCAGTAAGATTTACTTGTTCAGAAAGTGTTCCCACAATAAATATTACTGTCCAAGTAGATTGGAAAAGATAAAGGAGGAAGAGTTTATGGATTTAACACTAAATACTCGAATTCAACTCCGCAATGACACAGAGGCTAATTGGTTATTAGTTGCTGATACCTTTGTTCCTCTAGCTGGCGAAGTATGTATTACCAATGATGGTGATCATAAAGGCCAAATGAAAGTCGGTGATGGCGTTACCACCTGGGGTGCTCTACCCTATATGGGCGCATCAGCTTCTTTAGAAGTCAGTGCGGAAGATGTTACTTTCCCTGAGAATTTTACTTTTACTGAAACTTTTGGTAAATATGAACCTGGCAGTTCTGGTTCTGTAGAAGTTCCTGCTGCTGGTAAAACTTTAACCGAACTGCTTACAGATGCTTTTTCTGAGGATAGAAATCCTACTATTACTCAGCCTAGTGCTTCTGTTACGTCTGCTCAAATGACCCGTGCAGAAGTGGGCACTAATATTACCCCCACTTATTCTGTAAGTTTTAATCCTGGTAATTATCAATATGGTCCTGCTACTGGTGTTACTGCTAATGCTTATAGCGTGAGCTTTAATAGTCAGACTTTAACTGAGCAGAGTGGTACATTTAACGAATATCAGATTGTTGACGATACCAATTTACGGATTCAGGCTCAAGTAACACACAGTGCTGGTGCTGTGCCTGTAACTGCTTTAGGTGCCGAATATGCTGATGGTCAAATTAAAGAGGGTACTAAAACTGCTCAGACTGGTGCTGTAACTGGTTATCGTAAATCTTTCTGGGGTACTTATACCGCTAAAGATACAGAAGGTACTACTTCTGATTCTATTCGTACTCTAAAAGACAGCTCTAATCAGGCTTTAGCCAATGGTTCTAATTTCACTATTAATATTCCTGTTGGTGCTTTAAGAGTATGTTTTGCTTATCCCGCTACTCTACGAGACGTTACTTCTGTAAAAGACGTAAATGGTTTAAATGCTGAAATTGCTTCTAGTTTCACTTTAAACACTGTTCAGGTAGCAGGTGCTAATAACTATTCTCCTATTGATTATAAGGTTTACACTCTTGATTTTGCTAATGCAAATGATACAGTTAACACCTATACTGTACAAATTTAAGAAAGGAGGATATAGATTATGGCTTTAAATTTTGGTAAATTAAATTTCTCCACATCTTTTAATCCTACAAGTGCATTTCCTATTGATGCACGTCAATATTTTGAATCTTATGCTTCTGCTCAAGCTGCCGCTCAAACCGCTGTAGAAGCTGGCTCTGCTGACAGTGTATATTACATTGGTATGCCACTTGTTGTGGTTGAAGATAGTGTAGCTACTCTTTATGTTATCAATGGTGATAAAACATTAAAAGAAGCTGGGGGTTCTGTTGCAGTAGATGATAAGGCAATTCAGGTTGGTGATGATGGTAAAATCACCCTGTATGGTTTTGCTGATGCTACTACAGGGATGCAACCTCGAATTTCCGCTTCTGGTACTTTAGAATGGTATACACCTGATACTTCCACTGTTTCTGGTTTACAAGAAGCTGTTGGTTAGTTACAGACTGATGTAGATGCTCTTGAATCTAATTTAGCCGACAATTATTATAATAAAACAGAAATAGATTCTAAGATTACTTCTGTTTATAAACCCGGCGGTTCTTATGCTTTTGCTTCTTTACCTGCTGCTAGTGCTGACACTGTAGGTTATGTTTATGATGTAACTGATGCTTTTGTTACAACAAATGATTTCGTTGAAGGAGCAGGTCATAACTATCCTGCTGGTACTAATGTAGTAGTAATTGAGGTTGCTGGTGAACCCACCGCTTATAAGTATGATGTTATGAGCGGTTTTGTAGATTTATCTGATTATGTTACAGATGAAGAATTAACTGAACAACTTGCTACAAAAGCTGATGCTTCTCAGGTTGGTTCTATTCCTGGTACTTTATTAAGTTCTTTAGGTGCGGCTACTCCTACTGCTACTAATATTAGTGTAGAAGGTACTGTTGCTACTAAAGGTGAGGGCGGTAATTATTCTACTGCAAGCCAGAATGTTTTAACTATTGTTGGTGCTACAACAGAACAGGCCGGTCTATTAACCGCCTCGGTTCCTCCGGCCTATCCGCCGTCATCGTAGCAATCCTCAACCACAGATGGGCCGCAAAGAAGGGGACATTAGCGTATAATGCAAAAGTATAACATACTTTAATAATTTAAATAATATATTACTATGCTCTCCACTTATTTGTTTTAATTGAAATGTGGGAGGTGAATTAAATTGATTAGTTTAATAAGAGCTGCTTATCAAGAAGAGTCTCGCGTAGCTGAATATACAGGTCTTTCTACGGATGATAAATATGATAAACAAGTAATATCAAACCCTCAAAACGGAGATATATTCAAAGAGTTAGATACAGGTACGGTTTATAAATATGATGCTTCTTCTCAATTATGGATTGCACAGCCTGCATCAGGGGGTGGAGGTAGTGGAGGGCCTACGTACACTCCTGGTAATGGTATTAACATTACTGGTACTATCATCTCCGCAAAGCCCGGAACAGGTATTGTTGTTGATACTAGCGGCATTAATGTTGATACGAACGTAATACCTAACAAAACTTATATTGATAATAATATTGAAAATATTCGAAATATTGTCGATAATATAGTAGATGGCACCACACCCATTATGCTTCCTACTGCATCTGATACACAATTAGGTGTAATTAAAATCGGTGAAGGTCTTGAAATTGCTGAGGATGGTACATTAACAGTAAATACAGGGCCTTCTATAATTCCTAATCCTACTGAAGATGATGCAGATAAAATATTAGGGGTTAATGATACTGGGGATTATGAACTTTCTAATGTTGTTTTAATAAATGGCGGGACAGCACAAGAATAACATCCTGCTATTTATGAAAGGGGTGTTTTTATGAATGTGCAAATAGCTCCTTGTGGAGGTTTCTGGTTTGATGCTGACACAATGGAATTAATTCAAGACGGTGATAGAGAAGTATTAAGTGCTATTGGCGGTGGAGATGGTGATGGTGCTTCTATTGCTCGTCACAATAGGGATCCTGAGGCTCACGAACTTATTCAGTTAGATTGTGGAGATTTGGGATAAAATAAAATTAGGAAAGGATTGAACTATATGCCTTCTATTCAGATTAAAAGAGCTTCTACTGAAGCACTAATTCAGAGTACAGCTCTTAAAGATGGTGAATTTGCGTATGCAAAGGACACTAATAAACTTTATATTGGTACTAATGGCACTACTGGTGGTAATGTTGTCATTAATCCTGATGGTGGTGTTGCTGAAACTGCTACTAAGCTGGCTGTTGCTAGAGCCTTCTCTATCTCTGGGGATGGTACTGCGCCTGCGGTAAACTTTGATGGTTCTGCTGCTGTTGAGCTGGTTCTAACTTTAGCTAATAGTGGTGTTTCTGCTGGTACTTACACCAAAGTATTAGTTGATAATAAAGGCCGTGTTACTCAGGGTTATACTCTTGAAGTAAATGATCTGCCTGAAATTCCTGTGTCTAAAATTACTGGTCTTGGTACTGCTGCCACTGTAAATGTTGGTACTGCTGAAGGTAATATTCCTGTATTAGGTGCTAATGGTAAATTATCTAACACATTTTTGCCTGATATGTCTACAGATTATGTTCCTGTAGATACTATTGGTCAACCTGATGGTATTGCTTCTCTAGATGAAACTGGTAAAGTTCCTGCAACTCAATTACCTTCTTATGTTGATGATGTTGTAGAAGCTTATGTTGTTGGTGAAACTCCTCTTGCTGCTGATTGGTTATCTGAGACTAATAATGGTGAAGCCTTAACTCCTGAAGCCGATAAGATTTATGTAATTATTTCTGAAGGTGAATATCAGAATCAAACCTATCGCTGGAGCGGCTCTCAGTATGTCCAGATTATTTCTGGTGGTGTAGCTTTAGGCACCACCCATACAACTGCTTTTTATGGTGACTGGGGCAATACTATTTATAATGCTACTATCAATGGTAAAAATGTTCGTGATAATGTATCTTTAACTGCTACTGATGTAAATGCTGATCCTGCTGGATCTGCTTTAAGTGTATTAGGTGATGCTGAAGATACTTCTGCTGATGCTACTGTTTATGGTGCTAAAGCTGCTGCTCAGGAAGCTTTAACTGCTGCTCAAGGCGCTGCTGCTCAGATTGCTAATAAAGTAGATTCTGTTACTGCTGGTGATGCTTCTGTAACTGTTGGCGGTACTGCTACTGCTCCCACAGTAGGTGTAAAGATTTCTGCTGAACCTAATAACTCTTTAAGCCTAAAGAGCGATGGTTTATTTGCTTCTGGTGCTTCTTATACTGCTGGCAATGGTGTTTCTATTGCTGATAATACTATTTCTGCTCAAGTAGCCGCAGGTAATGGTTTAAGTTTAACTGCTTCTGGTATTACTATGGCTGTTGCCACTACTTCTACTTTTGGCGCTGTTCGTAGTGATAACACTTCTATTCTAAACAATGATGGTGTTTTAGCTGTTGGTGATATTGATTGCGGTGTAGTTGAATAATTCTGGGAGGTGAAATACTATGCCCAGAACACTACAAATGTTAAGAGGTAATGCTGCTAATAAACCATTTTTAGCAGATGGTCAAATGTATTTAGAGAAAGATACTAAGACTTTGGTAATTCAGAATAATTCTGAAGAAATTAGATTGGCTGATAGTACACAGATAAATTCCCTACAAGATGGGTTAAGTTCTACTAATCAGACATTAGGAAGTATTGGCACTAATGTTGCTACATTAAATAGCACAGTATCTAATTTACCAATTGCTAATAAATATTCTGGTTCTTTAAGTACAATAGGTTGGACTCCTAGCGGTAGCGAGTATTATTTTGATGTTACTATTCCCGCTATGACTGCTACAATGGGTCCTCTATTAATGCCTCAAGAATTAAATCAAACACAAAAAGATAATTGGAATACATTACTTCGTGTAGAATCTGCTAGTGGATATTGCAGAGTATATGGCTCTCAAGTATTTACTACTAGCGTTCCTATTTATATTTACTATTAAAGTAAAAATAAAAAAGGGGAAGGATAGCTTAATTGCCGTCCTTCCCCTTTTTTCGTTCAGATTAAATCTATGTTAGATTCATTATCTTCTTCTAGATCCTCTAAAGCATCTGCATAACCTTGTTCATAACTCACAATTCTATAATTGCAAAAGGCTGTCATTAAAGCAAGAAATGTTCCAACCATATCTTTGCTTTCTTCCAGAGAATCATTATTAGGTAAAAGAGTTAATACAGGTTCATTTGTTGAAAAACTTAAATCGTATAACTCAACAGAATTTACCAAGTAATTTTTATTGAAATTTAAAGTAAGGAGTATTATTAGGTATCACCCCTATAGTTTATCTACCTGTACTACCAAATCCATTTTCTCCACGTTTTGTGTAGTTTAATTTATTGGTTTCTACAAGTTCTGCACGTTCTACAGGCATAAAGATGAGTTGTGCTATTCTATCACCATTATGAATAGTTTGAGAAAAATCAGAATCGTTATGAAGAGCTACTATATATTCACCTCTATAAGATTCGTCACAAATACCTACACAATTAGCGGGTCTTAAACCATTCTTTGTAGATAAGCCAGAACGTGCATAGATAAATCCAGCATATCCTTCAGGTGGTTCAAAAGCTAATCCAGTACCAATTTTTACAGTAGTATGAGGTGGAATAGTAATTGTGTTTCCTATATGAGTATAGATTTTTGCACCGTAGGTATCTAAAGCAGAACTATTAGAATCATCTGCCTTAATATCTTCAATACAGGCATATAGATCCATTGCTGCCGCACCATCATCTCCATAAGTGGGGATTTGTGCATTAGGATTTAATTTTTTAACTTTAATTTTCATACTCGTTCAATAGTCACCTTTTTAATTGCGCCGTCTTTATTGCTCTCAATAATTTGATTTAACATATCTTGAGCAACTTCTTTTAGATATTCTACATACCCATCATCTGTCTGCAAAGTAAGAATTTCATCTTTACTGAATTCTAGAGTTAGCTTCATCTTTAGTTCTCCTTTTATCACATTGTTTTAATCCAGGATTTATTTTACCGGTGTTATAACCACCGTGTTTTGCTGAACAAAAATAACTAGAAATAGTTCTATTTCCTGTTTTAGTTTTATTTGCATAGTGTGGATGTAGATAAATACATCCTTTACATATTTTCGGATACTTTTTCATTGTTAGTTAAAGAATCATAGAAGGCTAAACAATATGGGATTTTTTCAAAGCATTCTTGTCTAAAAGTAGACCATTCTTCAAGTTTGTGCCCTTTGCGTTGTTTTAACATAGAAAGAACAGTTTCCATTGAACCATCCCATGTTCTTGTTTGATTGTAAGAGCATGGCAGAAGATCAAGAATCTGTCTCCAATAGTTAAAATCATGGGTGAGAATATATTTATCTCTAAGCGTGTTTAAGAAATCAATAGTACGCACCCAATACTCTCTTGTTTCTTTTGGATTAACTGCTGAAAAATCAGACAGTTCAAAAGGTTTCGCAAGTAGTTTGTGCATCTTACTTGTACCATTAGAATTTGTAGATACTTTATAAGTATCAAATTCCATAAGAAAGTGCATTGGTGCTGTAATATCCATTTGAATATGAATAAATCTTAGAAATTTTCTATGCTCTGGGCCAGCTTTAATAAGTTTAGAACATAATTTCATATCTTCTTTTCCAATAGCATATCCAGGAAAATTCCAATAACTATCAGACTTATCCCAACTTGACCAAGAATTTCTCATACCTCGAATAGCTGCTTCAAATCCAAAAGTGTTTACATTTTCAATCTTCAACATAATTCATCCTCATAAGGTTCATGTGGTTCAAGCACAATATCTATCATTATTTTATCTTCTTCACAATAAGAGTACATTACACTTTTTACTTTCCACTCAAAAATATCTCTGATCAAATAATTATCATTTATTATTGTATCTAAAAATACAAGTTCTTTTTTTCTTGGGACGGGAATATTATTTCCAGAGTATTCAGTTATTAATATTTCATGTCCAGAAATCTCAGTAAAAAATCTTAGATAGGTTTCCATTGTATCTCCTTATATTATATCATAAAAAAGTGAAATTGCAAGAGAATTAAAAGATTTTTATATAAAGACCGCAATGACATTCACCTTCAAAGTCTTGTTCTTTAAATTCTTTGCACATACATTTGTTTTCTGGAATTTTTTCGAGACGGCATGGACAGTATGAACACTCTTCTAATTTTAATAAAATTTCTTTTACTAATTGTACGTCATCATTAATTTGAATGTTTGGTAAAATGCCAACAAGCAATCTAGGAAACATCTGTTTAATTAAATTAATTTGGGGAGCATTTTTACCTAAATAATTAATTTCCCAAATAAATCTTTGTAAAATAGCTTCAACTTTTGTTTTATAGTTTTTTGTTATTCTTTTTTTATTGATTTCAATAGATGCTTGCCATGTATTATTTTTTGTATAGAATATACCTGTTACGCCGTTTGGGTTAAAACATTTATTTGGTATTTTTGCTATATTAGTCGAATGAGGAATGTCCTGTAAGTTGGAACGAGTGTTGTTTAATTTATTTCCATCAAAATGGTCATTTATATGTTCATGCGGAATTAATGTATGAAATCTCACTTTTTTATCGTCGATTGTGGTACACATATATCCTGTGTTATCTTTATACCATTTGTGAGGTATTACAATAGACAAGTCTTCGTAAGAAAACATCCCCGTATCTTTATAATTGCCAAATGTATCATAAAAATCTATTTCACATATATTATCTTCATATACTCTGATTTCATTTTTTGTATATTTTGTACGATATAAAAAATTATTATAAACTTCTTTTATCCATCCATGTTGTTCATTAAAAGCTATAGTTGGTTTTATTTCTGTATTCATTTAACTAATTACCTCTGCATATTGATTATCTGATGCTAATGTTACGCCTAAAATTAAATCGAAGCGGCTTGGGCGGTTTGGTATGTATCGTCCAAACTTAACTATGATATTGTTATAGTATTTTAAACGCTGTAATTTATTTTCAATCTCAGGAGGATAATAACCTGTATAGATAACAAAAGGACAATTTATATTATGAGTTCGAAACAAATGAATTAATTCGTAGACTTCATTAAATTGAAGCATAGGTTCCAATCCACCAATTACTACAGCTTTTGTTATTGGATTGTTTATATAATTGTCATAAATAGTTTCAATAGGAATATCTCTAATCGAGGATTCTAAAAGAGGTGCGTTTTGACACACCTCTTTATTAAATTTACCCTCTTTACAACACTTAAAATCACAATAAGCTGTACTAATAAAAAGAGAAGGAAGTTTATAATTTACAAAATCTTCAGCAATTATTCCTCTTGTTTTCATTAAGCATCTATTCCTTTTGCATTCATAGGCATCCATTCACGCATTTTAAATTCTTCTTTACGTTCTTTAGACCAAGAATTTGTCTTTGTGTAAACATTTTCTACCCCTGGTTTCCCAGTATTTAAAAAGGGATTAGACTATACCATAACCCGTTCTGGGTTCCTCTTGGTAGTCGTTGAGGCCATCACTATACGTTATGCCAGCGGATTGCCCAATCTTATATCTTATTACTATACCAGCATGATTAGTACTGCCACCATTCGATTTCTCTAGGGTTTAGTAATATAAGCTCTAAGGGTTTTCCCGCTTATTCGAGGTTTAATTATTTTAAACCGCTCTACAACATTCCTGTTGCATTGGACAATACACAAATTTTATCCAACGGTTCTTGTATATTCAGCAGTTTTTTCACTGTCACACTCAGGACAAACATTACCATAAAATAAATGCCCATTATCGTCAGAACTCATTTTACCATTAAAAGCAAAATAAGTAACACCTTCACCAGTTACATAGTTTAACATATCCCACGCTTGTTCTTCAGTAGAAAAAGGCGCATCTAGATTAATATGGCAAATAGAACCACCATTACAATACTGATCAAATTGAGAACAAATTTTAATTCTGTCTTTTAAAGAAGAATGAATACCAAGAGGAATCCATTGATTTCCATAAAGAGGAAGATCTTTTACTACAATTTCAGGAAATAAAATTTTATCGGCTTCTAAGAATTTTACTGCTGCTGTTTCTCCTGGAACTTGTTCGCAATTTACTTTGTATTCTTTACCATTTACAAATTCATCAATAGTGTTATGGATTGTTTTAAAAATCTTTTCACCAAAGTCAAATGCTTCTTTTTTATAAGAAACAGTTTCAAAATCTTTATCACACTTAGTGTAACCAAAAGTTTTCATTGTTTCATAGATGCCATTGATCCCTATTGTATTATATAGGTGTTCAAAATCAATAATGCCATCTACAAAGTTGGGTAATAATCCTTTGTCTACATTTCGTTGTATAATATGACGAATTACATGAAGCAATTTCATATCAAGAATTAAACGCTTTTTTAAAACTTTAAGATATTTTTTCTCATCATTGTTTGCTTCATAAGCAATTCTGGCTAAATTTATAGTGGATACTTTTACAGAGCCAACTTTAAGTGCCGTACCACCAATAGAGTTAAAATATCCTAAATCAGAAATATTGCTCTTGAGACGGCAGCAATTACTTAAACTGGTAACATCTTTATCACAGAAGAAGTTGGAATCATTCCATTTGCGATTATGATTAGAAGCCCATTTAGCAAAATCTTCGTCTACAAATTTACCATCTTTATAAAGAAGAGAAATTGTATTTACAGGGAAAGTAAACATTCTTCCTCTATCTTTAATTCCAGACATTTCTTCTAAGAACCATTTTTGGAATATAAAAATTTCTTCTTTATAGTCTATTGCTAGTTTGCCATCAGGGTATTCCATACCACCAAACAGAGCATCAAAATATTCTGAATCAAAAATACTGGAATTTACAAAAGCAGACTGTATACCATCACGAGTATAAGGTTGATTCATTCCATAAACAATTCTTTGAATTTCGCTTTTGGCGAATTGTTCTGGTGTTTGATTTCTTGAATAGTGACCACTATCTACATCATTTCTCCAGAACCACCACATATAAGGAATTAAATTTGGTAAACCACATGCTCCTGAAGTTCTATTTGTAGCAAAATTAATAAACTCTTTAACAAAATCAACAAAAGTTTCTAGATGTTTAGCAGGCTCAGGTTTATTATGATCTTCTAAATAGAACAAACCTTCTTCAACAATACGCTTTAAATCATAAGCAAAACAGTTATGGCTTACAATATTGTTACACATAAAATGGCCGGTTTCAACAGAAATATCATAAACATATTCATCATTGTCATCTATGAGAACTTCATTGTTTAAAACAATTTGTTCCCCATAGCCAAAACTATAACGCTTATTTATAGATTGTCTTACTTCTCTTTCATATGGAACGGCAATTCTATGAGTGGAAATTTTAATACTATTAAAATCTTCATTTTCTTGAGTCGGAGTAAAAGCCATGTGATAAATTAAATGTTTACCCCTAAAAGAATCGCCCCTACAATATAGACTTGGTGTCTGTTCTCTTACAGTATATCCAAAAGCTCTCATTAGAAAAGCTAATTGATTGACCAAAGAACGAGAAGTAATACGAATATGAATCCGTCTCCCTTGAGCAGAGGTACAAGTTCCATCTCCGTCTATTACCCCTGCAACAATACCTTTAATAAAGTCTTTGTTATAATTCATAATAGAAGGTGCCAAGCGTTTAGTCCAAGCAGTGTTACCAAAGATAAACAGTTTAAAAACTTCACCTAATAATTCAGATTGTAGCTGTAGTCTTAAAACATTATTTTCTCCTTTATAAATAGCATAACCCCAGTTTTTATTTTCACAGACTTCAATAGCTTTTTGTAAATATTCGTTATCGTTTTGGAAAATGCAAACAGAATGGTTAAACGTACCCTCGGCAAGAACCATTCCAATCATCCATCCAAAATCATAATCTAATATAATTTTATTCTGAATAGGATTGCTACCTCTACGCCCTTTATATTTAGTAAAAGAGCAAACTTGCCCTTCTTTGTTTTCTAAAGGTTCTCCATCATAGATTTTTCCTTTAAAAGTAATTTCATCAAAAATATCTGTGCAGTAAATTTCTTTTATGTCGCCAAAATAGTTCTGATTAAATTCTTGGGTCTTAATTTTATCTTCGTTTGGAATAATATTAGAAGCCTTTTTATCTCCATTAACGGTAATTACAGGATGGTTGGAAGTAACAATTTCAGAAAGGCCGTTTGCACTTTTAATCCAATGGAAATCTTTTGTTTTAGGCTTTCTAATAACTCTATATACTTTTGACCAACAATCATTTTCATCCCATACATAAAGATCGTTTGTATATTTACAGTATGCCTTATCTTGTTCGTTTAGCAGTTCTACTTTTTCTTCTACCAAATCAAACAAATCTTCAAAAGTTGTAAGATACATTCTGTTTTTATATTTTACAACTACTGTTTCTGTGCCTTTATAAGAATAAGGAACAAACGTACTGCTGTTGGCATCATGTAAATATAAAGCTTTATTCCATTCTAGTTCAAACCATTCTTTAGCTGTAGCAAGACCATATTCTTTTTTCATTTCATAAAAGATTTTATTGTAAGCTAACAGTTTTTCATGAGGTTTAGACATTTCAGAACGAAGCGTTACAATGTCTTTATTATGAACATTAGAACTAGCATCAACACTGGCATCAGCAACAGTATCATTATCAATAAAATTATTAATAAAATCAGAGAAGTCTAATTGAGATTCATGTAGTCCATTTATTTTTTCAAATTCTTCTCCATATTGAAACTGTAAATCTTTTAAACAGCGTTCAAAGTCTTTATTTAATTTTAATTTTATGTCCATTCATTGTCCTCCTTATAAATTATTTACCCATTTTACAGCAGTAGGAAAATTCATCATATTTCCATCCACTTCCAGCCAAGGTACTTCTGTCAGTCCTTTTTCTAACATTAGTTTTTCATCATCAATGGTTTTATAATCAAGATGTTTTTCATCTAATTTTTTAGTTAAAATATTGCACTTAGGGCAACCTGTGCTATATAAAATTATTTCCATATAACCCTCCATTATTCATCAATAATATTTTCTATATAAATATCATCAATTTCTGTACCGCATTCTATTGGCTTTAATTCATAATTAACGCCAAAGTTTAATTTGTATAAATCTAAAATATCTCTTAAAGCTTCCCAGCCATGTTCATAAGAAGATAATCCACTCTTAATTTGTTCTATAATTACATTCATATCAATCTCATCATCTACTTCTACTAGATGATATTCAGTTTTTGTTTCACCAATAATAAGTTTCAATTATTTCACCTCCTTTAGCCACTCATAGAGCCAAGTATCTCTTTCTTTGTTTTCTTGGATAGACAAAGATCTTTTAATAATATTTTTATTAGAAATTAAAATTAATTTCTTTTTTGCTCTAGTAATTCCTACATAAATCAAATTTCTAGAAAGTAATGATTCGTGAGACTTATGCAGAATTACAATAACTACATCACTTTGAGAACCTTGAGATTTATGTACAGAGATAGCATATCCTAAATCTAAATCTTGAACATTCTTTGTTGAAACATAGGCTGTTCCTTCATCGAATTCTACAATCAATCCTTGCGGCTCATTATTGATTTTTACGTCATCAATAATATACCCTATATCTCCATTCATAACACCAAAAATATCTTCTGAAGGAATATAAGAATTATCAATTTCTTCAGCATAAGGCATTTTATAATTATTTTTGGTGTTAATTACCTTATCACTAATTCTATAGCCTTCAAAACAGGTTTCTCTATTTTGATTGATATAGTCTTGAATTACTTTGTTTAAATGTTTTGTTCCATATGATCCAACATTAAACGGAGACAAAATCATAATATTCTGTCTAGTGTATCCTTCTGATAATAGCTGTTGATAAAGGTTAATAAATTGCGTTTCAAAATTATTAGCGAATGGTAACAAAACATAATCACTAAATGGTTCTTCTAGATTATCCACATTACCATTTCTAATATCAGTAGCAACAGTATCAATTCCACCCTTACCATATCTAAACACTTGAGTAAGTTTAACAGTAGGTATTGTTCCACTGTTTAAAATATCTTCGACAATATTTCCACAAGAAATAGAAGCTAACTGCGCATTATCACAAACAAAAAGAAGTTTTACTTCTTCTCCAATAATTTGTAGTAATGTTGCTAATAATTCTACTCCAACCATTGACATTTCATCAATAATAACTACGCCAGAAGTTATTGCATACTTATCTCCAAAAGAGTTTTCATATTTTTTAATAAGTCTATGAATGGTTGAAGCTGATCTTCCTGTGGATTCTCTTAATCTTTTTGCAGCAATCCCTGTAGGAGCTAACATTAAATAAGGAATTTCATTGTCTTCAAGCATTTTAATTACTGCTTTAACAGAAGCGCTTTTACCTGTACCTGCTTGACCAACAAGCATTCCTATATTATTTTCTCCAATGACTTGCAAAATTTTTGTTTGTTCTTCAGTCAAAGTAAAACCATCTGCTGTTGTATATGGTTTCCAATCAACTGTCCAAAACACAGAAGAATTTACTCTATTTTTGATCTGTTCAGCAATGATTTTTTCATTTGAATAAGTAGATGCCCGAGAGATATAGTTGTCTTTTACAATAAAAAAATCAGTATTTTTTACTACGTTTTCAAAGAATTTATCGCAACATTCACTCATGTATTCTTTTGCTATATCATAGAGTACATCTATATCTAGTTTAGTATCTCCATATTCATTTTCATTTTGTTTAAGAACACTATCCAAATAAAAACTTAAACGAATTTCAGAAATAGCTAAGTCTGGATTGATTTTGCTGAGGATTATATCGTCAGCTTTTTCAAAGCTCATTTCTGTTATTTCAATTAAAAATTCATAAGGAATAGTTAACATTCTTTCTTCTGCTACTTTGGGCAGCGTATAAACAGAAGATATTCTATCTATGTATTTTTTATCTGTGATTCCATATTTATGAAAAATACTGACAAATAATATAGAGTTGAAATTTTCTTTTACTTTTGTGATATAAGATTTTAAATAAACAGGCCCAACATTGTATATTTTATTATAATCAATTTGTTGTTCTTGCCCATTTAAAATCAATTCTATAAAATCAGGATAAGCGTTAAGTACATTTGTTGCTTGAGAATCAGTCATAATTCCCATTAAAAGATTGTGTCTTAATTCTGGAGCAATAATAATTTTATCTTCTTCTAATTCTACGCCTTTTATGGATAATAATTTATAACTGCAATCATATTTAGATTTTTCATCTTCTACAATTTCTATGGTATAATCTTTATTTATACTCAACATGTTGAGGTTATTACCTGTTAGCGTGAAATTTCCATATTTATTTAAAGGATAATTAAACTGCTCTAAAGGAGCGCAAGCAACGACCCGAAAAGTCTTATCACTGTTGATAAAAACTTCTCTTAAAGTATGACATTTCAATGTTGTACTCATAAATTATTTTCCTTTATAGATGTTTTTAAATTAGCAACAATTATATTAAACTGATCATTACAGAAACCAACAAAATTGTCATAACAATCTTTACACAATATTATTTCTTCAAAACTTGAGGAAGATGTTACAACTTCACGCCCGTATATTTTTAAAAATATGTTGTCTATAAAATGACAAGTTACAGGTTTAGGTAAATATCCATCTTCTTCTTCTAAAGTAGTTCCTAAATAATTTCCACACTTATCACAATAAAAATATGCTAATTTTCTTTTAGTGCGGATTTCTTCAATAGAGTAATCAATCATTGTTTTTCACCTCCTAAGAAAATTATAGCAAAATCCCCTGCTTCCGTCAATAGGAAACAGGGGATTTTTTTAATTTATTTCTGGTTCAAATCCATATCGATATGATGTGATTTTAATAGACCCATTGCTTCCTATTTTATCAATTCTTTCTACTTTGTGAGGATAAATAGAATTTTTGTAGGTCTTTACTTTAAAATCGTTTTTACCATATCTGTAACCAGTTAATATTAAAGTTTGTCCTCGCTTAAACCAAGAAGGATCCACAATAGAATTTTTTCCGTCAACTATATCACTTATTTGCTGTTTATACCAACTATAACTATTACCATCAAATTTAACATTAACAACATTGTTGCTTATATCAAGTAAATAAATTACATGATGGCTGTCATTTCTGGCAATAACTGTACCCATAATTTGATATACCTCATATTGTCTCCACTCTCTTTTACCGTATTTTTTAGTAATAAATACTGGATTTTCAGGAAGGTCAGAGAACAATTTAATATCATATTTTGATCTATTTACTTTTGCTAGTTCATGTTCACCATAATAAAATGAACAAGCTTCAAAAGACCAATGATTAGGATCTCGATTTGGCAATAAAGATTTATAAGTATAAGTTAACAGTTTCTTATTATATTCTTTTACCACATCAGGCTTAGATAAATATTCTTTTAATTTATCCATAGATGGCTTAATAGCCTTGTCTATAGATTTGTCCACTACAAGAATTTTATCATTCTCTTCCCAATAATCAACACCCTCTTGCATGTTTTGTTGAAGATGTTTATAAAAGAATTTTAATCCTTCTTCGTCTAACCAGTATATTTTTTTTGATTTGAAATTAGGATGGACACTATATAAAAATTGAGTAGTAAATATATGTTTTCTGCCTTGATAAATCTCCATAAGATCTTCTGGCAATGGTAAATCAATTCTACTTGCTTCAGATAAATTTTGAGTAGTAATTACTGATTTTTTATCTGTAGAAAGAGATATATATTGACGCATAACCTTTGACCTGTCAGGATCTAAACTATCAAAACACCCTGCTTTAATCAATTGAATATACTTGCTTCTTGTAATAAGTGATCCTTCATAAGAATGTTTTTTATAAAAATCTTTAAAAGAATCATATGGACGTTTTCTTATTATTTGTTGGGCTATTTTTTGGTTTACACCAGAAATTCCTAGCAATCCAAAAAGAATGTTATTTGTTTCTTCAACAGGGGTGAATTCATAATCAGATTGATTAATATCTGGCGCACTTACAGTAATATCAGATTGGCGCATTTTATAGATAGCTTTAGCAATTTCACCGTAATCTGCACTAATTGATTTATTAGGATTATCGGTTGAACCTGAAGCTTCTACAGATAAACATGCACAATTCCAATATACTTGAGGATAGAAATAGTTAAGATTTAATTCTTGAAGAGCTATGATGGAATAGACATATGAGTGAATCTGGGAGACTTGTATACCCTGGCTTTCGCCATATTTATACAGGGAATAGACTATATCATTATCCACTTATTTCAGTTGGGATAGTCTGCGCTAAACTGGTGATAAGTTCCAGTTACTTAGTCGTTGCAGTAGATTGAGGAAGAGTGGCAAGATATGGACAAAATCCATTAAGCGTTAATACACAAAGTCCATTACTAACCCCTGGCAAAGAGCATCCTCTACATTCAAGAACGCTTGGCAGAGTAGAAAATAAACAATCTTCTGCATACTTTGGCATTTCATCAACAATGATTTTCATATCTTTCTCCTTTCTATCTACCACAGGATTATCATAGGCTTTCGCCCTTAGACTTCCCCTGTTAGCAGAGGGGATACGATTCATATTCATATATTGTTCCAAAAGCAGTTTCCTTATTCAATATAGAACAATATTCGGCAGCATCTTCAGCATTAAGAAATACTTTATCTATAATCTTACAATCTTCCCAAATATCATTGTAAATTACAATATAAACCATATCCATAATAATAACCTCCACACCCGTTTATCAGACGGTTCACAGACTTCTAATATGATATTCCTATCATATCACGCTTAATTTATTGACCATATCCTAATTTCTTAACTCCAAAAAAGCTTTGACCTCTTTTAGAATTAAGATTAAATTTTTCACCGTTATTATTAACCACTACATTATCATATTTTTTAAAATAATTAGAGTGAATCATTTTTAATGCTTCTTTTCTATTATCACAGGAAATTGTAATAATTTTTCTACCAGACCAACAAGTAAAAACAATCATAAGATTTCCTCCTTTAATAGAATTATAACATATTTAAAACATTTTAGCAAGACTTAGGTCAATAAATCTTTTACGAATACCCTTTACTCATACTAAATACTACATTCCATACATAGTCTAAAAATTGTTCTCTTGTGCCTATTTCTCTACCTTTAGTGAAGAATAATTCTTCGGCTTCAGCTTGAAGTTGAGGATCTTTTTTCACATTGTTATCCTATAGGCTTTTTATCCTATAGTTCTTACGGTTTCCCGCAAGGTCAGCATATATCTTTATCCTTAAATATTTTGTTAGTTGTGAGATAAATAAGTAGGTAGTTCACTAATCACATTACTAATATCTACCAAAGCACAGCAACTTTTATTAGGATCATTATAATTTACATACCAAGCGCATTTTTCATTACATGATATAATTTCTTTAAAAAATTCATATTCTGATTCTCTGATTAAATGTTCTCCATAAGTAAGAACATATAAAGGGCATATTTTTTTATCGTCCATTTTTATTCCTCAATTTCATTTTTATAACACTTTAAATTCCATAATAAATTCAGATGGTTCATTAACACAAAAATGTTCTACATAACTGTCTACAAACTCAACAAAATAATTTTTGTAGAATTTTGTATCTTCTTTTTTTGTGGTATTTGAATCACACAAAGAAAAATTAATATGCAAAACATAGTAATTATTTTTAAGAAACCAATCAATATATTCTGCTGAACGAATAATGATTTTATTATTAGAGCGGTTATAATTAAAAGAAACAATATAATCACTAAATTCTATTTTATCATCATCTCGTATAGTAATAGCTGTTATTGTTGAAATACCCGCGATAAATTTCATTTGTATTTCTCCTATAAATATTTAAGGATAAGGGACACTCGTGGCAGTATTATATTTATTCAACCGCTATGCGTTACGGTGTTACTTTGCCTTTCGTAATCAAAGTAATTACCTCGGTGTTAGCTTATCAGATTAAATTTTATTGGCTTCATAAAACGCCCAAGCAAATCCCGGTGGTGTCATGGCTCTAAACTCAGCATCGGTTTCTGGTTGTTTATGCCAACTTAGCTGTGGAATATCTTTCCATGCAGATCTATGTAGAAAAGCAAAATTAGGCTTGTTGCGACCTTTGCGAGTATACAAAGGCAATTTATTAGGTACGTCCTCCCAATGTTTATATTGTTTCGGAGGAATATTAAAATCGCCCCAAATATCTGTTGCTTTTGTCCAAGGGTCACCATACTCCCAAGGCTGAAATGTCATAGTAGGAACTCCAAGAAAGTCTCTAAGATGCCCTCGGGGGTTTTCTAAAGCCCACCACTGACATTTAGTGCTGTTAATAATATCTAAACAGGCGTTTACTATTTCCATACCTACATCAAAATTTCTATGTCTGTTTTCAGCGATACAATTTAACACACTAAATTCAGTACAAGGAGGTGCAGCTAAAATGCCATATACTTCACTTGGAGGGATATAAGTACGCACATCATACTCGGGTAATGTAATAATACGCACATCATATCCATTTAAAGCCCAGGGTCTACTCCATGACCCCGTACCACCACATAAATCTAAAACAATCTTGCTCATAATTTAATCTAACTTAGCCTTTCTTACTACTGTTATTAACAGTTGACCGATTTTGCCCCTTTCATTCTATATGTTACCATATAGACGGCCCAAAGTCAAGCCACAGATTTCCTCAACTTGTTACTTTCCTTCAAACCATAGCCGCTAACTGATTTATCCATACTCAATCTCATAATTTTTTCTTGACTGTCTGCAAGCCCATAAGCATCAGCAAGATATTCCCACAAGATATTTCTTTCTTCATCAGTTAGCCCATATTTTTTAGTATCGTTTATCCATTCATTGTGATTGTTTTTGTATCTTACATATTTATCTATAGGTGTTTCTGTTGTATCTTCTGGCATAAGCCGTAATAAACTATTTGCTGCTGATAAATCCATAACAGATTGTGGATGAGTTGCCTGTAAAGCTTTAACGGATATTGCTGTGTCAAATTGAAAAATACTATAAACATCAGGAATAATCTTCCACATATCAGGATTGTTATATTCCAATACTTTAGGATGAATCCATTTATAATATGTAGCTTTAAGACTGCCTTCCCAAGTTATTTTTTTATTCTCCAATAACAAATCCATAGTCTTATGAATTTTATCTGCTGCGTTGATAGACAGCATATCAAATTTAATAAGACTAGCTTCTTCAGAATCCCACAAATCATAACAAGTTGTCATAATTCCTTCTGGGGATCTCATTGCAGCAATATAATTTATATAGGGTTCATTACAAACAGTAACACCAGCAGCATGAATACCTCTACCAGCATGAAGCCCTTCAAGAGCTAAACAAGCTTCTTTTAATCCTTTATACTTTTCAAATTCTTTGATTAAAGCTGGAACTTTTGTGCTGCCTTCAAAACAATCTTTAATCTTTTGTACTTTGCCACGATTGACAGGAATTAAAGATTTAAGATATCCAGCGGTATCAGTTGAGATATTCATTCCTCTGCAAATACGTTCTATAGCTGTTTTAGAAGATATTTTAGAGAATGTAGCCACATTAAGAACTTTATCTTCTCCAAAATATTCTTTCATCTTTGCAATTATCGCTTGTTTTTTAGACGCTTCTGAATCATTATCAATCATTGTGTTAACTGCAACTTATGATTTTGTTGCAGATCAGACTATTTCTTCAACTGATTGTAGAATAGGTTCGCAGTGTTGCAATTTTATTAATTTATCATAACAATCTTTACAAAGACAAGCTAGAAGTTTATTTCCTTTTCCCCCTCGAATATCCCCAACAAAATTTTCATGGGATAAACCTTTATTGCAAAAACAACATTTCATGTAATCAATTCCTTAATTTTATCGTAATACTTGGGATTAGATTGATACCAGCCCCAAATTGTTGTCCAAGCATAATCTCCAATTGGTTGTCTAATAGCAGTACAAAGATAATAAGTTTTACTATCTTCATCTACATACAAATCAACAAATTCTGGACCAAAGAAGGAACTAGCTTCATATAAAGCATATGCTACTGGTCCATCATAATCAATAGGCGCATATTTTTCTTCATTATCATCAAAATCGCCGATTTGTTCAAACCAATCTTCAGGAAGAATGTTAAGTAAATCTAAGTATTTCTTCATTTGTTTACCTCGGTTGTGTATTCAAGGTCAAAATAATTGTTGTCTTTTATACACTTATTATTGTCCCAATCTTTTCTTAGCAGCTCTATATCTTTATAATGTTTGTGCAGAGTGATTAAACAATGTTTTTTGCATCCTAAAAAATAACCATGCACAAACATGTTTGAAGAATCCGACCAATGATATAATTTTGGCTCACAAGAACAGTGTGGAACAAATTCATGTTTCACAGGATAATGAACAACAATAGGGGTTCCTTCTCCTGCTTTTATGCTTTCTGGGGTACAAAAGAATAAAAAATCTAACATCTTGTTTACTTCTTTCTACAATCAGTGGATGGCGCTAACCGCTATGAATTTCACATTACGGTGCTTAGTCGTTACAGGTTCCCTTCCGGGCTTCCCACGAGATTGCCATACTCACGACTCAGTATGAGTAAGGTTTCCCTCGTTAGCAAGAATTAAAATTCTCACACCCAGCGTTTCACTGGTTCACCATCTTGTTTTCTACACGTCACCGTATAGCCAGACTATGTTGTTAATCTGGAAGTTCTGCACCTCTGGCAATGTTTCTCACTACCCCTATGTTTCCATAGGGGGATAGACTATTTCTTTACCCACTTATTTCAGTTGGGGTAGATTGCGCTAAAGCTGTAACTAGTTTCAGCTTACTTAGTCGTTACACCTTTCCATATAAATAGACTTGGCACGAGATTACCTTATAGTTTCCTACTTAGGCTTCCCTCGTTAGCAGAATAATAATTCCACACCTGTTAGTCAGACAGTTCACAATCTCCACTTATATTATTCCTAATATAAGGCCCTAAATTATTTATCCATGTTTCTTTTCTGTGAATTTCTTGATACTCATAAATTTCTTTACATTGTAAAAATTTATTATATTTTCTCTTCAATCTTAAATCTTCAGAAGAATTTTCATAAAGCTTAGATAATAAAAAATAAGATTTGCGATTTCCACCTATATCGTAATAAAAAATATTTTTTCCTTTTTTAATTTTTTGATCTCCATCAAAATATTTTCTAAGCCATTCAACCATGGATAAAGTAGATGCTATTTGTACTCTAAATGACTTAGTATTTTTATCAAAAAATATGCAGCCGTTTCCATCTACAAACCCTCTAATAAAATGATTTAACATTTTTTCTGGAATATTTTTTGGTGGTTGTAAAATTAAACTTTTGTTTTGAATGGCACCATACTCATGTAATTTTTGAGCTATTTCTGTACAGCATATTGTTAGACGATAATAACTCCTTGCTTTAAATCCGTTTTGTTCTTTTGCCTTTATTAATTTTATACAGCCTAAATCTGTCTCAATATATCGACACAATGTTTCAAGAATATACTTGTCTTCTTCTTTTAAAGAAATTGAAAAACCAGAATTAGGTATATAACCATCTGCATAAATCAATCCCAAAAAATAAGCTTTATCTTCTGAATCAATTACATCAAAATATTTTTTATTGATTTTGTGTTTTCTATACTCATCAAAATCTCCAGGTGATTGTTTTTTATGTATATTATTCTTTTTTAAAAAGTATCTTATTTCATCAACAGAAATATCAAGAGCTTTTGCCATTCTTCGTATACTTGTATGATTGTTTACATAATAACTGACGATATATTCTTCCGGATATTTTTTACCATATTTTTTAAGTATACTATATCACTTCTTTCATTATGTTATATAAAAAGAAATTTAGGATAAATAGTTTTTAAGGAATCTCCAAAAAGGCAGATAATCACCAAGAGGTACAGGATTTACTTGTGTAACATCTAAAAGATAATTGCAAAGACAGCCTGCTGAACTGCCACGACCAGGCATTGCTAAACTATTAGCTTCCCAAATTAGATCAATAATTTTACTCATTGAACTAAAATAACAAGGAATAGAAGTATTTAATGCTTCGCCAATTAATTTGAACTGCTCAAATTCTTCATCAAGACGTTTAACATATGTTTCAACATCTTTATTTTCTTGTACTACTTTCTCTATTAATCCTTGCTCTATTTGATAGAAAAAGTATTTTTCATGTTCATCCAATGTTTCTGTTGCATAATATTTAAAGTTTGGATATTTGTCATACCATTCTCTAAAAGCATGAGAAACAATATAATCTTTTGGAAGTTTTTCAATCGGGATTCTTGGAATAATAGGGTTGTGAAACAAATCATATTCTTGTATCCGTTCCACAATTTCATTACTCCATTCAAACATTTGATCAATTTCTTCATCATTAAAATTTAATTTGGAATATTCTTTTAATTCTTCAGGGGACATAACATAAGTTGTTGCATAAAAATCATCAACTTCTCTGTCTCCTTCTTGAGATTGAAGAAAAATTTTATGGATCCAAGCATCATCTTTTTTAAGATAATGAACATCTGTTGAAGGTATAATTTTTATTTTATGATATTCAGCAGTTTGTTTAAGAAGATTGTTTGCTTTCCATTGTTCAGTATCTTTTTCTTTAGCTGGCTGATATTCTAAATAAAAATTGTCTTGACCAAATATTTTAATAAGACGTTCTACTTCTTTATCAGCTTCATCAATGTCGTTATTAAGAAGTAGTTTATTTATTCGTCCTCCAAGACAACTACTACTCCCAACAACATGACCCTGATTTGACTGAATAATTTCTTCTAGGTCACTATAGTATGTTGCTCTTCGGTATATCTTACCCTGCTTCCAAGCACGTTCCCATGCTCTTGTAGACAATTCTCTAATCTGCTTATGACCTTCACTATCTAAAGCTAGAAGAATAAAGTGATAATACGGATAAGTATTATGATTTTCTTTATTCTCTCTATCTTCGTACTCTTCCATTAAGTAAATTTCATTACCTAAACCAAGTTTAAAAGGTCTTTCAAGCTGCATAGAGTTATAATATTTTATTGCTTTAAGGTGGCTTGATATACCCTCATGTTCAGTAATAGCTATTCCTGATAATCCCAAATCATAAGCATATTGAATTAAATCTGGAACTCTAGTTATAGCATCTGAAAAACCTAGAAGAGTGTTACTAAAATCTGTGTGTGCATGAATATTAAAATAATTCATTTTTCACCTAAAATATTTATCAAAATTCATCTTCCCAGTTTAATTCAAATGGTGTAATTTCCCATTCTTCAATAATTGCTTTAGGATTAACAGTATCATTCCATCCATTAACACCAAGTTTAACTAACATATCTACTGTATATCCTGCGCAATCATAATCATTAAACATTTGAAGAGTATCTTGATCACATTTAAATTTCCAAAAATCTACTTTGTCGTTAATTAAACGAACACAATCTTTGTTTTTGCCACAAATTACAATTTGTTCCAGTCTAAAATCACATTTAACCCTGAATACTGGTTCGCATACACCGGCGCTAATACTAGATCCCCAAAGCATTTTGTTATTTTCACATACTCTGCAAAGACCTAAAGTAATATTTTCCGGTTTAATTTCGGCAGCAATAATAGTTTCTGGTTCATCAATAGATAAATTATCAAGCCATTCTTTAAATTCATCTACCCTATCTTTAGCAATTTCAATACCACAGGCTCTTTCATGTCCTTGACACAGAGCAATTCCTGTTTGATTGATTGTAGTTGCAATATCAATAGGACTACGAACAGAACCACTATAATAGTTATTATTAATTTTCTCCCTAAGAAGAACTGTAGGCTTGTTATATGCACTACTAATACGATTAGCTACCAACCCAACATAGTTTTTATATTCTGCGTCTACAAACTCTACAATTCCTTTATGTTCGAGATTTAAAGTAGGACGTACAGCTTTGTCAATTTTTTCTACTGTGCTTCGCTGAATGGTATGTGCTCTTCTAGCTACTTTAATACCATTATCAATATCGTCAGACAAACCACTTAGAGCTTCAAAAAAAGTATACTTATCTTCATAATTTTCCCCTCTACATAAAGCGTTTATTGGAGGAATAATACCAAAAGATAAACCAATAGGAACATTACCTTTTTTATTAAGCTTTTTGCTCATTTCATAAAGAAAAGGATTGCCCTCTCCTTTAGATAGAATTTCAAGCCCTTCTTGAACATAAATTCTATTTTCTAAAGAACGTAAATCACAAACATCCGAAATAATACTTATGGCTACAATGTCTCTATATTCAGGTGTAACATAATTAAAATAATCGCAATATTGCTTAATAAATTTATGTACTACACCTGTACCAGAAAGAGATTTATTACTGTATTCTCCATTGAATACGTTAATAACAGTAGCATAAGGATTATCTTGCTCAATAGGGTGATGATCTAGAATCAATACCTGAACGCCATTATCCTCTAGATATTTACACTCATCAATATCATTAGATCCAGCATCAGGGATTATGCAAAAGTTTGCTCCACTCTCAATAATTTTATCAACGATTTTTTCATCGGTTTCTCGAAGCCCGTGTTGTTTAGCTGTATGTTGATAATAAATAATATTGTTTTTATAAACTCCCAATTTAAATAGAAAATCTACCATCATAGAAGCAGACAACTGTCCATCAGCATCACTATCAATCAAAATAAAAATTTTTTGTTCAATATTATTGACAGCACGACGTAATTTTTGCACTCCTATATCACAATTTTTTAATTCATCATAACAATATTCACCTCCTGAAATATAGCTTTCAACATTTTCAACTCCTAATGCACTTAGATAGTCTTTCAAAAATGTTTTTGCTTTAACTTTTTTTAATAGCGGTTTTGTTTTCATGTTTGAATATCAACTCCTTTCACAGATATTATATACCATTTCACCTTAGAAGTCAATATCTGAATGAAAAAAGCCCCGCCAATTAAGGCGAGGCTTTATATTATTCTTCTTCAGTAGAAGCAGTCTTTTTTGTAGTAGATCTCTTTTTGGTAGTGGTTGTAGCAGGAGCATTAACAACCTTAGACATATCACATAGAGCATCAATCATTTTACTGAGAGAATCTTCGTCAATCTCATAGTTAATGGAATCTGCTGCGGCTTTAGCCATAGCCATAACCCATTCCTTTCTAGTTGCTCCATCTTCAAATTTTGTTTCTGCTTCTTCCATGAGATCAATTACTAAAGAAACTAATTGACCCCAATTCTTTTCCTGTACAGATTTTCTTACATATTCTACCAGTTTAATAACCAGAGGAATAGCAGTTGCCAAACCAGCAATAATAGCAATAATTAAATCAGTATATTCCATTCTTTTTCATCTCCTTTAAATTGGTGGGCTATTTACATCATAAGATTCATCATCTTTTATAAAATTTTTAGTTTTGGCAGCTTCCCATTTTACACCTTCACCATTAGGTCCTGTGTTTTCGTCCCGACTTTTATCTACAATTCGGGACAAAACAATAGAACAAGCTGTACCTATAGGAGTAAATACTACTGTCCAACATAACAAAGAACCGGTAAAGTTGTACTGAATACTTCTTACTGCAAGATAAAAACCACCAGCTAATCCTACAGCAAGAAATATCATTATATAAATAGCTAAACGATTAGTAAATCCTAAATTACCAAAATGTTTTATTACAGGATTTTTCTTTTGACGTTTTCCGCGTTTAGCCATTACTTATCAAATTTTTCTTCAAATCTGTGAAATAGAGCAGCTAATTGTTCACGAGTAGCCCACATACCCCACATATAATTAGGCTCGCCAGTTTCTAAAGTACCAGAACCATTAAATAGACCGGAATTAATTCCCCATTCTCTATCGCTCTTGCTCCATTCACCAGCATCATTATCTTGCAATTCTTTTAAATACTGGGTCATATATTCCTTAAATTGTTCATAACTTAGCATTTCATCATCCTCCTGTAATCTTCTATTTACTTCAGCAGCAATTTGACCCTCTCTATTATAAATATAGTCTCCTGGGCACGACTTTGGGGCTGTATCGCGGTGACAAATCATATTACAACCATTAACACGATTTAGTCTGTCATATTTATTAGTAGACCAAATCATTTTTTTAATGCCATTTCTGCGACAAATATCTTCGCATAAATCTACTAAAGAATCATAAGCGGCTTGACTAATAGGCCAATCTGGAGCACCGCCGTTATTGCTTACTTCAATAGTAACACCTCTTTGATCTACTGCATTGCTACTTGTACACCAACTTCTATACGCTTCAGGAACATATTGTCCAATTCTTCCATCTGTACCGATTCCATATTGACTACTTGCTTTACGAGAAGGATTAGCAAATAAATTCCCTAAAGATTCAATAGTGGCATTTGCTGCTACACAATGAATAATAATAGTGTCTATTTTGTGTGTTCTTTTTCCACTATGATTAGGACTTGCCTTTACATAACTTACCAATTTACTATCAGCAGTCAATTATTCTTCATCTCCTTCATCATTACCTTTACCATCATTAAATTCCTCTTCCATTTCAATAGGAAATTCATCATTTTCGGTAATTAAAGGCAGTTCATTCATAACAATTATTCTCCTTGTTTATATTTATTTTCTATTAGTTTTAAAATAGAATCCACTTTCTTTTCTAATTCTTCTAATCTTTTATTTTCATTATCAAGTAATTCTATAGTGGCCATATTGTTTTTTGTTAAACCAACAACAGTTTTTTCCACCGCTTCATTTAATTTAATCAAGGTTGAATCATTTAAAATATAAAAAGTTTTAATGGGTAAATTATAATGTTCTGCACCACAAGCTTCTAAATCATCAGGAGTAGAAGGATCTTTAAGACATTTGCTTTCTGCTGTTCTATCTCTGACAATAATTAAACAACCTATTTTATTATGTTCGTTTTTCATTGTTTCATAAACACGGTTGATATCATTTTTTGTTCTAATATTTACTACAGGAAATTTACCAATAGAAGTATAATAATCAATATCTTCTATAACAGCCTTGGTACATATATCATCAAACTCTTCCAATCTTGTTTTTAAATCATAAATTAATTTTCTAATTAAATCTTTATCGTAATATTCAAAATTAACATAATCCTTTATAAACAACTTTGGTAAGTCAACAATAGACAACTCTACTGTTTTTGGAATAAATTCTTTAATAAAACCAATAGTGGTACTTTTTCCAGAGCCAGGAGCACCAGTTATAATTGCATAATCATATTTTAATTCGTCTAGAGTATAATTCATAAAACACCTTTAAATCCTTATCTGTAGCATTTTCTTTAGGGCCTAATAAATTTAATCCGCTATCCCAAACTATCTCTACTCTAGCAAGGCCGGACCATAAATCAACAAACTTATTGATTTTCTTTTCCCAAGCATCAAAAACAGAATCATCTTCGCCTATATAATCATTATCAACCACATAAATAATACGATTAACTCCCATTTTTATTAGTTGATTTCTTCTATACAGCCCAAGATTCCCTCCAAACATTGCTAAAGCTACATTTCGTTCTTTAAACCATGTATCACATTTAAGAACAAATTTTTCACCTTCGCCAAGCATGACTGTTTTTGTACGCTCTATTTCAGGCCAATTATAATTTAGACCATAAAAAATATTGTTTGTTGGAAATTTGTAAGTGGTACCATCTAATAAAGTCAACGGTCTATATTTTCCATATTCTAATTCTTCTGGATTCCAATTCCTTACTCGAATTCCTAGTAAATTTCCTTGGTTTTCGAACACAGGAATTGTTGTAGCTTGTGTCCTAGGGTAATAACCTATCTTATATTTACGCATAGAATCAGGTGAAATTCCCTGTAAAATCCATTGATCAGGAAACCTTTCTTCCAACCCATTTAAAACAGAGGGATTATAATATTGAAATGAACTTCCAGTATTTCTAAACCTAACAAATTTTTCTAATCCTTCTTGCCAATTACAAATATCAGGAGCTTTATGTCTTTGTATAGCTTCAATTTGTAACCCGCATATATCAGAAATAAATTGAACAGCATCTAAAAATGTGTAATTTTCCCCTAATAAACATAGTCTTTTTTGGCATAAAGAGATGATATCATAAGAACTACAAGCTGTATAACCAAAATAAACACCAGTATTCTTATAAAACACTAATTTACCAGGACTTCCTTTATAAGGATCTTTATTTTTATCTCCTGTCCAATATTTTATTTCTTTGTTATTTTCTTCGTAAATTGGAATACCTAATTCTTTGCATATTTTTTTATGATCATTTATAGATAATTGACGTTTTAATGCTTTCGCATTGATTTTCATTCTACATATTTCAATTTAAATTCCTTAATAGCATCTACTAATCCAATAATATCATAAGCCTGTGTCGTTTCTGCACTAAAACTGATTCTAATTGTTTGTTCTGCTTCTTTATTTGTGTATCCAAAATTCTGCATTACTCGATAATTATTATCAGCAGCACATGCGCTTTTAGCAGGAGAAACATAAATTTCTTTACTTGCTAAAAATTGACACAAGGCATCAGCATTAAATCCAGGCAAAGTTAATGCGTGAATTGCGGTGCTAGAATGCACAGTATCAAACAATTTAAATTCAATACCATTATTCTTTAAAGCGTTAATCATAGAGGATTGTAATAATACAGTATTATAATTAGCTCTGCGAACATAATCTTTAGTACACATAAATGCCAGTCGTTCACATAAAAGATGAATACCTTGAACATCTGGTGTTCCATGTACTAAATTATGACCATTAGTAGGATCTGTAGTTACAGGATAATACTTAGCTAATCTATTACTAATCCAAAGTACACCTACACCGGGTCTTGTACCAAATTTATGGCCACTTAACCATATTGCATCAGCACATCCAGGTACGTTCGCTTCTTGTACATCACATTTTCCAATTGCTGCTGTTAAATCAACTCCAAGCATTTGCATTGTGCTTTTTAGTTTATGATTTCTAATAACATTGATATCAAAATATTCACCAGTAATTGGATTAACTAATTGTTGACAATAAAGAACAGGATTATTAGGATCAAAATGTTTATCCATATTTTCAGAAGCTTCTACATCATAACGGTAATCAGCAACATCATAAACGCTTTCATGTTCCCAAGGCCCTGCAATAATAACCAATTCTTTTTTGTTAGTTTTTGATCTTTGAGTAGCTAAAACTTGAAAAGCATGACTTGCTCCAAATGTAAAAATAACATATCCACCAGTAAGACCTAGTGCTTGACGAACTATCGTTTCACACTGTGCAATTTCATTTCTGGAATTAATAGCATAACCACTATGAGGATTCATCCAATAAGAGCATTCCCCCTGGTTATATGCGGCCTTTATAGGACTGGTAGCAGCATGGTCAAGATAAATCATTTCAATACCTCCTTAAAAATATTGTTTTGTTTCCATATTGGTTGCTATAACTTTAGTAGAACGTCCTAATTTTATCATTAGTTTTTGTAAATGGTTGGCAAATTTTACCTTATTGCCAAATTCAGAATGAACAAGAAATAATTTGTCACACTCGACGGTTGTATAATAATCAATCAACTGATTATAATTACAGTGTGTACTAAAACTCATTAAAGAATTAATACAAGCATTGTTTTCCAGCCTTTCTTTGTCCACTGTAATCCATCGTTTACCATTTTTAATTTCGGTAGCTAAAGTATTATCTAAACTAAATCCACAAAATAATACAGCATTATTTCTATCTGGTAATATAGATTTTAAATGGCTTAATGCTCTTCCTGCTGTTAGCATTCCACTTGGAGCAAGGATAATACAATGTTCATTAAGCATTTGGAGGATTTTACTTTCTTCCCAAGAATCAATCATATGGAAATTTAACTTGTCCATAAAATATAATCTCTCGGGCCAAGACCTTAATATTCCACAAGCTAAAGGACTATCTAGATAAATGGGAATTTTTACATCCATATCAGAAAGCACAGAAAGAAAATCTTCAGTTCTTTGTAAAGCAAATACTGGCACTAATATCTTTTGGTGGGTTTCAATAACAGCCTTAATCATAGCTTTATCAAATTGCCTATCTTTCTTTAAAGAATGAACTCGAGTAGGATCACTATAAGTACATTCTCCCACTAAGATATGGCATCTAGGTAAGTTTTCTCGTTTATGAACAGATGTACTTTTATCTTCTCCGCCTATATCACCTGTAAAACCTATTCTTTTAATAATACTTCCTTTTTGTAAAGTAAGCAAACACTGGGCGGAATAAATAATATGACCTGCATGATAATATTGAAAACTTATTCCTTCTTCAATTTTATATTCTACACCAAAAGGAACTTCAATGCAAGCATCAATTACATCAAATACATCATTTAATTCTGCCAAGGGAGAAATTTCATATCCTTTAGAATGAGAAAGTTTTACTGCATCTTGCTCCATAATTTTTACACTATCTTCTAGCATAATACGAAGCAAACTAATTGAACCTTCTGGAATATAGACTTTTGCTTTACACCCATTATGAAATGCTGATAATAACCCACATGTATGATCTGCATGTAAATGAGTTATAATTACATAGTCTATTTTATTAGGTTTTATTCTTTTGGTTTGTGCTCTATTTTGTCTATAATCTCCTGCTAAAGAATTAGTCTGAATAAGACCCATATCTATAGCTATTCTTTTCTTTTCCCAAAATACAATATTACAAGATCCTGTTACACTTTTTGAATTATATCCTGGAAAACTTATATATGGAGTATTACGATTCGCCAGATGGTTCACCTTCTTCTTCTATTTCTACCAGTTCTGGAGCAGTTAATGATATATACAAACCACAATTATGATAATCAAACCCATTCAATTTAAAAATTGTATTTTTAATATCTAAAAAACTGCTGTTAACTTTACATTTTTTACTACATTTTTTCTTTTTTTGACATTGACTACATGGAGATTGACTTAATTTTGTGATTCTAGTATACATTTTATTCTCCTTCTATAACTGGCAGAGGAATTTTTATTTTATTTGTATTGATATCACAACAGAATAAATCTCGATTTCTCATAATAGCGGCATCAAAATGATGATATATTTTTATTTTTTGGTCACTATATTCTCCAAATCGAGCTTTATATAAATATGTTATTCTATTTGGAATTTCTTCTGGTTTGCATCGACCTCTGAATTTAAGAAAAGGTTCTATCAACTTTTTGTCTTTAGGTCTTTCTTTAATCGGTAACATTACAAATCCTGCATCAACTTTGTTTCTCATAGCTTTACTGCCAGCAATACAAGATTCATCAGCAAAGTCAATGCTTTTTTCATTACCGTTGGTTTGAGACATAGTAAGAATGCCTATATTATATCGTTCAGCATAATCTTTTAAATCAGTAGCTAGACCTCTAAGGGCCATATCTTCTCTAGCTTGAACACCAGTATTCTTTCTATATTCCATACTTAAAGGACCATTTAAAGCCATATAGTCAAAGCAAACATATGATGTTCCATAATTTTCTACTGATTCTTTAATTTTTCTATCTAAAGAAGCAGAAGTATAGTCCGGCATTGAAATGACTTTAAACTGATCCTCAAATAGAATTTGCGCAGCTTTTTCTACTCGTTTTTTTTCTTCTTTTGTACAGCGACCCATTGTAATTGTATTACTAGGAACACCTGAAACACAAGCTAAAAACATTGGTTGTATTTCTCTTCTACTATCAAGCTCAGAATGAATAAGAATTCCCTGTCCCTGATAATTTAAATTATCAACAAACTCTTGTTTTTCTAAATCATAATATTGAGAAACACAAAGACCACACATATCAGCTACAGCCATTCTAGTTTTATTAGCACCTGACGGAGCAGAACGCATAATAAGCTGCCCTCTACTAAACCCATGAATCAATTTGCTTAAATATGGACTAGATAATAAAGCACCAAAACTGGGCTGATCTTCAAATTCATCTAATAAAGAATCAATATCTTCACCAACAATAAGTTCATCTCGAACATATTTTACATCATATTTGTTTCTTAATTCAGAATGTCTTGTTTCTACTTGATTTAAAATTTTTTGAATTGTCAAAGATTCTAATTTAGACTGTTCTTTATCTTCATCTTCTAGTTCATCAAAAAATTCTTTTATATCAACACCTGAAGCTTGTAAATCTCTTAATAAACTAAATTTTCTTAGAGTATTATAATAATGCTCGTAATTATCTAACACGCAAATTTCTTTAGTGGTGTAGATAAAATCCATATAATTATTATCTTCTAACACCTCCATTTGCGCTGGATAATTACGAGCTAAGTTTTCTATTTCTACTTCTGTAATCTCTTGTGCCCCTGCACGATATAATTTATGAATACAGATAAACATAGTTTTATGAAATTTTACTGGTTCAAAATCTTCTTTGCATAAAGGATATTGAGGCAAAGCAATCAAATTTGGTTGTTTTAATAAACATCCTAAAAGCATCGAAGCTAAATTAAGATTGTAAAGCATTAATACCCCTTATCATTATCATCATAATAATCATCTTCTATTACACTGCAATAATAAATCATTAGAAATAAACCAATACAAAGAACAATATTAGCAATACCTCCAATAATATTAAAGTTAATTAACATATCTGAAACGCCAAATACTAAACTAGCTACGGCGCATAAAATTGCTACAACATAAAATATTTTATTCATCCCAATCTACCTCCTTTATATACTTCCTTCTTTTCCATGATTTTACATGAACAATTTCATATTCAGTAATTTCATCCCCCATGTTTTTAACAGTCTCTTTATTAATATCCAATCTTTGTTTAAATTGTTTATAAGGCTGAATATACTGAGGAAAGAATTGTCTTAACATATAATCATGGTTCAATTGATGCCCTTCAAGTTCCATTGCATATCTTATTATAGCATGAATTTCCTGATATGTCAATCCATATTCTTTGCGTATAGCTGGAATTTGACGTGCCACTTTAAGCCAATCTACATTTTCACTACCACCATAAATATCTCGAATATAATTTTTCAATTCAATAAAAGGATCAACATTTTTTTCTGCTACATATTGCTCATAGCATTCTTGAGAGCAAAAATATTTACTTTGGTAACGTTCTGTTTTATATCTTTGCCCTCTTGGAATATTTGCACCACAAACACAACAATCCATTATTCCCTCCAAAAGAAAAAAGAAGGGTGGATAAACCACCCTCCTTCCTTATTAACCATTTTCAGTTATATATTCTTCAAAGTCATCAATAATCATCATTACTTGTTCATATTGCTTTTCAGTACAACGGGAAAGTTTTCCTTCTTCACCTAAATACTTTGCAATAATCTCTTTAGTAATTTCCTTGTTGATTTTATAAATTTCTCGATAAGTAACCTTAGCCTTATCCATTAACTCATCAAAAGGAATATTTTGATTTTCCTGTTGTAATTCTTCAAACTTTTGATCATAAGTAATAGCCTTAGAACCAGTAGCTTCTTCTTCTTTAACAACAGCTTCGACAATAGCTTCCTGTACACCTTCAGCAGTAAAAGGGGTGATTTCAGTAGCCATATATTTAAATCTGCTACCAGCTAAATACTCTGGACAAGACTGAAAATAAATAGAGGACAATTGAGAATTACCATCTTCATCATATCCATTAGACTTTACATATCCAATAAAATCTACTGCATCAATAATTAAATCAATTGTTCTCTTATCGCCCTTGGGATAAAGCTGTTCATATTCTTCACTGGTTTTGGGATCCTTTTGCTTTCTAACCTCAGAATGGGAAATAAAAATAACACAATATCCTGCATTTAATAAGCTGTTCCATTCATTGAACCACTCATTTTCATATTCTTTCCATAGACCATATCCAGAATTACCATCATTTAATCTATCAACGCCCTGACTGTTGCAAATGTACTTTTCGCACCACTTAATAGCCACATCAACAGTATCAACAATGATAGTAGAATAAGTTGCTCTGGCTTTGTCTAAAGTTTTTGGATTAGTTAGCTGCTTTCTTACTCTCTTAAAGTCTGCCCATTTGGTAAGTGGAGCATAAGCAAGACCACTAATTGCATTAATTCCTTGCTCAAATCTTAGATAATAAGGCTTGGGAAATCTTGTAGCCTGTAAAGTTTTTCCAAGTTTTCTTTCATTAGAATGTATAAGAATAAGTTTGCCTTCTACACCCTTGGAAATTTGACTAATTTCAGGAGCAAAAATATCAATAGTTTTTGCCATTATTCATCCTCCATATCAAAATCATCATCATCCCAAGGAATATCTTCATCATCTAGAGGGAAATCATCATCGTCTTCAGGTTCAGGCTTAAGTTTACGTTCTGTCCGATTCTTCTTGGCAGCTTCCTTTCGAGCCTTCATATCCAAACCCTTCTTTCTATTTCTAGAAGAATTGGATCCTGTAGAAGTTCCTTCTCTCATATTCTGAAGCTTATTAGAGCGAATTCGAATGGCCTTCTTCATTACATCAGGATCAATCCATTCAGACTTTTCTTCTTCTTCTTCATCTTCGGGTTCTTCAATAGGTTCAGATCCGCCCATATAAATTAGCTCTTCAATAGAAAAACCAGAATTAATATCAACCTTCATCTTCTTACTATGACGCATTTGACGCTTATTAGTGCCACCAACTTGGCGAGAAGTTAGGTTCATATCAAAATACACTGTTTCTTCTTCGTTGAAATCAAAATCTTCAACATCTTCCTCGTTAACAAACATGGTAACAGGGAAGCATTCGCCATTTCTATTGGAACCGTATAGAGTAATCTTTAGACGGCCAGTAGGTTCTTCATTTAATTCTTCTTCTTCAATCTTGTGAATGTAAAAAGTACCACCAAAAGAAGCGCCACTACTATCATTCTTTACACTAGAAGTAGAAGAACGATTTACACGCCAACGAAGAGTAGAATACAACTTATTATTTTGAGGGTTAACATAATCATTGATTTCTGCCACACCTTCAATACGTCCAGCAGTAGGTTCAATATTAGAATCACCATTCACTTCAGGATTCCATTCATACAAAGATTGTGCCATCTTCCATCTAGGAGATTCTTTACCATTACCGCCAATAGATGAAAAATAAACATTGAAAGTATGAATGCCATCATCAGTTCGCATAGCAATTCGACCACGAATTACATCACAAACCTTTTCACCTGTTTCATTGCCATTTTCGTCAAAGATTTTTACTTTACCTTTAGCAAGCTCCAATGCGTTTTCATAACAAGTACCTTCACATGCAAACCAATTAGCTGTCTTTTTTAGTGCACTTTTCATAAATAATAATTACTCCTTTAAATCACAATATGGACAATACCAATCATAAAATTTTTCTGTAGGATAACCTTTTTCAATGATTTCTTCTGTTTCTATAATTTGTAAATGATTTCCACACCTAGGGCAAATTCTTTTGTCCCAAAGCTCTTTTAATGCCGCTCCAGATAAATTATTTGTTTTTGTAGGTGAATCTCTAAGAGAAGCAAGATATCTATAAGTATCTACTTCTACTTCCGGATGATCTTCAAGCATTGCATGAATGCTTTCAATCACCTCAGTTTGCATGTTTGGATATTCATCTTTCACTTGCAATTGGGCGTCTATCCTCCTTTAGACTGAAAGTAGTAACAGCCTCTTCAACTTGTTTTGGATTGGTTTTAATATAACGGCTTGTTGTACTAATAGAAGAATGACCTAACATATCTCTAATAATAGCAACAGGAATTCCTCTTTCACTGTAAATAGAAGCGGCAGCAGCTCTTAAACTATGACAGGTTACATTTTCCCAACAAGGAAGCTCTGCCTTTTTAGCTACCTTTCGAATGGTTCCATTTAAATGATTGTTTTTCAGAATTCCGCCGTTTCTTGTAGTAAATAAATACACTCCGTCTTTGCGTGTAGAGTTAATATATTCATTAATATACTCAATAGTTTCATCATTAAAATAGATGGAACGAGGTTTATTTCCCTTACCATAAATCAGCAGAACATTTCTACCATCATTAATCATAGAATTGTAGTCTTTAAGAGTAAGTTCTGCAAGTTCGCCCATACGAATTCCTGTAGATACAATTAAAGAAATAATTGCTTTTTCTTTGATATTCCCACAGGCTGCAAGAATAGCCTGAACATCTTTAAAAGAAATATAGGGCTTTGGCTTGTTATATACATGATAAGGAGCAGAAAGATTGACAGCAGGATTAGTTTTAATATATTTGTTCTCGTTCAAAAAATTAAAATACTGACCGAGAATAGAACAAAAACTAATCACAGTCGCAGAACTATGAACAGCCCCATAAGACCCCAAGAAGATTTCAAGATCTTCATGAGTGATTTTCTCTTCTGGTTTGTTGATAGCCTTTAATGTTTGATTGATTCTATACTCATAAGTTTCGATAGTTCTATGACTAGCCTGTCTGCTCTTCAAATAGTTCTTAAAAGCCACGTTCATAATAAATACCTCCTGTGCTTGATTGCACCTTTAATGTATTTATAATATACCACATCTTTTTGTTTTCGTCAACTAGTTTATTTCATTTTCAGCATAATGACGAAACCCCCACTACAAAAATATGTAGCAGGGGTTTGTCATAGGAGGCATTTATATCAAAGAGTCAGAACAGAATTTCTTCTGATCAAAATCAAATCAGTAAGGTTTCTACAGCTACATATCTGTCGCTATTTAAAACCTCAAGTAAATTTTCCCAAGGGTCTAATTTATTAGACATAACCATTTTAAGAATGTTTGGACTAAATCCACTAACTAAAGTAACACCTAATTCATTTTCTTTTACTGGAATAGTGTTTGTACGACTATTAACATTCCAAAAAACTAAACGAGGTATTTCATATCCGTGCTGATTAAATTTATCTTTAATGAAACAGAAAAGCTTTTTATCTGGTTTATTCATTAAAGCATTATCAAACTCCATATCAGATATAATTAAAATCGTATCAGGCAAATCTTTTTGAGACAGATTGTGAGTAAGAGCAGTATTAAGAATTAAATCGAATACTGCTTTAATATCAGTATTGGTCATATCATAATGATGTGACATTTCATATTTTTTCTCAAAAAGATTAGAACAATTATTCAAATCTACTAACTCAGGAGTGGCAGAAAAAGTAATAAACCTGTTTTTAAAATGTTCAGGCAATCTTTCTGCACAAAACACCCCTAAAGATCTAGAAACATCTATTGCTTGCACTTTTGACTTAGGATCAACGTAATCATTCATTGAAAAACTTCCATCAACTACAACCAAAATATTTTTCTCTAACTTAAAAGAGGTGTCTAAATTATTCCATAAAGCCTCTAAAGTTTCATCATATTCTTTAATTTTATGCCAAATCTCATATGGCATTAAAGTAGAAGCATTGATTTTACTTTTCCCAGTTTGGACATCAAAGATATATTTATTATATCTCTCTTCATCATGTCTAATAAAAGCATTTCTGTAATTTGTTGCGGCTTTAGATGGAACTTTATTATAATTAATTTCATTCCATTTATTATTAGACATTTTGCTTTCTGTTACATCTATATAATTACGTAAAGCAGAAAGAATTTTTCTGTACTCTCTGGGCGAGAAAAAATATTTGATGAAATCTTTAGCTAAAGCTCTAGTTTTTGCACTAGAAGCATTTTCAGAAGGCATCCATTTGGCCAATAAAGAAACAGGTTGTTTAGCCTGCATCTTCTCTAGATCTTTTTTAAGAATCATAAGCAATTCTCTTTGAATGTTTAACCAGATTTTGTTATTCTGTAAACAAAAAAGATCATCAAATCTTCCATAACCGCTTACCAAATAAACCAATTCTTTGGCATGGTCTTGAAAAGCATCTGCAACTACAGGTAAACAAACTCTAAACAGTCTACGTTCACCCATGCCTTCTTTAATGTCTCTAGCGAAGAACAGCCATTTAAGAGTTAATTCAGGATCTTCCTTTAGTGCTTCAATAAATTTTTTCTGAATTTCTTCATCATAACAATAGCGTAAACTACTGGTAGCAAAATTTAAATCTAGCAGCTTATGTCCAGTAGTTGCATATCCAATCGCACCATTTTCAGTTGTAGAAGTATTAAGTTGATCCTCAAGATAATTCATAAAATTTTTCATTTTACTACGCTCCTTATATTTCTTTTTCAAATAGAACCGTAAACAATTGTTGCTGTAAGAGCATAAAAATTAATGGAGCTAACATACGGACTTGAACCGTAAACCTATTGCTTACAAAGCAATTGCTCTACCATTGAGCTATGTTAGCATATACAAGGCACATAGTATTATAGTTCTCAAAACTGTTTATATAAAAATAAAATTGCTGTTTGTGCCTTAAAATTTTACTAAGCGCATTAATAACTTTCCTATCATTCTTATCATTCAAATCATCTTAATTGCTGTTTGCGCTTATGGTGAAGATGGTGGGACTTGAACCCACGGCCTACTGATTAAAAGTCAGTTATTCTTCCAACTGAACTACATCTTCAAATATGACACACTATCGCAGTGCCCAGCGCACATTGCTGTTCATCCTTCTCTTTCGAGTTAGGAGTCCTCATCGTGTGTGGAATCGGATTGTTTTTCACCTTTCGAGCTGAATAAGCCCTACTCCAAAAGGATGGTGAATTGGGGGTGATTGGCTTCGGTTACTGTTATCCCATTTAACTTCCCCGCTGGGATGCACCAACATTATTCACTCTTTGAATCCTCCCATTGATCTTTAAAAGGTTTGTAAGCCGTAAATTTTAATTTGTATTTAGCGGGAACATCATACATTATTTTTGTAACAGGATGTTTTCTTCTACTTGCTTGATAAAATTTACTTTCCATTCTACCAAATCCTTGAATATCAATTGCATCATTGAGAATTAAGCATTCTTTTATGGTTTCCAACACCATATCACAAATTTCTTTTGATTCATTATGTGTTAGACCATATTTTTCTCTAAAGTAATTACGAAAATCTGTGTAATTCAATGTACCTCCCATAAAAATATTTTTCTTTTACAAGAAAAAGCTGGTGCTACTGGTGGGATTCGAACCCACACTTTACAGATTTTAAGTCTGTTGCCTGCTTCCTATTGGGCTACAGTAGCATAAAGGCGACTACATAAAACTTTATTTTTAAAAAGAAAGGACACATGGGGGGGGGTGGATGTACAAACAGAGACAAGAAAAACAAGAAAAGTTTTATGTAGTCGCATTGGTCCTCGTGGCTGGACTTGAACCAGCAACCCTCCGATTATAAGTCGGAAGCTCTAACCTGTTGAGCCTACACGAGGATATTGAATAGAGCAGTCATAAGACTTAAAGGAAGAACTTTATTCAATGTTTAGGAAAGAAGTGTACCGCTTGCCTTGTCTTTCGACATTATGTATTGTAACACAGCTTACTAGCTTTGTCAAGACCTTTCTTCAACTTTTTTGTGATGATTGTTTAGCAGCCAAATCAAATCACTATCATCCAACATACTGATTATATTATCAGAAGTTTCTTCTGCTAAAACAGAGCATAGTGGAATTCTTATTTGTTCGCATCCAATTCTCTCAACATAACCTGCTATTTGAAAAAGAGGGTCAGTTTCATCAACAGTTGAAAGTTTATTACAAATAAAATTTTCAATCTGATTTACAATGTGACTAGCATAATAAAGAGCATGAAGATCAATTGTGTTCTGAAAACAATTATTCAATTCATTTTCATTATCAATCTTTTCGAGATTCAAATTACTTTGAACGGCTTTTTCTTTAAGCCTGCACAACTGTTCAATTTCCACTTTATTAAATTGACTATAATTGATCATGTTTAATGACCTCCTTTGTCTTACTGTAGAGCCATTATAACACATGAAATTTATGCTGTCAACAGGTTTTTTATTTTTCCTTCAATTCGCAAAGTAAAAACTCTCATGCTATTATATATGGTGAACTATCCGTTTTATTAGATAGTTCACCATAATTATTATTTACTAACTATGTTATTTATTATTGTGTCCAACCACCGCTTCTACCAACATAAGCTGTAGCATCTTCCCAAACACCATTTCTTCCATAATATACTTTACATTTTTTCCAACTATTGTTTTGACCATAGTAAACATTATAAATATAATCTGTTATCCAAATGGCATAAACGCTTCTGTACCCCTGATCCCAAAGACTGTTCCAGGTAGATGTAGAACCTGCGCTTGTTGTAGACCAACCTTGGAATGTGTGATTATCATAACTCAAACTTGGTTCTTTAGGTCTATTATTGGTGGTTTGACCTGTACCATACCTATTATTAGTTGTTGTTGCTTTACCAGTTCCTTCTCCATTTTGGGGATAATATGTCATTGTTTGTTCTTGGCTATAAGTACCATAAATTGTATCGTAGCCTTGATTAAATAAACTTTCTGCTGAAGAAGAGCCTGAAGTAGCAGAAGAAGATGAGGAAAATCCTAAATATGTCCATCCAGCTATTGCACAAGAAGTATTAACAGTTCCATATGTAGTTTCACCCTGACCACCGCCCGATGTTCTACCTGTACCATAATATGTAATTGGATTTATATATGTGGATTTATCTGTTTCATATCTTGTATTTGTTCCTCGATAGTAATAACAAACATCTTCAGCATAATAACCCTCTCTTCGATAAATTCCATAAATAGTGTTGTATCCAGCTTCAAAAGCGTCTGCTGCACTATTATAATTCACAATAGAAGAACCGGAATTTACTGACCAACCCTGTAGAGTAGCTTGGCTATCAGCAAGACAAGATGTATTCATACTACCAACAGAATAACTGTCTGAACCATTTGTTTGAGAAGCGCCGCTCGAATTGTATAATTTCTGCGCTTTTGTAATAGTTATTTGTACAGTATTTCTTGTATTTGTACCACGATAATAAGTTCCTGTTTCACGTTCTGTGGTTCTATTGGTATGGTATGTACCATATAAACTACTCTGACCTTCTAATTCAGCACTCCATTGTCCATCATATGTTGCCACAAAACTGCTTCTGTTTTTTGTAAATCCATCAAAAATATACCCAGAGTAAGACATGATAGAATTTATATTAGAATCTTCATAACTATTATACCATTGTCCTATATGACTACTAGGCAAAACAAATTCAGCAGCCCAACGTGGTAAAATCAGAGTTTTTACATATGAGTCAGCATTAGGAAAATGTTCGCCAGGAGTTATTGGTCCAGGACCTAAATCTTCAGTACACGCTAATACATTAAAACCTTTATAAGAACTGCTAATACTGCTATCACTATCCATATTTGTATAGAATGTGTTACTAGAAGAAGTTGTTCCACCTGATGTGGTTGTTTTTCTAAAATATCTAGTATATTCTGGATTGGGATAGTGTTCGCACATATAAATATAACTTCTAGCAGGTACACTAATTGAAACTCTTCCACCACTTGTATAAGTAGTAGCCGATTCTCTGTTTATTCTATTTATTGTTACCCACGCCATTTACATCACCGCCTTAAACTTCATAGGTGATTAAAACAGCACCATTAACTACACTGGGCATACTATTACTTGGGGCGATTATAATTTGTGTAGGTTGATAAGCATCTAATTTTATTTTGTCAGAAGCAGACATTAAACCACTTTGACTAGAAGTGGCTTCTCCTATCTGAGCACTATCTTGATTTAAAATTGCACCTAAAGCCATTATAAATCCTCCTTAAATAATTTTTCAATTTGATTTAATTCATCTCTAGCATATTGAATTGCATCTTTTTGAATTTGAATATTTAATTCCTGTGTGTGTTTCAACATTAAAGATATAATATTATTAACATATTCGATATTTTTTATTTCGTTGTTGTTTATAGTTTTTAATAATTCTTTAAGCAAAACACTAATTATAAAAATAGATTGTTGATCCAATATTATTTGTAACAATTTATTAAATGTTTTTCTATCAGTTTTAACTGATAAATACAAAGAGTTAGAGATTTTATCAAATTGCTGAAAGTTTTTAACAAAATTAATTTTCATTTTTTGTTTTTATTTTCCCTATTCTTGGGCACTCACGCAAAATAATTTTATTTTTCCTTCCCTAATAATTTAAAGCAAATCTCGTAGATAAGGGGCATACATACTACTCATCTTTTGTACAATCTCATCTAAAGATTTTTCTAATCGCTGTAATTCAGATAAATAAGTTTTATTATTTGTTTCAATATCAGCTTCTGGATCAGGCTTCTTAGTAATATTTTCTGGTTCAATGCAATCCATTTCATTATAAATTAGCTGTACTAATTTCGATTTTAAATTTTTAATATCAAGTTCATTCCCAATATTCCAATTCCAATTTTTTAAAAACCAATCCTTCAGATCAGTTTCTTTTATAATTTCATACTCTACTTTCTTAGGCAGTCTATAACTTCTCATATGTATCTCCTTTAATTATATATAATATAGGGGGTGGTTTTCGCTAAAAGATTTACAACAAAAATTACCCGCTCGTTTTTTGATTTTAATTTTCTAGCTCAAACATTTTTAAATAAAAATGGGGAGGGGTTTTCGCTATTATATTTTCTAAAAAATATTGGTTGCTCGAAATTCAATTTCAATTTTCTGGCTCGTTATTTTCTAAATTTTCTTCCATTTTGTCTAACTCTTCTTTAATATTGTTCATAATTTTTTCCACTTCTTTAGTGGCATTAACATTAATTACATTCTCTTTTTCATTTACATTATCATTATCACCATCATTTACATTATCATTATCAGATACATAAGAATGTAATTCTTCAATAGTAATACCATAATCAGCAGTCAACATCTTATCAATTGGCGTTGCTAAATATCGTTTCATTGTTTCGTCTAAAAGATACATGTTATTATCATGTGCAGCTTGAATTCCGTTGATATAAGGATCTTGATCTAGCTCAGGCATGTTCTCTTTTGCTTGTTGCAAATTCTTTTTTGCGGCTTCCATCTTTGTTTTCATTTCAACTTCAATTTGGCTGACAACATCAATAACTGCACATTCTGCAACCATATAAGTGATTTGTTTTAAATAGTCTTTTTCTTCTTTAGGGTTAGAAGAAAAGTTTTCCAATCTTTCTTCAACCATATCGCAAAGATCATCTATCATAAATCCAACATCTTTACTAAAATTATAAGAAGGAATATAATTCATAATAACATTCTCCTAACACAAATAAAAAAATAATTATGTGAATAATTTCACATAATTATTATAACACATATTTTTTCTTTTTTCAAGAGCTCTTCAAAAAATAAATGATTCCCCCGGGAAAATTTTTTCTTCATGTAATGCGATGGATGATTTTTCCAAACATTTTTCAAACAATATTCTTCTTTAAAATATATCCCCGGCAAATTTTAGTTTTCACGTAATGCGTTTATTATTTTTCTCGGGCAATTTTATAAAAAGTATAATTTATTGATTGATATTATTTTACAATCAATATCTTTCAATAAAACATGTCCTTTTCACTTCGCCTTTGTAAACAACATTACTTTTTTATAAACTATATTGCAAATTAAAATTATAATCAAATAAAAAAGGCACCGCTCCTGTACTGGATAGCGATGCCTATTCTTAAATTTTTCTATAGTATAGCATGGATCCATCAAAAAGTCAAGCACTTTTTAATTTTTCTTTTTGCCTCTGACAGCCCCTAGAATGCCCTACAAAGCCCACATGTCTACACCCATATAACTACGCTGCCCCACCTATTATAACCCCGTACAATGCAAGGAAAAGGACAAAAAGAAAAAGGGGATTGCTGCCCCTCTCTCTTTACTTGTATTTTCAGGCTTCCCGAATTGCCTGTCTGCTCCCACCCCCATGAAGTGCAGAACAAATCCCCCACCTTCAACGGGTGGGGGATAACAACCTACGGCAGGCTTGTAACGCCTTCTTTTCGCTTTCTTTATCCCATCCGGCATAAGGGATGGTCTCCAGCAGGTATTGCAGTTCTTCCCGCGTTTCCGCGTCTGTGAGGGGCCTCCCCTCCGTCTCCATCCTGGCAACCATCCGGCTCTCCAGGATTCCGCCAGCCGCATCCCGGGCCTTGTTGAATAATGTTTTCCTCATTGTCCTTCTCCTTTCTGCCCTCGTAACCTCCGGGGCGGGGGTAATTATTTAACTTTTGATTCCTTCCCACAAGGGTTTTTGGGGGAAGATACGGAACAACCATACTTTTTGCACCAATCATAAGTTCCGTACTTTGTTTTCCTAGTGGTATTGTAGGGGCAATTTTTGCAACCGCAAGTTTTCATTTTTTACCTCCTGACCTAGCCTGTCATGTTATCCTTTTCTATGGTCTTATTATAACCCATTTCCACAATCAAAGCAATAGTAAAACCACCCAAATAAAATTTTGTTTTTTGTTAAAATTGAACAATAAAAAACACCACTATAATAAGCGGTGTTTTTTATCTTTTATTGCTTAATGTATTTGATTTTTTCACTTCATTTAAAAAAGCTATTTTCCGGATAATAATAAGCAAAGTGTTCGATTTCGATCAATCGCGCCTTGTTTACTGCGCACTTGCGGTACTTGTATTCTTTGCTGTATTGCGCCCAAAAATTTGAATCGTGGTATTTAATGAATACCGCAACAGGCACTTTCTGTCCAGAAAAAACAGGTGCAACTTTAAGCAGTGCCGCCGGATTTTCTTTTCTGTCAAATGCTCTTCTACTCATTTTATTTACCTCCATTATTTTTCTTTTTCCAGATTTTACAAACACCGTTTACAACCACCACAGCAGCAACAGCAATCACAGCAATTGCAATGCAAACTGCTTCCCCGTAGGTGAACACACTCCCAGGAATAACCTCAAACCAGTTTGACATATTATTTTACCTCCTTAATGTTGGGATAATTGGGATCCTTAACACCAAAACCCCAAAGTGAAAGCTCATTTTCTGGACTAAAGCAATGGATAAACTGATTTTTTAAATCAGCAAGGCAATATTTCCCTTCCAGCGCTCTGATTATTTCCCCACAGTTGGCCCATCTTTCCCACTGTGGAATCCCTTTATCAAGCAGCACGTTCGAGCATCTGCCGATTTCAGGGTTGATAGAAAATACATCTTCCGGGAAAAGTCTGTAGGTGTATTTCTTTTCTCTTGCAATATTACCGGAAGCATAAACATTGCCGCAACGAGCAATATTCATGTACTTCCTGATTTTCTCGTTTTTAGTCATTTTCTTTACCTCCATGTTCTTTGATAATAGACTTGATCAAATTTAAGTCATCGTTGGGAATAGGTTGATAAAGCCATGCTGTGCCGTAGATATATGGCATACCATTATATGTATCTTCATACAGATCTACGGACTTGAGATAATCACAAACTGCATGGTAATCTGCATTTTTCCCAAGCAACCCATTCTTTTTTGCATGTTCAGTGTTTTTCTTTTTTAAGATCCCGTCTCCAAACTTTTCCATTCGGCTTGATGCGCTTAATGCGTCACTTCTCCGCTTCCTCGGTTCTGTTTGTGCGGGGATTCAATTTTCAAGGTGCTTCCCTCTCGGGATGGTTATATGATATCACCCCCAACCCCAAAATACAATAGTTAAATTGCACAGAAAAAAATTTTATTCTTATATTTCATTTTATATTTTGGTTTTCAATAAAAAATACTAGGTTTTTTGACTGATTTTTGATTTGACCTATTTACCCTATTAAATTACATATGGGAAAATACAGTATATTTTATTGACAAAAATGCAATAAAAAATATTCACTCTCAAACGAGAGTGAATATTTTCGTATTTAAATATGATAGGCCAAAAGATAGACCTGGTTATCAATATGAAAGATTTGATAACTATCACCGATTACAATATCACCGGCTACATGATCCAAAGAAGTTTGCCATTGAAATACAGCGTCTGGAGTCTGTATCTCAAATTGCGCCCTGTCTTCATATTGTCCGATGCAAACGCCCTCAACTTTTTCTATAACAAATGTAGAATCATCTTCTACATTAATTCCGCAGTCTTGTAGTTCATAAGTAACCACATCAACTGTATATGGTTCGTTTTCCACAGTGATTTCGACAACAGCAATTTCGTTGTCCTCAATCCTGTCGATTATTGCACACTGGTTATAGGAAAATGTTCCTTGCTCCACTGTGGTATGCGGAGTTGCGGCAGAAGTAGAAATCAAACTTGCCGCCAAAAGCAGACCAGAAACAACTATTTTCATTTTTTAAAATCCTCCTTATACAGTACAGAACAATATTTATTTGTAAATAGTATCCCATATTCTCCCCAATTGAATTGCGGAGAGAAGTAGATTTTCGGCCTATGGCAAAAAACAAGAATGTTTTCCAACAGAGGATTAGGAAAGCGATATCCTGCAAAAAATACCGCCCCACTCTCACTGATTTTCTGGCAACGTCTAACAGCCCTAAGAGTGGGTGCAGAAACCTCTCTCCAGCCATCAGGCACACGTACAGGGCCTGCATATAAAGTAACGTCAGGCCGCGCTTTGAGAGCATTGACGGCCTTTTCTGCGGTGTTAGTCATTGCTTTCACCGCCTTTCTGGTTAAGCAGAGTGACAATAGCAGATAAGTCTTTTTTATGTTTCATGATTAAATACCTCCAAACATAAATATTGATGGGGTGGGGCTTTTGAGGATGCCCCGCCAGAACCTTCGTTTATTGTCCTTCTATTATTTTAAGGGAAATTTCAGAATAAACTTTCATATTAATGTACCTCCATGTTTAACTGTGAGGGGTTGTCCTCCTTTGTCGGGGATCGCCCCCTCTTTATTTATCCTTGCGCCATTATAATATAATATAATTTCCCCTAGGTCAATTGTTGAATGCGCTAAAATAAGTCTTGTGTTTTTGTGCATTATGATCATATATTGTACTATTGTACTAAGAACTTAATACAAATGGAAAGAGATTGATAATATAATATTATTTTATACACACTATTAGAAGAGAGCAGCAAGAGAGTGAGAGAGTAGGTGCGTGCAAGGACAGTGAGAGAGGTAGGACATTATATGTATTATATGTAGTATTATATGTAGTATTATATGTAGTATATATATTAATATATTATTATATTATTATATTATTATTGTATGATCATGACAAAGAGAGAAGGAAGAGAGGGAGCAAGGCAAGGGAGGGAGAGAGGGAGAGATATATAATAAAGGTGTGGAGAGAGGGGAGGGAGAAGGAGATATTGAACACGTGTTGAATAAGTAGAAGAGGATAAGAGGAAGATGGAAATGGAAAATGGATTTTGATTTTGATAATGGAGATGGAAAGATATAGATTAATAATGTGATTTGAGTTGTTTTTTTGGGATACAACTTTACTTTCCAAATGTAATGTACGCGTATGCGAAGAATATTTAACAACAACTATAATTAAATTAAATTATCATTCTATACATTATATAATATATAGTATAGTATCTGATTTAGCTATAACAAATATATATAATATAGGTATGGGGTGTTTCCGTATTAGAATATACAATCTAATACGGTTTGACTATGTTCTCTGGATCTGTTTTCTACATATGAATGGGGGGTATGTTTCAAACAAAGATATTCTATTTTTTCAAAAAAGTACCCGTTGTCCATACACCAAACAATTATTCAAATACACTCAAACATATTCAAACTACTTATTATTCAAATTACTCAATATACTAAAATCAGATTATCTCCTAGTGCTGTTAAAATATTACTTAAATAATTATTTAAATAACACCAAACAATTACTCAAACAATTCAACATACTCAACATTACCCAAATGTATTTTGATTACTCAAACATATTTATCCTCAAATACATCTCATCATTAATTATTTAAACATACCATTCAAGCATATCTAATTATTTACACCCAAACCTATATAAACAATTACTCAAATCATCCAGGCACATTTCAATTATTCAATAATATCACCCAAAATTATTGTTACCATTTATATTTAATATTCCCACAATTTAATATTGACTTTTATAATAAAATATGTTATAATATAATGTGATCTAAAAAAGTTACAAAAGTGTAACAAAAAAAAGGACAAATGCATATATATAAGAATATCTATATATATACACAAATGTCCTTTTTTTTGTAACCAATTTGTAACTTTTTCATAAGGCCAGAGGCCAAACCATATTCAGACAACACATTTGTCTTAAATTAAAATCGAAAGGAAGAAAAACTATGTATGATTTTTTACAAGAAGAAATAAATTTAGACAGATTAAGGGTTTTGGCGCAAACCCATGAGCCACTAACTTATAAAGAATTGTGCGAAGAATTAGAAATGAAGCCCAGAACAAGCAACTCTAAAATTGCGCAATTAAATGGCCTAAAAACAATATGTGATTATCATATTACTTCTAGGCCAACTAGATATATTATTGATAAATATTATGAAGAATATGCCGCCCCTCTTATGAATGATAAGGCCAAATATGTGCCTTATGTGGAAACAATATTATGCGCATTATTGACTACTGGAGAACCCATTATTGCTTCTATTAGTGATTTAATGATTATGTGCAGAATTGTAAATAATAATTTTAAGGTGGCAAGAATTAAAAATAATCAGGCCAATATTGCTAAAGAGCGAAATGTTAGTTTGGTAGATTTACAGTTCTTTGTGGACATTACTTATGGAAATATTCTTGCGCCAATTATTAGATCTGCGCTTAACTCTATGGAAAAGAGAAAGGTGATTAAAATTGCCCCGGCCTATAGATATAAGCAATATATAGATGAGCAAAAAAAGAATTTTATTATGCTGCCTGCGGCCTTTGATTCACAAATGTTTAAGGTGTTCCATGATATAGAATATGCGGCGAGAAAAGAGTTGGGCCTAGAGAACAAAAGATATATTCCTAATGATATGATCAATGCTTATAGGCTTTTGTGCAACCAAAAGACAAGAGAGCAATTTCATAATATTGAGTATTTCTATTCTTGCAAAGAAATTGTTACGCAGAAAAAGATTATAGAGAGCGCGCTTCCTTCGGCATATACTAATTTGAATGTGGCGGTTGGGCAAAGAGTTATGACGGCCAAAAGCTTAGATGATCTTACTATGACTGTCAGAAAGATATTGAGCAAAGATATGTTGAGCTTAGATCCTGCTGTGGACTATAAAAAGTTCTTGGGCAAAAATGAAATCTAAAATAAAAAAATCCAGGTAAAGCAAATATATACTTTACCTGGATTTTTTAATGGTCATCATCTAAAAAGGAAAGCCTATACGGAAATCAGAATCAACCGACATTACTCTTCTTGTTGTCCCATCCCAAATGCTGGTTAGTCCACTAATATACCAATCTGGAATCTCAGATGAAGAAGAAATATAAATAATACTGTTCTTAACCGCAGTAATTTCTTTCTGACCAGATCCGGATACCGATAACTGGTCTTTTCCATCGAAATAGTCTACTGAGCAATCATAAGTTATAATTCCTTTACACTCTGCCCCCCCCAAGAGAGATAATGTTTTGATTATTTATCATGTTGTTTTCTCCTCAAATTTTGTTTTTAAGTTCCAGTAATATCTACGTTCCCATAAATGAACATGGCAAAGTCCGCTAATTCATTGCCGCAAACAAAAGTATATTCTCCGTCGGCAAAAAAGTTCCCCTTTGCTTCCCCAGAAACGCGAACGATAGTGTTTTTCGGAACCTGCACTGTATAGTCCTGCGTTGCCCCCCCAGCAACCTAACCTACATTTCCTTTAGAACTGCTCCTTATATGTCAGCTTAACTGCGACATTAGGAACGATAAATGTTATCGCAACATCTAGTCGCCCAACTTGCTCTACACTAATAATTGGATGCTCTTTCCCGTCTGCATCTTCCAGTTTCCCTGTAAGCGTTCCACCCATAGTCGGACCACCAAGGTCAAATGTAAGCGTTTCTGTTTCTCCTATAGAAAAAATATGCAATACAGTGCCTTCCATAGGAGTATCAGAAATCACAAATTGGTTGCCCCCCCCCAGCCGAACTAACAACAGGATTGTTAATCATGTTGGTCACCTCCACACTTCATCCATATGTCTCAAGATAAACATCCTCCTCCGGCATAACGAAAAATACGTAACCGTGGTCCTTCGGCGGCACTACGGCTCTCGCCGAAACAATCTCTATTTTTTCTCTTACAAGCGGCGGAAGTTTATCAACATCAGAAACGTATTGAATACTAGATTCAATTGTATATTTTTTGTCTGCTGTCAGCACTCTTACAGCGCCAACAACGTAGCCCGACGTGCTTACTACATACTCTCCCGCTTTCGCGCTGCCATTCGCCGGAAATCCAGTTTCCTGTGCAAGCTGATCCGCCTCAATATGATACGTTTTCCCGCCCCCATACATAACCGGATTAACAATCATCATTGTCACCTCCGGCTCGGGCAATCTGACGAAGGGTTAGGTTGTTGCCCCCCCCCAAGTTAATACATTTTTCATAAAAATCACCTTTCTTTATTTTTTATAGAATGAAAATCATTCATATAATTATCGTCCTTACACTAAATCTTTTTCTTCTTTGTAATTGTCTTTAGCATAAATAAAATCTTTGTAGCATTGATCTAAAGCCGTTTTAATCATTTTGTCAAGATCATCAGAATTCATTTTGTTTTCTATAGGAATTCTTGTATCCAAAGATTTATTTCCATATTTTATTGAATAAAATAGAGTATAATCATCATCATCAATATAATCTTTATCATAAGAAACCGCTAGATAAATTACTCTCTTAGTAGCCGTTCTGTTTTCATAATCTTTCCATGCTCTTTCTTCAGCGATTTTTATTCCTACTTCAAAAACAAACTTATCGTCCTTGTGACAGCAAGAGGTGCCTTTACCTACAATTTCACCACTACAACTGTCAATAATCTTAGCTACTACTTTTCTTTTGCCTTTTTGTTGAACACGAACATATTTCATAATTTTGTTCTCCATATTATTTTATATATTCCAAAAAGGAAGAGAAAACATATCTCTTCCTTTTTGGAATTTATTCACATTTGGAAAGTCTACGCTTTGCCTTAGCAATAATTTTTGCATTAGCTACAGGATTTTTGCGCCGCAACTGTTCAACTCTGTTGCTATAATGTAATTTAGTTCTATCAGCCATATAGATACCCCCAGGCATAATTCCAATAAGAACCGCCAGAATAAGAATTTCTAAACCAATTATGACCATTTCTACCTGCATACCAGAGATAATCAGAAGGAAGCACGCGACCTACATTGGTTTCTCCATTCTTTTCTCTATTCCAGCGTTCAAGTACATCTCTAGCAAGGGCCTTTAAGTCATAGCCATAGTCACTCACAGTAGGAGCACCAGCATACCAAGCAAATTGATTAGGAGCAGTAATAACACCAGAAATACTGTTGGCATAACCCGCATTATAACGATTTAGAATAACCCAACCAATACAAGCAATTTCTGTCTTAGACTTAATCCCTCGAGCTTCAAGATACATTACCTGAGCAATCATAGTTACATCATTTTCAGTATAATATTGAGTATATGCTGGGGGTTCAGGTTCGGGAGCGGGTTCAACATAAATACCAAGATACTTTTCAATATCTACTAAAATGGTATCTGCATTAGTCCAATCAAAATTACTTAATTCATGCTCATCAAGACCTTCAGTCTCAATTTTAAGATTGCGCTGCGCTTCATAAATAGAACCCATCATAAGAGCATGTTTAGAACCATCTTCAGCGCATTCGTGCATTTTTGACATGTAGTCTATAGCAGGATCATAATTGACTACATCAATGTGTTCATCCAGGGTTGGGTGTACTGCTGCACATGCAGGAACACTCAGCCCTACAGAAAGTGCCAAAATGCACCCAAAAGCTAAAAATTTCTTTTTCATAATAATTTCTCCTTTGTTTTTGAATTTAAGACAAATTTGACTATTTCTCCAAATTCGTCATACTCTATAGATATCTCAGCATTGCCAAGATTTCTATATAAAGGGCGACCAGCATTATCATACTTAGTAGAAGTATAACATTGCTTCTCGTCATTTTGTAAAATAACTTTTTCCCTTTTTGGCGTAAATTGACTTGTCTTAGGAATATACCTGTACATTGGATTATCAATACAGTAGGTACATTGCCCACGATCTGTCCCACATTCGGAACAAAGGTTTGTGAACATTTAGGTTACCTCCTTTACTGTAACCTATTGTAACACATTTTTATAGATTTGTCAAGGAAAATTTCAAATTACTTAGAATCGGACAAAAGTTTTTCTTGACTAATCATTTTTACTACAAGATTTGTCCATTTTTCACTTAAACCAGGAGATACAGTGTTTTCCCTAATAGCTTTAATAATAATTGTAGAAATTCTTTTTAAACAAGAAAAAGACAAGAAAGAATAATACAGTTCTAGCTTAGAAAGAATTAAATGTTCTAAGAAACCATTATCTGTTTCAAATACATAACAAGTAGCTATATATAAAATATCTTCTGCGCCTTTATCAAGTGTTAATAAAGATGACCAAAGCATATCAATAGTTTCTTGTCTTTGCTCATCATTTCCAGCAATTGAATTGATAGTTTCAATCCAAGCTTTAATAGCTGTATTATTAATTTCCATATTTCTCTCTTCCTTTATATTATTTCATTAAAATATAGCTAAATCTAAATTTGGCAATTCGGCCCAATATAATAAAATATAATCATATATCTGCCATTTCTTTGATTTATAACTATAAGATACAATCACATAAGAAAAATTTACTTCTCCATTATCGCCAGGATATGCAGCATAACATAAAAATTCTCCTTCGTGTTTTTCGACCTGTTTTTCTGTGGGAGATGTAGTCCTTACATTATGCCATTCTATATTCCAATTACAATCAATTCTTTCTTTAAACATTTTTGTTTTTTCTCCTTCTTTCTACTTCCTCCATTGCCGCATTTTGATTTGTAAATAAATTATCTTTATCTAATAAAATATAAACAGGATCATGTTCTGTGTTTTCTCCTACAATATAGATATCTGTGATTGGTTTATTTTCATTATATGCTTCTAAAATTTGTTCCAGTTTATTATAATCACAATTAACTTTGTCAACAATCTTTTTTAATTGTAAATATTGTTGTTTAAGAGAATTATAAGTAGCATCATTAACCATATTTTTTATCCTCGATCATATTTAAAATCTTCGTACATCTTACTTGTTATTACCCCTGTTGAATTTTGATATCTCCCATCATATTCTTTTTCAGGAACAGATTCTAAAGTATGGTAATAAATTTGGCAGATTTCAATATTGGGTTTAATAATTACAGGCTGAACACAAGTAAGTTCTAATGTCCAACATCCTTTAAATCCTGCATCACCAAAACCTGCACTAATATGAATCAAAATTCCTAAGCGGCCAATAGAAGATCTTCCTTCTAGCATAGGAACTAAATTATGTGTTTCAGTATATTCGTTTGTTTTTGCCAAATATACCCAGCCAGGTTTTAGCTTTAATCCTTCAGGAGGGATTTCAAAAGAATGATAGGGGTTGTATTCATCTACTCTAAGTAGACGTTTGTTGTAACAAATTAAATTTTTATTTAAAGTTAAATTGTAGCTGTTAGGATTTAATTGTTTTTCATTGTACGGAGTAATGATAATATCTTTTCCTAATCGTTCTTTAATACCTCTATCAGATAGAATCAAAATAATGCCTCCTTAATCTTTTTCTAACCCAATTTCTCTAGCACGGCGCATTCTTTCACTTGCTGCTTGACGTTGTTCTTCAGTTAAATTGTGTTTTCTTTTTGGAGAAATAAACTTAAACCAATCATAAGGAACATGAGCCATAATACCAAGGCAATCTTCAGAAACAATGTTTACATCTTCAGGATACTCTTCGGCCATTTTTTTAAGTTTGTTAATAAACTTTTTTTCTCCAGTATATACTGTACAATATGAATCTCCTTGTACTCTTTCAATGCTTGTTTCTCTTAAATCTGCCATAAAGAATCCTCACTTTCATATTGTTCATAGCCCCAGCCTGTTTCTGTAGTAAAATATATTTCTTTTATTCCTTTATTTCTTAGCATAGCTTCACATGCCTTACATGGTTTAGCCATTCCTTTACTGCCATCTCTTTTAATTCGGTAATTAAAAATACTGACTTTTGACCAATCAATATCTAAACCATCTATTTTTACTAAAGCATGACATTCTGCATGTTGAGTATGTCTTGCATTACTTAAATTTATATCATATCCTCTATATTTATTCATCATCTTTTGTAAAGGATGAGTTTTATTTTCAAGGTTCCAACCGGTGCTTATAATTTGCTTTTTATATATTATAACACATCCAACTCTGGTTTTCAAGTTATCTGAGCAAAAAGCTGTATTTTTTGCTATTTCAAAGTATCGGTGAATTCTATTATAATTCATCATTAGTCAATTTATTTTTCTTCCATTCTTTTTCAACAAGGTAATCAAAATCTTTTGGATTGTTTGATTTGAGTAGAGATGTTTTCTTTACAATATCATATAATTCATATCTGGGTTCTTTAAGAGAGCCTAGATCATTAATAATTAAATTTGTTCCAGTAAAAGAAACAATTTTATTGATTTTTTTAATTCTTGCCATTTTTTAAATTTTATAATTTGTAGACTACTTTTTATATATATTAATCTTTTATTTCAAGATTCAAGAGTTTTGATGCAAGATATGGATAATCGGCACAAAATCCTGCGCAAGTTGTATCAAAAGCTATATGAATATGATAAAAAGGACATGAACAATTACATTCATTATTTATAGTACATGGAGCTTTAAAGTCTTGAAATGCTTGAAGGATATTATCATATTCTACTGTTTTAATAAATTTCATTTAGTTCCTCCAGTCCATTCCATCCAAACGGCCTATATTCAATTGGCTCTGGTGTTCTCTCCCAATGCCATCCACAGGATGGACAATCTTTGCAAGGAATTGGCGGGTTTGTGCAAATTACAGTATTCATTAGTACAGCGCCACACTTAGGGCATGTCTCAACAATCATCTTTCAGCGCCTCCAATCTCTCCATCACCATCTCCACGGCCTCGTCCGTCATGGCTCTCCCACAGGCAGGGCAGAAATACCCGGCACAGTCATATTCATCACTTCCAACAAGCCAATTCCCGCAAGCGGAACAAGTCGAGCTTTTGATAGGAGAACCGTCAATGGTTCCAACCTTTTCATCGTTATCCCCTATCCACTCTCCCCTCCACGCCTTCTCCACCTGCTCTCGGCTGACGGGGCGTAGGGCGTCAATGGCCATTTTAGCGGCCTCAACCTCTGTCGGCTTATATGTCCAGTACTCAACGATGTTTTTCAGTGACTTAATCGCTTCTTCTCGCGTCGTGCTCATGGGTTATCCTCCTTCAGTTTTTTTCGCACTTTCTCCTTGTATTTCTCCCACTTACCAAGATACGGCTCTGGGATTTCATATCCCGCTAAGCTCTGCGAGTACATCAGTTTCTCCGGGTCCTGCAACACCATGTCGATAATGGCGATCATCCCTTTCCAGTTATTCATGCCGTACATCTTGAGGTTATCGTTCACCTTCTCAATCCCGGCTTTCAAATCACGCAAAGCTTTTCGGTATGCTCGGTAATACGGTAGTGGCAGGTCATTCTCCATAGATATCCTCCAGTTCTTCGATAATCGCCCTCAGATTTCCCCTCGCCGTCTCCAGGTTGCGGATCACGCCGATCAGGTACGAAACATACTCATCAACGTCCGTAAATGCATCCCTCTGGGCGAGGCTATCATCCACCACAACCTGCGCCCGCAACGCCTCCGCAGCCATCCGGTACATCTCCCGGGCGGCTGGGCCGGGTGGATGCATGGTCTCAAACCATTCGGCGGCTTGTTCTTTAGTGGCTTTCACTTTTCTCCCCTCCATCGCCTTCACAAAACAACTCTTCGCAAAGTTTTTCATATCGTTCGTGGATTCTATCAAAAGCCTTTTGCCATTCTTTTCCGTGCCCAGCTTCAATTCCAACTGCAACATGAGCCAACTCATGCGCGAATGTTTCTGTCTGTATCACAACAGGTTCATTCGCGTTCAACTCAATCAACGGAGGTCTTCCAACTTCAAATCCAGTGCGTCCGAACCCGTCATTTATATCCGGGTTCCAAATCGCCTGAAAGTTTCCTGCTTTCTCCGGATAAAGTTCCTTGAATGCCTCGAACAGCAGGCAAAATGGATCATTCTCAAAGGGACTCTGCATTAACTTTCTCATTGCATCTCCCTCCTCAATGCCTCACGGCTTCCTCCCTGGTTATGTAATGATGGGTCCCAGGTGCGCACTCGTTCCAGCGATTTTCGTCAAAATTTTGCACCTCTACGGTCTCGCCGACGCGATACACGAAATCTTTGTCATGGTCGCTGCAAACCTCATTCCCGGCTGGATCTCCGTCAAGGGTTGTGATACTAATAACGACTGCCTTGCTGGCCCGGCATTTTCTCTCGGTAGCAGAGGATCTTTTCGCGTCAGCCGGAATCGTGATCTCAACAATTTTCCCGTCGGCCTTCTTAAATCCCGTGTATTCCCCTTTCTCGGGGCAGGACAATGGATAGAAAAGATTTTTAGCCGAATCTATGCATTTGGCCCCGCGTAGGTTGGCCCCGCTCAGGTTGGCCATTTCTCCTCCATCCTCATCATTCAGCCACATCTTGTGTTTTTCCAGGATGGTTTTCAGGTCGATGTTGTTCATTCTTAGTCCTCCTTTTCGGGCGGTGCGGGTCGTTTCATCCAGTGTGTAACCGTCCATGGGCTGATCCTATTAAGCCACCTCCATCTCCGTACTGTTTTCCCGCGAATAGTGGCAACCTCCCATTCAAGTGGAAGGACGCCGCCACCTTTCCCTGTTGCGTTGGTCATGCAGAAAAACTCTAATCCATCATCATCGTCTGATGGAATCTCATCCTCCACGCTCACCCACTCGTTCGGCGGGGTGAGGGTGGGAATACTGTCAATATCGTTCTTAAAATCTGCATAAGCCGCTGCCCACGATACAGGAGCTACTCCGGTATTCCACATATTCTGTATTCCCCTGTTGCACAACTCTTGCAGAGCATTTGCGTCAATCGGCCGTATTTCCATTTTTCTTCCTCCCAAATTTACAAAAAAATTCTGAATCGTCAGGACATGTATGCTTCCACTTATCGCACCAATTTACACATCCATCTTCATGGTATACGCAATCTTGGCAATACACTATTTCAGGCGGGGTGAGGGTGGGCTGGCGTTCAACCCACTCCCGCATGATTTTGGACATATCGGATATAAGAACGACGGAATGTTCTGCTTCATAGACAACTGGCTTCAATTGTGCTAGCATTGCGTCCGCATCAATCATCCTTGCCATCTTTCAGCGCCTCCTTTTGTCAGTCGTTCCATGTCAGTCCTCCGTTAAAAGCACTTTTTCGAAATCTCGAACATAGAGCTTAACTGTCTTTTCCAGTGTTCCTGTGTATCCATCAATTTCTACCTCAAGTTTCTTTGTAAACCAAACATGAAGTTTTCCATTGAAACGGCTCATCCAATTTTCAAAGGGTTCTTTCGTGCTATTTTCCGCATATACATTTTTTATTGCCATAATAATGTCAGTAGTTGCTATGTAAAATTCAGTGTTTTCATCTCCTTCACGAATTCCCCATACTCTGAGAAGGAACACGTCTTTTTCTTCTTTGTGGCGATATACTTTAAGGGTCAGTTTTTTGTTGTCTTTCATGTCAATCCTCCTTCTGCGGAATATATGCCCAGTGAAACCCTCCAGACGTTTTCTGCTTTCCTCTAACACAATCTCCAATACTATGAGGATGGACTCCAATTGCTTGTGCGGCTAATGCAATGCTATTGAATGTTGTTCCATTTTCCAAGCACATAATCGGCTTCATACAAGCCTTGTGAGCATTATCGCTATTGGTTTTGGCCCCAAGAACTCGGTATAAATGAACCATATTCTCGCTATTATCACACCATTCAAGGTTTTCAACTTTGTTATTTGTTTTTACGCCATCTTTGTGGTTTACTTGTGGCTTTTTGTATGGATTTCTCAAAAATGCAGTCGCAACCAATCTGTGTATCTTTACCTTTTTCCTTCCTGGGCATAAATTCAGTTGAAGGTACCCATATCGGTCTTTATGAGCTTTAAGAAATCTCCCGGTTTTATCGTTCCTTATTTGTCCGTCTGAACTCACAGAATACCGCTCAAACCCTTCAATTTTTCTCCATTCCATGCAGTATCTCCTTTAAACGACTATTTTCCCTCTTCACCTGCTCCAGTTCGGACCGCAGGTCGCAATCATCACACACGCGCTGTTGGTAGTACTCCGCCGTGGTTATCATCTCCGGGGCCGTGTAATTTGTCTTAGTCAGTAGTCCGCCAGTTGTGTGGCATAGAAACTCAGAAAATTCGTTGAGTTGCTTTTGCATCTCTGCGTTTTCGGCCTGGAGCGTAGAGAGGGCGGTGGCGGAATTTTTCAGCGTATTTATCAAATTGGGATCATCATGTACGGTGTAGGACTGTACATGTTCGTTCAACTGCTCAATCAGCTTCTCAATGTCCATCAGATATCCTCCATTGTTCATTAAATACACCTCCTAAATTTGTAAGTCAAATATAGCATAAAATTATTCCCTTGTCAAGTTTTTTATTTTTTTATTTTTTTCTTTTAAATAAATATATATTAAAATTCCTCTATAGAGGAATTTTAA